ATTAGCGACGTTCAAATCGGCACGAAAATACCTGGTATTGTTACGAATGTTACCGATTTTGGTGCTTTCATAAATATTGGTATAAAAGAAAATGGATTGATTCATAAATCACATCTTTCAGAAAATTTTGTATCTGATCCTTCTCAGTTTATTTCTATTCACGAACATGTTTTTGTGGAAGTGTTAGATGTAGATCTAGAACGTAAACGAATTGATGAAAAAAAAGTATAAACATTAACTATTTATGCAATGAATTTAGATTTCGACGGTAATTTTTTTGGGGCCATAGTGTGAAAATGGCAATGCGCTTTAAACGCAGGACTATAAATTACGTTTAGCTAGATGGCAAAAAACTTATAATCTGCCATAAATAGCCTTATTTTAAAACCTTTTTTTACTTACAGCCGCACGGTGTTTTCTTATGAACATTCTGAGTCTATCTAGAGCTTCGCAAGATTTTGTGACAGCCCTTTCTTTTAATAATAAAGCAAAAAGCTGCTATGTATCAATTGTGCTTGCTAAGTGCTTAATTGACCGAACCAGCATTCCTACAATTAAAGCAATTGTTCCTGTATATGAAAATGTGGTATTGAAAAATACATTAATGGCCCCAGTTTGCCAAGCCGACAACGGAGCTATGTATTTTAAAACAAATATTGAATTAGACATTACGAGAAAATTAAGTTATTTAAACGAATGTGTTTGCATAGACATAAAGGCTATAATCGATTATGCCCAAAAATTTTATTTGGCTAGACTAGCTATTATATATCCTTTGAAAACCATTAGAATTGCATCTGCTCAAACTGCCATTGTGGATTTTTTTCAAATATCTCAAGCCATCGATGGCGCAACTTTAAAAGAAATAACTGACCACGAAACTGAAATTGCTTTGCTATATAACTCAGCTACACGTTTCTTCAATGAAAATATTCCTGCCTCTTCTGCTTTAATCTAGAAGAGAAAAATAATGACAAAAAATTGCCTTCCTTTAGATTTTGGGTTTAATATTGTTGATGAATCTGATTCAGCCGGCAAAATAGAAACGTTGCCATTTAAGCAAATAGAAGGAATTATTGAAAGAACTGCTAAAGAAGGAAATAACCTTCGTATTTGTGCTGAAAGTTTAAATGATAAAATAACCCTATCAAAAGCCATTAAAGAAAGTCAATCTATTTGTATAGAAGAAGCGGAACTTATTAGTTGTCAATATGAAGATTTCTTTAATGAAGAACGACCAAAGGCCGGTTTTAGTCAAACTAGTTCATTAGCTTTTTACTTACAATCGGTTAACTTTATAGAAAGAAAAATTAGCATAGAAGAAGCTGATTTCAGAAATAAAAGCAAATTATTTATTAAAGAAGCTAGCCAACAATTTTTATCTTTATCTGAATTATTTTTAAAGGATTATTTTTACCCAGTGCGTGAAGAATTAGAACATATCAAAACAATGCATACCGAAGAAATGAATAAATTACTTAATCGTAATAGCATAGTGCAAACTATCAATTTAAATTTTGTTAATTTAGTTAATGCTCCTTTTATAAATCTAAATAACGATAGTTTATTATTAACTGAAGAAACAAATAAAAGAAAAGCTTTCATTTTAATGTTATTAGAAATTTCTAATTTCATTAGGACTGAGTCATCTCAAACTTACATACTACCATTGCTTATTGCTAATGGGACGAATAAAACAAATTTTGCAGAATTAATGTTTGTACAACTATTGCCCGTACAAAATGAAGAAATCTCATTAAAAAATGTAATCGCTTTTTATATTGAAACAAATTATGGCGATTATCTTACATCAGTAGAAAAAAAATTAGAAAGTAGAATAGCAGTTTGGAACAATAATTTAAATGAAAGCAATATTTATAACGAAGAATGCGTGAGTGATATATCGGAATTATTAAATTATTTTAAAATATTTAGAAATTTATTATCTTTAAATGCATTAATGGAAAAACTTATAGTGGCTCATTCCTGTATTGAGTGATTAAAAAAAATAAATTTAGAAGACCGCTAGCCAAAGCAGGCCAGCGGTCTTCCCATTGCTTTTTTACGTGTAAGAAACAAATTTAACCACGATGTCTTCTAAAGCAATTAGTGTTCCATCTTCTTGAGCTAATAATTTTTTCTTTAATGTAAGTCTGTCTGATGGCTCTACTGTGCTAAGTGTTTCTAGATTGCTAGAGCCTCCAAGCCCTTCTACACGAATGCTTACAACGCTAGTCGAATATGCTTCTCTTAATGTGGATATTAACTCACTTATTGAAAGAGTGGATTTTAATATAAAATCTTGAATTTTTGATTGGGCGGTGCTTTCTAATAACGCGCGAGCTTTGCTGTCTCTGTACAGCGAATCTGGAATATAAAGAGTGATTACAAACGCCTGCGCTGCGTTAATGAGCATCTCGTTTCCATCACCAACCGCTACTGTAATCAATCCATGCGATTTTTTTGGATGGAAATATATAGAAGTCTGTTCTAATAAATCTAGTTTTATATCAGATAATTTTTCAGTAATCCAAGAGACTAATGTAGAGACTACCTCTTTTGAGTAATCTTTATATCTAGTGTCCGTTACAAAATAATAAGGTCCTTCGATAAATAAAAGATCAACGTAGCGCAGAATTCCTTCTGGATGAGGACCAACGGGGTTTCCATCGACATCGTATATAACATCTCCTATGTGGTGTTCTATTATTGGGTTGCCATTTGCGTCTCTAACTACCTCTCCTTCTAAATGAAGAGTGGTGTAAACTAATTGATTATCTACGACTCTGAATGCAGTTCCTGTCACTGGGTCTCTTTCATAAACTTCGTTTGCATAACGAAGAGGCATGTCTTCCGTGTAAACATCGTAACCGGTTCCGGAAAAAATTGATCTAGATTGTGTCCATAATTGTTCAAGAGAGTTTCCAAATTGAAGTAATATTTTTTCGTGAGTAATAACCTCTGAGTTGTCTGGTAATAAAAATTTACCAAGTAATAGTGTTTCAGGTATAGGTGCAAAGTTTTCGGGTATGGAATGAGTTATATAAAAAAGTTCAAATTGTTGACTTAAAGTTGTTTTAGTAATTAAAAAATTATCAGTGTACATTTTAAAATTAGTTAACGACAGCCCATGATTTTCATCAATATCGTAATTAGTATCAAATAAGAATTCGTAAATTCTTTCTCCATCTGTTTTTCCATACAAAGATCCATTTACATATGCTCTGGCGGTTTCACCAATTGGAATGTATGCTAATTGAACATTTAAAAATTCATCAGACATCGCCTTAAATAATTCGTCTGATTTTGTCAATATTCGCAATCGGAATCCAGTGTTTATCTTTTCTAAAGTATAACTTGATGTATTTACAGATAATTGAATTGAAGCATTAGAAGCAAGAAAATTAAAATTAGTGGCAATTGGATTGTCTAAATGGTAAGCTCTTAGCCTAAATTCACTGGAGGAGTTATCGAATACGTAATGGAACGGGCAATAAAAAAATGTTTTTGAATTTACAAATTCTGCAAGGTCGTAAGGACTTCTTTGTCTAATTATTTCAATATCAGCTTCTGTATATAACCTAAATTGCCCGTTAATCCATTCAAATAAACAATTTGATAATAGAGTGACTCTATTTCCATTCGATCTAGCTACATCTTGTAGTCTAAGATTTTCCAACGAAATGCCGATAGACCCAATTGTGAGTCCGGCTGGAGAATTTATTATAGAATTTGACGGCTGAGGTAAATTACGAGTGGCTATAAATATTCTATTGGTAATTAAATCAACGTGTTTAATGATGTCAAAACCTAAAACTTGGCTTTGTGTTACAAATTGATTTGTGGTAATTGGTATTTGCCATTTACCAATTGAATTATTAATTACTCTATTTCTAAGATCGGAAAAAGATATTCCATTAGAACCTCCGCTTACAATAGCGCTGGTAAAAGCCAGCATATTTGTATTTGACATTCCGTTTGTAAAAACATTATAATCATTTACTTCATCTATAGCTTTTAATTCAACAGAAAAAGCCGTTAATAAATAATTCGACATATTAGCATAAACTTCTCCTTTTGTTGTATACACATCTATTCTTACAGATCCATCAATGAGGCCATTTGCTATATAAACCGGAGGGATATATATTTGAACTGCATTATCAATTACTTTAATAATAGCAGTTGGAGTGAATGGATCGTAAACTTGATCGGTGTGGGTGGTTTTCATATCCGCCCATGTTGTTGGAGCAGATACAGGTTGATAAAATACGCGGCAATAATAAAATTGGTCTGTAAATAAAATTTTATAATTAAATGCGCTAGATGTCACTACTGGATAATAAACTGTGGAAATATTAAATTGATAAAATTCTATATTAAAAAATAGCCATTTTACTCCATCTGAATCTGTTCTAATTTCATAGTCTACAATGTTACTTTTCAGTGCTTGTAATGGCGTAATTAATGCTCCATCGTATTCAACTTGAATTGTTCCTGACGGATACCTTTTAATATCTACTGGGTATTGTAAACTAAAATTTAATGAATTAGCGCTAATAACAGTATTTCTAGGAATAGTAACCTTTATACAATTTTCTGCGGCAGAAGGCTGCATTTTATTTAAAAGATTTTCATATTGAATCATAAATGTAAATATGGCATTAGCCGGAGTAGCAAATCTATTTAAATAATCTACATCTGACATATGGCGATATAATTCTTCTTCAGTTTGAGCTAATATTGGATACTGATTTCTTAAATAAGTCATAGCTTCAGTAATCGCGACAGCTGTATTTACAGCAGATGCTTCTAATAAAAATACAAATGGATTTGTTGGGTCTACAATGTCCACTTGGCCATCTGTTACGGCCGCAAGATGATCTAAAATTATTCTTTGTATTTGAGACGGATTGTTCTTATATCTAGTTATGTTAGACATAAGGGAATTAGTTGAAATAAGCTTGTAAGATGTAATATCAGGCATATCAGTCTCCTTCTTCGTAGAAAGTTTCTAATGTGGCATTTAATAACCCATTAGCTCTAAGTCTAGTGCTTCGTGTGTTGAAAAATTGTAAAGACACCCACCATTCTAACTCATGTGTTTTTGGATTTATTCTTGGATAGCCACGATTATTAAAATATGGCAATAAAGGAGATGGAATCATCAGTAAACTTTGTTCTCTTCTTTGATCGTCCATGGAAGGATTGAATACAACTACTGTTTTATTAAATTCATGAATCAAAATGTCGTCTTGATAAATTGCTCCGAGGGATTTAAATCTAATTACTATCTCCTTAGTTTGTTCATTGTATGGCGTTTCTGCGCTATAATCAAAATACTGGCCCATTGGAAGAGATATTGGAAAAGAAACTCCTGTGGCTGCAATTTTAGTAACTGTTTTTCTATGTTGGTCCAAAACTAAACGATATATTCTGGTATTATAATCTATTCGATTATTAACAATAAAATCAGGATAGGGAACAAGCGTTCCTTCAAAAACACTTGACTCGTAATTAGCCCAAATATAGAGCAGATATAAAATAGGGTCTCCTCTAGTATTTCTAAAGGTAGCATCCAAATCAAATTCTGAATAAATTTTTGCAGTTCCGTCCACTTGAGAATAGTTTTCTTTATACAGCCCTTCTTTTGAACTAAATGTATCTACAGTTATATCTGGCCAGCCGCTAATGGATTTAAGATTATTTGTTAATGCAGGAATAAAACATTGCAAAGGGTCTACTATTGGGCATTTAAAAGAACTAGACGAGTTCGATCCTGAATACATAAGCCTAGGATCAAGAGTGCACCTAGCAAACCTTTGTATACTTCTCTCATTACTGTTTAATAATTTATACATTATTCTTAAATTTCTAATGTTATCAGATGTTAAATTTAATTGCGGCCTTACAAAAAATGTTAATCCATACAAATCTCTATTAGAAGGTATGATGCCAGTTATTTGTCTATGATTCACTCCGTATAAATTATTACCAATTGCCCTATCAATTGACCCCATTGGACTAGCTGCAAAATAATCGTCTAATGAAAATTCATTTAGTGGCGAGGGCATATTTTATCCTGTTTTTTCTAAAAAAAGGTTAGGGGTTTTAAACGTATGAACATAGCAAATACACTTCTTGAAACAATTCAGGCCGCTATCTTTACAAGAAAAATTAGCAAACAAACTTCATTAAGCGAAGTTTCTCGATCTGCAAGAGTGCAACCTCTTGTCATTATTTCGAAAGATTGCATTACCCTTGAAGTAATGGATGATTTATTACAATCTCTATTAAATGTTTTTATTGCATATTACTTACAAGCAGTTTCATTAATGACAACTGTAAATAGCGTTAAAGTGATTAAAATACTTGATCAATTTAGCCCTGATCGCAATCTTGATGGTTATTTTTTAGGAACAGAATCGCTAGAAAAGCCCTCAACGGCAAACGCTGATGAAACTCTGTTAATGTTGGATTCCTATCAATACACACTTCCAACTAAAGGTAATGAAAGAGCGTACAATGCAGCTAGACTCTGCGGCATAGCGCAAGAAGACAAAGGACCTAACAAAAGCCCAATTAATGTTGTTACAGAACAAACAAATTTGGTTGTCGGGAAATTAGTAAACGTCACCATTTCATCTGTTGAAACAAACCAAATTAATAATGCCAACGCAGCAACCGATCAGCCTAATAAATCTGTAACAATTCCAGTCCTTTTCCAATTTGCTCCTGCCAGCTTACTGGCTAATTCAATTTTACATATTCTTGCATTTAAAACAGAAGATACTTCTTTATTGGAAAGATACCATCTTTGGAGAGCCGGCAGGATTAGTTTTATTAGGGATCTTATTTTTTGCCAAGATCTAATAGATGAACATAAAAAAGAATTAATGCACGATACAGACGGCATTTATTCTCAAATTATTGGCCGCGGTAACTCAGGAAAAATAATTGGCTTGCTTAGCCAGAAACCTTCATTAGCTTCGGCATCTAATATTTTTATCATTTCGGAAGAAGTTGCTAAAGCTTTAGAACTTCGTCTTGGAGGAAAGCTTAGCGTAGCTGCCATTAGGCAAAAAGCATTTGAAAACACGTACGGCATGATATTGGTTATTATTGATAGAAATTATGAAAGAGTCACTATATATACCAGAGGAAATTCGGCCGCAACCGAATTAGGTTATCGGCAACTATCTACATTAAATCGGCAAAAAGGAGGGCCGGACATTATGGATATTTTGAAAACTTTCTCCTTAGGCTCTTCGTTACTTTGACGGAAGGATTAAAATGAATTTAACAAAATGGCTAGAAGGTCTGTTGCCTAGAATTGGAAAAGCAACGGTTTTAGAAGACTTAAGAATAACAGAAAAAGAATTTCTCGATACTGTTACGCCGTGTTACGCTCAGGCGGCAGAATATTTTAAAGTAGCCAAATTTAAGTCACCCGACGTTATTGCTCTTTCTAGCATCTTTTATAGAAATTATTCTAAACCGGCTTCTTCCGGAAAAGTTAATTTTATTTCGGAAATATCTGATCAAATTCCCACAATTTTAAAGAATTTAAATCATCTAGAAATTCAAATAGAAGACCTTTTTTCTAGAGATATAATAAGAGAAGGGCTATCCGTCAGAAAAGCAATTCTTTTATTACATGCGGAGAATATGTCAACGGTTTCTAGATTCTCCATTGATTTACTTGATTATGTTTATCATAAAGAAATTGAGATGCAAACAAATTTGGCAGATAACGATATACTGCCAGTTACTGAAAAAAAAATGACTTCCGGCATTGGTCATTTTGCAAGATGTTTTTCACTATTAGCAATAAAACCAGAAAAGTTTATAAAAGAAATTGGCACGATACCAGATGTTGTCGTAAATCTTAAGAACGAGGCGGCTGTATTTTCTGCAAATAGCGCCAATCTCATTCATGCAAATGACGCTCTGTTGTTAGGGGGCGAAACTCTTAATCCTATTTACCATATTAGATTAATAATTGCAGAATGGCAGGCAACCAGGTACAAGGCATATGGAGCTAAGAAAAAGCTGTTAGAACTTCGACTTTTAAATTTGAAAACAACATCTAGCGGGGAGCCAAATTTGGCTGTCCAAAAAGAAATTGAATACATGGAAGAAAGAATAAGGACTCTGGACTATCAAATGAAAAAAATGGAGTCTTAGAAAAATGATTAGAAAATGCTTAATTCTTCAATCAGGATTCATCACGCCAGAATCAAACGATCTTATTAAATCGGATGACATATCTGCACAAGTAATAAATTCACATCTGAAATTGGGAAAAGCTGTCCAGGAAAGATTATCTCCGTTTTTTTTTCATAGTGAATTAAATAATTTATTTGCATTGGAATCTACAAATTCAAATTCTATTAATAATTTTAATTTTAGGGAAAGACTGTTAAAAGCATTTAAAGAAGCTATTCAGTTAACGTCATTTTTTGAATGGTGCCTCTTGCAGAAAGACACCCCCCATCTAACTCTTGCCCACACAGAATTTATGCACGATACATTTCATTTTATTAATAATGGAGAAAGAAAAATTAGTATTGAATCATGGCTTCCAATGTTGGAAGCACGTAGAATTCATCAGACCGATCCCGCCACAGTTTCCTTTCTTGATATATATTTTCGTACACAAATTCCTATTTATTTTAAATCTTATCTTAATGACTATCGCAACATCAATCCGCTATTAGTAAGATGGACTTCGCATGTTAACGGATTTAAAGATTTAATTTGTTTCTCAAAAATAGTTTTTGGTAAAACATATAGCCGCCGTATCTCTTAGGAATTAATAAAATGAGAAAACTGCTTTTACTAGACATTGATGACAATCAAACTGACGTTCCATTAGAAACAGAAAGATTAGAGCAAAGACGTTTGGAAGAAGCCTCAGGAAAAATAAAAGACGATCCTGATGCAATACAAGCGCCTCTTAATTTAGATGAAAATGAAAACGCTGTAGAAAGTAATAGTGTCGAAGAAGATAGTTCAGAAGATTCTTCAATTGCTAAAGAAGAATTATTTATAGAAAATGCATTTATAAATGTAGGAGTAAATGATCGAAAAGATCTTAATGAACTCGTAGCTTTAGCTTCGTCTATAGCTACAGAAGATAATAAAGAAATACTCGAAGCTCTTTCTAGGCACGGGTTTAAATATGGAAAATTGGCAGTAACCCATTTATCAAAAATATTATTAAAAATTCTAAATGGAGTTTATAATGGTTTAATTAAATCTTTAGAAGCTCTAATTGCTTTTTCAAAAAAGAGAGAAATTTCTTTTAATAAACATTTAGGAACAATAGATTCTTTATATAAAAAAGTACAAAAATTAGATCAAGAAAAAGAAATATTTGTGATTGTTAATATTTACGAAAAACCCACAATTGTCAGGAGTCTATGTATCGATGGATCAAAAAATTTAATTAGAAATATTAGAGTAGCCAAAACATTTTCAACATCTACAATAGAAGCTTTTTTGTCATATTCTATTGATTCATTAACAACTTTAAAAATAATCATTTCATTAGTTGTTAATGGAAAAATGAAAGATCCAGAAACAATTTTTGCACCATCGCCAAATTTTAATGATTTTATGCCAACTAGTCTTAGCCAATATAAAATAAAAAATGGCAGTAAAATCAAAGTCCATCGGTATAAAAATAAGCTGCCAGGGAATATGGCAGCCATTTTGCATCTTCCTATATTCAATAAAAACAATGCAGCAGAGGAATTATCCGGATACTCAAAAAGTCAATTCTTTTTTGATTTAGAAATGGATAGAAATCAAATTACATCTGAAATAAATTATTCATCAAAAGCAGAATTAATTGCCTTACTGGACCTAGCTAAAGAAATTTGCCATGTAAGCCTTTCACACAAATCTAAATATAACCAATGCATTAATCATTATGAACAATTATCTCATGTCTATAAGAATTATATTGATATTATTTTAAACAAAGAATTTGATATTACTATGCGTCAATCCATGATTGAAATTGTTAGCCCGGCTGTTTATTTCATAAGACACGTTTGTTTATTTGGTACTGTTAAAATAGACGATTACATAGGGCATTTATTAAAAGATCTTTTTCAATATATCAACGATAATATTAACCACTGGAATAATCTAAATATTAATAAAAATAAGACTTAGGCTATAAAAGATGTAATATTATGGACGTATTGGATTAAATTCAATAGCGTTCACCACCGGTGTTTTTTTCTCTGTTTGAGGCTACGAAGATGTCGACACACAATAGAGGTTTGATTCGTTGGGCGTTGGAAGAAGAGGGCGAAGTGGAAGATACGACCGAGGCCCTGGCCGCCGACCCCGAGGTCGAAAGTGACGCCAACGAGCTCATGGAAGACGACGGCAACATGACGGACATGACTGATACGATCGAAAGCACCGTCGAAGACGCCGGCACCCTGGACGAGATCGGCGACGTCATGGAAGAATCCGTCGAGAGCGGCGAAGGGCTGTCCCAAGAATCCGCCAAGATCGCTGGAATCGCCATTTCCGCCATCGCCAAGCGCTTAGGCTATCCGGCCAACATCGACCTGATGCCTTCGATGGAAGCCTTCGGCGCTACCTCCTCGCGTGTTACGGCCACTCGAATCGCCCTTGAGGCCGAGCAATCGCTTGCGACACGAGCCTGGGATGCGATCAAGCGTGCCGTCACCGCTTTGTACAACATGGTCGCCAATTTCATCGCGAAGATCTTGAGTAGCACGACCCTGCTCGACGCCTACGCCGTCCGGCTTGAGACAGCAGTCAAGGCCATCAAGGCTGACAAGCCCAAGAAGGGCGACCTGGAATCGAAGGCCATGGCCCTGGCGTTCGGCGGAAAGAACAACACCGCCACGTTCGAAAACGCAAAGAGCACGGCCGCCGTCCACAAGTCCCTGGCCGAGAATCTCGAAAAGTTTGGTTCGGCCGCGCAATCCGCGGTTACCAAAATCGACAGCATTCTCGCCGAAATTAAGGGCGCAAAGGGCGAAACAAAGCTGGAAGAATTGAAGAAATCTCACGAAGACTTAATGGATGTCTTCGAGAAGTCTGTCGGGGGCCATGTCACTTCGGACAACACCAGCAGCCGGCTCAAAGGAACAACCAAGATACAAACTGTCGAGGGGCTTGTTCAAGGAAAGAAGCTTCGTGTGATTCAAAACGACTCTGGAACAACGGTTCAGCTGCGGGTCGAGGTCGTAAAGGGTGAAACTCCTGCCGGAGACCAAGCTCATGGCGATACCCTTTCGCAGAAGCAAATGTTGGAACTCATATCTGAAGCCCGGCAGCTTATCGCCGGCAACAAGGCTTTGAAAGCGTCCAATGGCGACGTAAAGAAGCTTCAAGGCAAATTCGAAAAGGCCATTGATACGGCCATTAAGGGGCTTAACAAAGAAAAGGAAAATGAAAGCGCAAAATCTGAAGCGGCCGTCATGAGCACTGCCAAGAAAACAGTTTCGGCGATGTCGTCCAGCGTGGCCTCTGTTTACTTCAAGATTCCGTCCTTGAATTACACGGCTGCAAAAGCCCTGCTCGCCTATGTTTCCGCATCCGCGGCTCAATACTGATACATCGTGCTAGCAGTTTTTGACGTAACTTCTAATGTGCGTCGATAGCTGCCATTGTCTTCCTCCGTTGCTATGCCTAACGGCAGCGCAACGGAGGAAAATTATTTTTTTTTTGCAAAAAAAAATAGTCACATATAAACAAATAGACATAACCTTATCATAATGGTAAGAGTGTCTCAATTTGACTGGAGAATGACGTGGCAATAAAAAGAAACGGCAAGGTGATTTCCACTCGAGAAGCAGCTGCCGACGTTTTGAAAAGTAAAACAGCTGAAAAAAACAGAATCAAGCTGCCTAGGGCGCCCTCTTTTATTGTTGAAGAAGAGGAGGCGGAGGGCAGAGGTTTTCGCGAAAATCCTCTTTATAGCATTCTTAAAGACATCAGAAACCCGCCGTTAAAAGAAATTACTATCGGGGGCGCAACGGAAGTGACAATTCAACCGGAAAAGTCGGCTAAGCCAGAAAAACCCGCTAAGCCAGAAAAACCCGCTGAGCCAGAAAAACCCGATGAGCTGAAAAAAAAGGAGGCTAGCCAGCCGCCTTCTACGTCTCGCAGGACATGGAAAACCCCGACTCAATATTTCTATGGAACGTTCGGGTAAACAACGCTTCAGATTAGACTTATACGCCAACCTGCCATTTACTGGCGGGTTGGCGTATAAAATGATTATTTTTTTTACATTGTGTGATCTTTTGGACAAGCCAATACGTCCGACTACTAAAGAGAGAAGTAACTTCATGCCTGTAGTTAATACAACTTTACCAGAAGTAGAACAATCAACAAGCCGCCCTATTATTTTTTCAGTTATAAATGAAATAATTGAAAGAACCGGATTACCAAAAGATATTCGTATTTTTTTTCCTGGCGATAGCGCTAAAATGGCGCAAGCCGGCACTACAATTGAAGATAACGATAGAACCCCTTTATTATCTAGTAAACAATTGTTATTTATAGAAGTAGAAGAAGCTTTTAATAGATCCTTGGTTGGAACCTCTGCTATATCTAGACAAGAACATTTGCCAGTATTTATAGATTACCAAGTAGGCGTTCAACTGCGCCCTATTTATGCAACCACAAATGTAATAATTCGTATTCGTTTTCAATCTATTAGTAAAAATGAAGTAATTAGGTGGCATAATCAATTTTTTATGAAAATTACTCAATTGCAAGATCAGTTTGTTCATAGTTTTAAATATCATTATGCACTAACGGATGGCATTTTATCTTTGTTAGAAATAATACATCGGTATAGAGAAGCAATTGAGCCATATGGTGAAGAATTTGTAGATTATGTTAAAACACGCATGACAGAAAGATTGACTACATTGGGCGACATGGCCGGAAAAGATTGGAAATTAGCAATAGCAGAAACTCAATCTAGAATTTTAGGTCGTTTTAATTTTGATACTTTGCCTGAAAAAATGGAGCATGAGGACGACAAAAGCGGGTGGGCAGGATCGGTAGAATATGAATTTACATATGAAAAACCTATTGGCTGCATTATAGACTATCCGATATTTGTCCATAATAGATTATTACCAAAAGAGTATATTTTACCTACTTTAGATAACGATAATATTAATACAGCCCCTGTTCGTTATAGTCAGTCCTTTAATTCACTTTCTTATTTCGAAGTTCCAAATATGCAAGATGAATTTATTATGAATTCAAAATATTATAAACTGCCATTTTTTGATGATTTTATTCCAAACAAAACACTGCCAGGCACATCGCCTATATTTATTGCGCTTTGCCAAGTTGAAAGCGTTAGCAAAAAAATATTAATTAATTTAACTAAATTAGACGAAATTCAACTTAACCCGTCAATCGTTAATTTTATAATAAATTCAGAATACCCGTATCTAACGACTTTATATTCATCGGTTATTCAAGTCAATTTATACAGAGATAATTCTTTATTGATAAAAAATACATTAACGTGCTCTAATAGAGGGATTATTTCTGCTGTAACTGCATTAAATTTAAGACAAGTCCATAGGGTTTGTTTCTCTATCGTTACAGATTTAACATTATTAACTTCTGCGGCTCTTGCTAGATTACAACTTTATCCAGATGTTTTTGATTTAATTCAAAAACTTATAGAAAAAACAACTAATTATCAAAACGATTACATTGGAGGAAAAACTATTATGGCCAACGTAATGCAATCAACAATTATTGCGATGCGTAAAAATCCATCCTCTGCTTCAGAATTGCTTTAAGAGGCCCGTATGCCAATTGCAACGTTTGACCCTATACCAGATGAACAGACCGACATTGACCTGCCAAGGGTCGAACCAGCGGTTTATAAGAGCATAATTAACGACGATCGTTACCAACCGTTACAAGGTTTAATTTCATATGTAGAAGGAGCTCCGTGGTCAGTCAATTACTATAACCAAATTTTAACTCAGCACACTGATCTTAGAGAGCTGGATGTAAACCAAGCGGCAATCTATCAACAATATTCAAAAATAATAAATCTTGAGATTCGTGTTACCGATCAACTTACAGAAAGCCAAGATCAAATATCAGGGTTAATCACGGTGCAAGGCTCTGGTATCATTTACCCATTTTTAACTCCAAATGCTAATGATTATTTTGTTGCTTCTGTTGGCGATGGAAAAGATGGACTTTTTAGAATTACTCAGGTCGATAGAAAGTCACATCATAAAAATTCTGTATTTAGTGCAGAATACGTATTAATAGCCTTCTTAGGGGACAACGACCCTCGCTACCTAAACCTTGAGCAAAAAACAACTAATTCAGTTTATTTCAATAAAGATAGATTAATAGAGGGCCTCCAGCCAACACTGGTCACTAGCGAACATAACACGGCTTTATTTTTAAAAGACTTTTTTCATCAATGTTGCGAATTCTATTTCTCAAATTTTGTCTCTAAAGATTATGGAACAATTATTATTCCTAAACAAATTAAAACCATTTACGATCCGTTTTTAGTTAATTTTTTATTAAAAATAACCGAAACTTCCGACGCTAAAGAAATCGCTACCATTTCGCAATTAAATATGGAACAATTAAAAAGATTGACAGAACCGCAATTGTGGTCTTTATTACTCAATAGTAACAATCTATCTGCTACATTACTTTCCGGATGTAATTCGTCAATGGGAATTTTACAAAATTCATTTTTCAGTACAAATCCAGTTATGAGTAGTTTTAGATTTTCTAGGTTCTACGGAATGGTGTATCCTACGAGGAGAGTTCCGGAGGACCCGTTTGAAAAAAGTTTTCCAATTCCTCCGGTTTTATTTAACTCCATTATCGAGGAAAGAGGAACAAACCCAATAAGCACTGTTCTAATAAAGCCGGTTCTCATAGATAATTTTTATGTTTTATCAGAGGCATTTTATACAAAAACTCCTCCCTTATCGTTATTAGAAACTCTTGTTTTAAACCATTTACAAAACAAGGCAATTCCTACAGCAGATGTTAAAAAACTTTGTGACGATTATTTAAATTGGGGGCTTTTGGAGCAATTTTATTATCTGCCTATTTTAATGTTATTAATTAAAGTAACTGTTTCAGGTCTTTATTAACAATTTTCAAAAGAGAAATAACAAATGTCAATTGCCGATTTAGAAAAGTTAAAAAACTCCGCAGATACAACAATTGCAATTTGGGAGGTGCTTTATTTAACTAGAATTCCTAAACTACAAACTACATCAATAACTAATTTAAGGGCCGTTGGAACTTATATAAGCGGCGATAGATCCGTTGATAATACATTATCCGAACAATGGCTAACCACGTATATATGTATTTCAGACATGGTGTCGTATTATAGAGACGGAGTCCAAATAAAAATTGTTAAAGAAATAGATACTAAAGCTATATACGAAGCAATTTCAGAACATTTAGAAGCATGGTTACTAAACTTACGATATGCTATAAATATAGGAAATGCTCCTGTGCAAGATTTAATTGATATGGATAATTTCGCAAACGACATTTACTCCTTTGCTAAATATCACTTCACTAGAGACGCATTAAGTTCAGTTATTGGTAAGAAGATGACAGAAGGTTTAACATTTACTCCTAATACCTTTTTTAAACAAAACCCAAACAACCCAATTCAATTAATACCTTCAATAAATGAAGAATGTGGGTCTGTAACAAGAATTCGCCCAATTGAAGATGATTTTCCTGAAAGAGAATCTTTAACAGAGCATTTAAAAAACCATCTTCAAGTCCAAAACCGCTGGTAAAAAGAATATGAACAACCTTGCTGTTTTTCTGAAAGCTAATCAATCCGCAAAATTAGCAGAAGACATAGATTCCACATATGTTGCTTTGGAAACATTAATTGAAACTTCGGAGTTTGTTAGAACTTCATTGCCAAACGGATTAGATTTAAATAGCGGTAAAATTTTAGGAATTCATATTAACAGTTTATGCAGACGTTTAAATTTACCATCAGAAAATATGATTCCAGCTTGCGAAGCTTTTGAATGTCCTTTTACTAATAAAGCAGCAACAAGTATTTCCATGGAAGGAATGCTTGAAAATATTAAAATTACATTAATTGCTATTTATAAAGCCATCATCAGATTTATAGAAGAAGTAAAAGGGCATTTAGTTAATGGATTTGAAGACCATAGACAACGAGTTAGAAATGAAAAAATTTCTAAGTTAAATAAAGAACTTAGCGAATTATTAACTGCGGCGTCAAGAAGCGATATCGATTATCAAAAAAAGTACGGGGCTAGAGAATTAGCTGGCAGTGAATTATTAGCTCGCAATTTTACATACAACGGAAAAGCAGATGGTTCTACCGTTGAACATTATCTTAATAATACATCTCAAACATTAGATTTGTTTTTAAAATTTGAACCAGTAATGCAACAAATTGTTAGAAATTTTGTAACAGGATTTAATAATCTTAGATCTGAATTAGACGTAAATCTTAAAAATAAAATAGTGGGAGATCAAAATACCATCGACGGGGAAAGAATAATAGAAAATGTTTCTAAGTTATATGAAGGAACTTTAGATGTATTTGAAGAATTTGTAAAACATCATTTTAAAAAACGAACTGTAACGGAGTTTAGCAGACTCGTTCATGGCGATTACGAAGGATATAGTGTTTATAGCGCTATTGACATGCCGGGGCCGTCTGTTGCTTTAGTTTTTATAAATGATAAAAAAGATAAAATACTTCCGCATTTTGAATCTATTACAATTGCAGAAGGTCTTTTCCCTATTGCTATTATTTCTCCGACATTTGAAGAATTAGGGCATTTGGTAAAAAAGGACATTTCTATATTTGGCGCTAATGCGCAAAGACTTAGCGGAAATATTAAACGATATGAAAGTGCATTAAATATAGTGCAAAAAATTCTGGGGGATTTAATTGGCAGCTACGACACTTTCAATAATCCCGATTTTCATAAAGAAGAAGCAGTTAGGCAGGCTAGGCGCGCTTATAAAGAATTGCCAAGTTTTATGAGGCGCTGCGTCATCGGGCTATTTTCAAATACAGCTTCTCAAATTTCAAAAGCTAGTGATTTATCAAACTCGTATTTAATAAAATCAGGCAAAGCATTCAAAGTTTCTTATGAACGATAAATAAAACAGACATATATACTTATTATGCTGCTGCAATAATTATTATAATAAAAATTTTAACCGTAGAGAAAAATATGAATAATGCTCACGCAACAAAACTAGTAAGGTCCATTCTGGAAAAAGAAAACCCTTCAGCAAAAAGAGCAAATAACTATGTTTTAATTCAGGAAGAAATAAATGAAACTTCTAAACTTTCATTTGAACTGAAGCCTCCGGTCGTAATACATGAATCGTGGCAATTGCAATCTGGAGAAACTACATCTGGTCTAAGAATTCACGTTGGAAAAGAATGGCTTAAAAGTAAAATTTTAGAATCAACGTTAGAAGTAATCGATTCGCTTGGAACTACCGGGCAACTCGTAATTTAATGTCAAACATGTCTAACTTAAAAGAGTTTTAATTATGGCTAAATTAAACTTAACTGACTATTTTTCTTCAGAAGAATCGGAATTTTACTTCGAATTATTTAATGAAATAAAAAACGCTTTAAGCGTTATGTCGGATTCAAATAACCTAATTACTTTTATCTCGCTATTAAGTGAAAATAAAAATTACAAAATAAAAATTAGTAAAAACTTATTGATTTGTGTTTTAGCAATATCAAATAAAGATGTATATGTATTCAGATCGGTTAATGACGAATGGTTATTAACTGATGCATTAAAATCACTTTGTCCTGAAAATAGTAAAAGAAACTATTCCGACTTTGGAACTGATGTCGCGATATCTCAAAAAGGAGAATTAATATTTGTTAGCGACACACAATACGATGAAAAAAATTCTGGATGCATTGAAATATTTCAAATTTATTCAAATAAACCAACAAAACATTTACAAACATTAATTCCAAATAGCTATGAAGGACCCGTCAATAAATTTGGTGCATCTATAACCGTATCTGAAAACGCGGACTATGTATTAGGAGGCGGCACTGTTAATGGACTTTTTACTATATTTACATTTACAATTTGCTCATTGGAAAACCAATCTTGGTCATTATATTCAGAACAATTGTTATCGTCAAATTCAAAAACAAATATAGCTGAGTTCGATAAAATTTATTTAGCAAACAACGCAACAGAATTATTTATAACCGTTATTGGAACAGTAGTTTCATCTGGTAATAAAATAGAATCTAATAACTTTGGGCTTTTTTCAGTTCCATTTAATTCATTTCTTCAAAACGAATTAAAATTATTTATTGATTGTGGTTTTACTGACATTGTTGTTGGTAAAAATCAAAAAATAACAACATTTATAGAAAAAAATCGAAAAGAAAATATTATTTTAGTAGGATGTTTAATGTTTAAAGATAACAATCAAAATACTGTTCATATTTCAACTTATTCAAAAGCTTATGAAGAAAATTATAATCTAACAAATAGCATGGTGCTAAAAAGAATTTTAAATTAAGTAACATTTTGACTAATCGATTAATTGCTCAGCCGCTTTGTTAGCGGCTGAGCGAAAATTTTATTTTTTTATAAATAAAAAATACGCTTATACTTTAAAAAGAGAAAAAAATGAAGCCTTTTGAAAAATCGGTGCTTTGGCCCGATGTCCAGCGAGTTATGAAAAATGGAGATACTTCTCTTAGATTTGAATATACAGGGGAATTACATACTGAAAAGAAAAACATAAAAATAGTAAAAATAATTTCTTTTGACATAATTAGAGATTATGTTAATTCAATTGGTGATCAATTTTATATAGAGTTTATGATTGGTTTGGGGGATTATGCGATCGATCTTTATCCGTTTCGTAATAATTTAGAATTTACACTTTTTAGTAGAGAACTTACAGATCTTAGCGATTCTACTAAGAAAAATAAACCAAAAAAAGAAGAACGATTCAAAGCAGTCTTTTTAATTGAAGAAAATAAATCAATTAGAGCTTCTGAATATGAAAATTTTGATATTTTTACATTAAATGTATCTGATGTTGTTACCGTTAAGCTCCAGCTTCTTAACAGATCGCTTGAGCCCATTAGAATAAAAACTACCGGAGGAACATTTGCAAATGTTACAAACGAGGATCTATTAAAATCGATTATTTCTTCCGAATGTTTAAAGATAACGGTAGACGGCAAACCATCTTTGGACGGTTTGGATATGGTGGAAGCTGATAATAAAGATAACCAAACTCAATTGCTTATACCTCATTCTACTTTAATAGTAAATCTTCCTATTTATTTACAGGGACAAAAAACAGGAGTTTATAATGCAGGAATTGGAAGTTATATTCAAAGTTACGACGATAGAATGACATGGTTTATATACCCACTTTTTAATCCAACTCGTTTAAATTCAAAAAAGAAAAAAGCTATTTTTTATTCAGTTCCTAAAAATCGTTTTCCGGGAATAGAAAAAACATATAGAACTACACAAGGAGTGGTTTATATATTAGCAACAGGAGGAAAAGGATATAGAAGCACTGGAGAAACTGACATGATGAATTCTGGTGCAGGATACAGGATGACAGATTCTAGGTCAATTATGAAAAAACCTGTTGAGATGACTGCCGATGGACCAGTCGCCAATAGGAATCAATTAAACCACGAAGTAGCAACAATTCAAAGAAAAGATGGCTTAAACTATGCGCCTATCGCTAGCCGCCCAATATCGTCTAATCCGTTTTTACAATCCAGCCAAGTGTTGCAAAGAAGAGGAGCTAGAATTGATTTTACATGGATAAATGCTAAGCCTTCCTTATTATATCCTGGCATGCCTTGTCAGTTTATATTTTTAGACAAAGACGATAAAGCAAAAGAAGTAGATGGAATTTTGTTATTTGTACATTGCTATACAGAAATGTCCGGGAAAGGTTTAATGACCAGCTCTCACACAACTTCATGCCAAATCACTTTATTTGTAGCAGAAATGGAAGAAGTAGCAACTGAATAGATTATGTTGAAAAAATAAATAGCCACATATAAACAAATAGACATAACCTTACTACGACTGTGAGAGTGTCTTAATCTGACTGGAGAATCTATTATGAAAAAATTAGTTAAAGATGAAGTCGATGCGCAAAGCCCAGAGATAAAAGACGCGGCTCCTCTTCGTGTAGATGGAACTCCTTTTTGGATTGTCAATGAATTTAATTTCCACGGAGAAGGCATAACCGCATTTGCAATTGCTTATGGTGTGCACATAAACACCGAATGCATAATGCATCGGTTTAGTGAAAAAAGATACACTCTTTATTGGAGAGCAACAACTGGTTTAAGTTCTATTTATGAGAATAAACAAACAGGACCAGACAGCTGCGTTGACGACCCAGAAAACAAATGGACTCTTGGACAAGAGGTGGATTGGCCATTGAACGTAAAGCTGGCTTGGGACGATATTTTTAAATACCTGGAAAAAAGCGGAGTGAGTAAAATTACTGGAAAAACAGAATTCAAAACGACGGCATAAAGCAGTTTGGTTCTGTTTTTCTTATAAAGCTAACTTGCATTTCATTGCAAGTTAGCTTTATAAATTAAAAATATATTTTTTTTGAAAAAAATGGTCGCATATATTTAATATGGCGCAACTTTACTATGACAGTAAAAACGCTTTGATTTGAATGGAGAACGACATGCAAAATGTATTTATTGGTAATTGCCAGCCAACTGCTGATAACGCCGTGTTAAAATTGTTTGCAGCTGGAGATTATATTGTTGATTGGGGGGATGGCTCCGAAGAAACTTTTCAGGCAAATTCAGTAGCCTCTCATGTTTATTCAATTTTCCGTCCAATGACAGTTAAGATTAAACCGCAATCAGGCTCTTTATTAGCTGTTTTAAATTTTAAAGTTCTGGTTAATAATTGTATAAATTTTACAGAAATTAATGTGGAATGTGGGGATTTAGAAATTCTAAAATTCAATGCCAATGAGCTATGTAAGGTTTCATTGAAAAAAAATAAAATTAAAAATTTTACTGGTATGTTTAGTGGTTGCCATAAAAATATTAGTTTTTCAGAATTATATACTTCACATGGAAAAAATTTTGATGAAATGTTTAATAATTGCTACGAAGCTACAAGCTTTCCAGAGCTGAATACCTCAAATGGCGAAAACTTTCGTGGGATGTTTAGTGGCTGCTCTGGGGCAACTAGTTTCCCGGAATTAAACACCTCGAGAGGAAAAAATTTTGGCGCAATGTTTAGTGGCTGCTTTGGAGCAACTAGTTTCCCGGCGCTAAACACCTCATCAGGAGAGAGCTTTGGCGGAATGTTTTACGGCTGTTTTAATGCCAAAAGCTTCCCGGAATTAAACACCTCGAAAGGAAAAGACTTTGGTGCAATGTTTTATGGCTGCTCCAAAGCAAGCGGCTTTCCAATGCTAAACACCTCAAAAGGAGAAAGTTTTGTTGCAATGTTTCATGGTTGCTCTGGCGCCAAAAGCTTCCCGGAATTAAATACCTCGGCAGGAAAAAACTTTGGCGCAATGTTCTATGGCTGCTCTGGAGCCAAAGGCTTTCCGGAATTAAACACTTCAGCAGGAAAGAGTTTTGACGAAATGTTTTATGGCTGCTCTGGAGCCAAAGGCTTTCCGGAATTAAACACTTCAGCAGGAAAATACTTTATAAATATGTTTTCTGGTTGCTTTGGAGCAACCAATTTCCCACTATTAGATACCTCAGCAGGAAAAGATTTCTATGGGATGTTTAATGGCTGCTCTGGGGCAACTAGTTTCCCGGCGCTAAACACCTCATTAGGAGAGAGCTTTGGCGGAATGTTTTACGACTGCTTTAATGCCAAAAGCTTTCCAACACTAAACACCTCGGCAGGAGAAAGCTTTGATGGGATGTTTAATGGCTGCTCTGGGGCAACGAGTTTCCCAGCGCTAGATACCTCAGCAGGAACAAGTTTTGACAAAATGTTTTACGGCTGCTCTGGAGCCAAAAGCTTTCCAGAACTAAACGCCTTGGCAGGAGAAAGCTTTGATAGGATGTTTGGTGGCTGCTGTGGAATCACGATCATTCCAGCTATAAATATTCCAGCTAAAAGCAATATTAGTAAAATGTTTAACGACTAATGAACTGAGTGTTTGATTAATTAGGTTACTGTGGCTAACAAAGGTGACAATAACCTAAATTTTTTTATTAAATTACAGCCATATATACTTAATATGAGACAACATTCGGCCCAATGGAAAAATATAAATGTTAAATCAGTTAGAATATCCAATTCGTTTGGTTTACCCAGTATTTGTAAGAGTAAAACCGTCAATTATAAGTAAACAATACGACGAATATGCAGCCTTTTTTCCAGATTTAAACAGAAGACAAAGTTTATTCAGCACAGTAAAAGAACATGTAGCATTACATGCTGAATCTACTTTAAACAATTATTTTTATCATTTAACATTAGACAACGGATTAGCTCCTACGCCCTCAAAACCTAAGGAAGATCATATTGAAATTGAAGTTGGAAGTGATCATTCTGTTTTCTATATTGCTAATTATCTTGTAAATAACGAAACTCCTAATTTTGAGATGCTTAGAAGTTATTTAATGTTATCAAAATGGAAAGCATTGAAGATAAAACTAGCTAAACATCAATTTGACATTTCTAAAAAAGACTTAGAATTGATTTGCGAACTATTTAACGTAAAGTTTTCTCATCCGGTTTGGTATAAAAAATGAATGACGATCAAAAACTTTCATTAAAATACCCCTGGGTAACACAAAAATATTTTGAAGAAGTAAAAAAAAAATAATTGTGAATTGATTAATAAAAAGTGGAAGTGTATAGATAAAAATCTAAGAAAATTTATTTCCGATATAAATAACCACGCTAACGTTGCTACTTTATATTGTTGCGAATCTCATTTTAAAAGAAAAAAATTATCTCCGCGTTTTTATATTTCTTTTATATGCAATAGCGAAGGACATAACTTTCTAATAAATTTTCTAAATAAAGTAATAGCATCAAATCCAATGTTTTCATTAATAATAAATTTGCGTTACGAAACATGTTTATCTTCGGAATTAAAGAATGGCTATATAACATGCTTTAGGTTTAGGCAAGTATTAAGGGCAAATGTTTTAAACAGAAAACAAAAACAAAAACTTTTACGAATACTTGAAAATGCGCTAGCAGAAACAAACACCAGTTTCTAAATATTCAAACAAATCAAAAGAGTAAGAAAATGTATCAAAATTTTGAAGCAATTCTAGAGCCAACTGCTGAAAATAATGAATTAAAAGTTGTTGCAAATGGAAAGTATACAGTAAATTGGGGGGACGGAGAATGCGAAGAATTTAATGAAAACGAAGAAGCTTTTCATAAATATAAAATCTTCAGAAGAATAGTAGTTCGTATTTTTCCCAAACTTGGTTGTAAATTAGTGAAATTAGATTTTTCTAAAAGCAGTATTTATTTTACAGAAGTTTATATAAAATGTGAATATTTAAAATTACTAAAATTACAATTAAAAAGTCCTTTAGTAATTTCAATATACAAAAATGAAATAAATAAATTTCATCTAAATTTTAATAATATAAATAATAATATTAATTTCTCAATTCAAGATTCATTGGAAGGAGTTGATTTTTTATTAATTTTTACTAAATATTGTTTGACAGCTAATACTGTAATGCTAAATCTAATGCCTGAAATAAAATTTTCTTGGGTATTTCTTGATTGTCACTTAGCTGCTAATTCCCAATTATTAAATTTATTTGAAGGCGCTAGACATTATTTGGAATTTAATGGCAGTTATTCTATATAAATAATTTCAAAACTTTAAACACTAGTGGAAAAATAAAAAATGGAATCAAAAAAAGAAGAAAAAAAAGAAAAAATTAAAGAGTCTCTTTGGGAAAAAAGAGCATTAATAAAAAGACTGCTAATAGAACATCGAATGAGATTAAAAACATCTATAAATAAAGCTCCTGTTCTTGAAAGTGTGTTGGGTTCAACATTAAATGAATGTGAGTTGTTAATAAATGAATTAAAAGATGTTAAGGAAATGTGCACGATTGTATAAAAGACATTTAGTATTAAAAAAACAATCAAAGAGAAAAAACTATGAGCAAAAAAGTTAATTCAGTCCAACAAGAAGCTAAAAACTCTGTTTTAAAAAAAAGAAAACTGGCTAAAAAAATAATTATAAATAATTTGACTTTGCATGAAATTAAAGAGTCTCTTTGGAAAAATAGAAAATTAATTAAAGGAATGCTTTTGAATTATTCGGAAGAGATTGAAACAGCTATGAATAAATATCCATCTACAAAACCTATTTTATCAGATTGTCTAAATAATGTAAAAGCGCTGATAGAATTATTAAGAAAAGTTGAAGTTGAAGATTAATATAAAAAAATATTTTTAATTTAATAAACACTCCTTATGAACAACCTAACCGAACGCGATATCAAAAAGGCAATAAAAGAACTTTTAAATCCAAACGGAGCATTTTTAAACTGTTTAAATGAATTAGAAAAAATCGTCAATACAAATCCAGCCATAAACATTTTCTTATCGGAACCTATGAGCGAAATAAAAATGCTTATAAAAATATTAAAAACATCAAAACAAATGAACGAATACAAATATAAACCAATTTTTAAACCAGATATTTGGTTAGAACGTTGTAAAAAACGATTACTGTTTAGAGGAGTTTCTGATCAAAGATCTAGATTATGGGCAGAATCCTTACTCAATAATCTGCCAAATGCATTAAATATAACTCCGGAAGGAGCAGCTGATAATGAGTTTTTCTCATGAGCATAAATTCTTCAAAAACCAGAAGGTGCGAAATTTGTCTATTTTCTCAACCAACTGAATATCCAGATTTAGTTGAGTGTCATTTTACGCTGACAACAGAAAAATGCCCAAGAATTAAAAATATACCTTGGCCAAAAATTAATAATTGGGACTGGTGTAAACATTTTGAACCAAAACTTTCTACAACTACAGGAAATCAATAAATGTCTGACAATGCTGCGACTGCTCTTAAAACCCAAACTAAAATAGTTGAAAATTGCAGTGTTTGTTATTTTTCTAGAAACCACTATTCTGAAATGGAAGACAACAAACAACGCATTACTTTAGAATGTCGATATAATACTCCGGTAATGTTTAAATGTTTCGATGGCTCTGTTGAAACACATTGGCCGGTAGTTGATGAAGTTGATTGGTGCGGGCTTTATCAAAAATCAAAACTTTTGGAAAAATAAATGTCAAATGTATTGCGATACCCGGCTTCTTGCAAATTGATTCGCGGAGAGTGGTTTGTTCAGTTATTAGATGTTCATTCAATATCTGCCAGTGGAAGAAGAATAAAAGATGCGAAAGCAAGGGTGCGAGATAATCTAGAAAATTATTTAGAAGAGGCACTTTATAATGGAGCAATGGTGCCATTGCCATCATTAGCAGATGAAAAAACTATTCTTATTGCTATAAATGAAAAACTATCATTAAGAATACTTTCCTTAACCCATTTCTTTGGAATATTAATCAATATATTCTATTATAAATTGCACATGAATTTAAATAATAAATACACAATTTCCAATTCCAATTGAGTCTATTACGGTAAAATATTTATGAGAATCCAAAACCCACTTAGGCTTTGCTACCCAATTTCCATTAATACCACAACGTCCTCAAAAAAAATATCTTACCATATTTACTGCCCAGATCTCAAAAGGCAGCTTGGACGTACTTATATCGATAGACATAAAGTAATTCAATCTGCTAGAGAAGATATAAACTGTTATTTTACAATGCTGCGTGAAAGTAACGGAACTCCTCCTGTTCCTTCTAAATGCAAATCAGACGAAACCATCATTGCTCCTAATAACAAAATAGCAATAAGTTATTTTATAAATTATTTATTTAAGAATGAAGATCCCAATAAAGAATTGCTAAGTAATAGAAATGTGTGTATTAAATTAGAAGCTTTAAAAAAGTTAGGTGTGGCGGATTTTTTATGTATAAAAGCCGACGATCTTGCTTTTATTAGTAAACTATATTCTGCCCAATTAGATTTATCTGTATTGTCAATAAACGATTAACTGATAAAAAAACCATGAATAAAGATGATTCAAACATAATAAAGCTGTGTTACCCCGCAGTAGCTTCACTTAATGAACTTAAAAAAAAATCGGTTTATTCTATTTATTTACCAGACTTTAAAAAAACATTTGGTTTACCAAATGTAATAAAAAATGAAGCAATTAAAAGCGCAATACGTGATTTAGATCAGCATTTTTATTTGCTTTCTTATGTAAAAAAAACTGCGCCTGTTCCCTCAAAATCATTAAATATTGAATTTAAAATTGCTCCAACCGTTATTGCGGCTACATGCTATTTTATAAATTATTTATTTGAACATAAAACTCCCGATTTTTCTTATATAGAAGACGGCGACGATTATACTAAAAGAAATCAATGGGACAATTTGAATATGGCAATTTCAAGCGGGCACCCTATAATTAAAATTAGTGATTTGGCATTTATAAGTAAAATTTATAATACCCAACTAGACCTAACAACGCTTTCATTGTGAAAGCGACTTATGCAACCAGGAAAAAATAAATGAATGAAACTGAACGTTGTGAAAATGAAACTGAACGTTGCGAAATATGCTACTTTTGCCGTTCTGTGAAAGGCAATGACTCTTTATGGTTTGAATGTCGAAAAAGATCGCCAAAACAAATGGACGACAAATACAGACGCATGGCCATTTGGCCAATAGTGGAGGCTGAGCATTGGTGCGGAAAGTTCAAGAAAATAAAAAAGACAAAACTGCAAGAATCTGAAAAAGTAATGCAAGAGCATAAGGTTTCTATTAATAGCGCAATGTAAACACAACAGCAATCAATTATCTAGCGATCAATGCTATGGCGCATTGATCGCTAGGTTTTATTATTTTTTTATTAATAAAAAGAGGGCTTTGGAATGTTTTCATTTGGTAATCCCGACGTTAGCCAACATGGCTCTATTATTATAATTAGAAATATCCGTACAAAAATACTAATGAATGACATTAGTAGAATTTGGAAAACACAAAGAATTAATTCTAATATGTTTGAAGATATTGGAAGATCGGCTATCAAATTTGAAGCTTTCTTTGCTTTAGAATTTTATTATATTTTAGATTCCATCATTTATAATCGTCGCGTAATTTCAAATGTAAGGGTCCTGAGGGCAATACAAAGGCAATTAGAGACAAACACCTGGCTTAAAGCGCTAAATGCTCCTGTGGCTCCTAGAATCGATTTAAAACGCCTTAATGATCTAACTCTCACATTGTTTCCCTATCAATTAGATTTTCTAGAAAAATATGACAAACAAACACAACGATATTGTTTAAATGGAATGCTATTAGGAACTTTGCCAGGAAGCGGAAAAACAGCAACAACTTTGGCATTAACTCATGCTTTAAGCGCTGAAAGAATTATAGTAATTTGCCCAAAAACAGCAGTAGAAAGAGTTTGGGAACAAAATATTCAGACATTATTTAAAACAAAACAATCTTATTGGTATTCATATTCTGGAAAAAAATATGCAAATGAACGATTTGCAATATTCCATTACGAAGCCATTAACAAAGCTATGGATATTATTGATGAATTAAGAAACCCTAAAATTGCTGTTATTTTAGACGAATCTCATAATCTAACAGAAATGACTTCTTTGAGAACTCAGCTGTTTATTGAGCTCTGCCAAAAACTTAATAGTAAAGATACAATATTGGCATCTGGCACTCCGATTAAAGCAATAACGTCTGAAATTATTCCTTTATTTCATGTAATAGATCCGCTGTTTAATGATAACGTAGCTACCCGCTTCAGAGCCATTTACAGAGGCGATGCAAACAGAGCAACCGAAATATTAACCCACCGAATAGATCAGGTATCTTTTAAGATTGAAAAAGAAGAATTAAAACTCACAGCTCCTATATTCAGAAATCTTCCAATCGCCATACCTAATGGAAACGAATACACCTTAGCTTTTATAGGAAATGACTTGGCCGATTATGCAAAAAAACAAATTGAATTTTATACAAAACAAAGACCCGCTAATGAAAAAGCTTTTTATGAATTGTTAGATAAAGCTGAACAAATAATTTTATCAAAAAATCAACCAAGAAGCGAATATAAAAAAGCAATTGAACAAAATGCAAAATATCACACTTTATTAGAACAGGTTATTTTTTGCGATAAGCGAAATAAATTAAGAGATGCTCGGGACGCTATTGTTTTTTGCAATTCATATGAAAAAAATGTTATAATGGCAGTTTTAACATTAAAAGACGATAGAGTAAGTTTTAAAGAATTAAAAACATTAGTAAAATATATGAGATTAAAAGTTAGAGGGGAATGTTTAGGCCGAGTGCTAGGCCGTAAAAGAATTGAAGCTCATATGGCAATGGTTCCTTATATAGACTTTGATACAATATTAAATTCTACTGAAAAAAAAACCGTCGTGTTTACTTCATATGTGGAAGTTGTTGATAAAGCTAATGAAATTTTGCTATCGCAGGGAAATTTTCCAGTAGTTGTATACGGAGCAGTAAATAAAAATTTAGCAAATTTAATAGATCAATTTGAAAGAGACTCGGAAAAAAACCCATTAATAGCTACATATGCATCTTTATCTACAGCTGTCCCTTTGATTATGGCCGACACTATGGTAATTGTTAATTCTCCATTTAGAAATTATATATTTGAACAAGCAGTTAGCCGAATTCATAGATTAGGCGCAAATACACAGACTTGTATTTATTTATGTTTTCTAGATACAGGGAGTGATCTCAATATAAGTTCGCGTAATGTCGATATACTAAAATGGTCCCAGGATCAAGTAGAAAAAATATTAGGTATAGATGCTGTTTTTAAAATTGAAGATTTACCAAATATGGCAGAAATCGATGAACAAGTAACTAGCGGATTAATTCCAGTTATTGAAGAACTCCATATACCCGATGAGAGTTTAAATAAATTAGAAATAAATTCTGAAAAACTTTTAGAAATAACTCCTTTATGGGTAAATTGGAAATGACAGGCAGTTTGCACAGTGTTAACCAGTCAATGGCCCCGCTAAGAATTATTAGCGAAGACCAAAATCAATTTGAAAATGACGAAGCAATTAATTGGAAAGAGTGGCAATATGAAAAAGTAGATAATCATTTTCTAATAAGTTACTATAGTGAAAGTAACTTTACAATGCAATTACAAAATAGTTGCTTTTTTATCTACAGAAGCTATGTTAAAGATGATATAATGGAATATTCTGTTTATTTTTACTGCAATGGCAGAAGCAAATTTTTAGACTTATTCTGCACCCATCCAGATCAAGTTATCAGCCAAGGAGAGTTTATTGGGCGAACTACAAAAGAAGACGATGTCTTAAGCATTGTGGAAAGTCGTATCAAAATAATAGTAAACTGACTTTTTAAAAGAAACCCCTCGTTTTTAAATGGGCAAAAAATATGTTCAAAGATCCTAGGTTAGTTTCAAAATTTTATAAAGAATTCCAAGTTGGAAAATTATATTTTTACAAAATTTACTACCCGTTTAATAAACCGTCTGGTTGTTTTGTTTGTTTTAAACGAGACAATAGTTTAATTATACAGTATTCAAATATTTCACTTTCCGAACAATTATATAATATTGTAAATTGTGAAGAAAACGATATACCCTTAAAATCAGATTTTGAGGTTACGTATTGGAATAGCAGAAACGAAGTAGAATGCGTAATTAGCTATTGGATTTATTTAAAAAAGCAACTCCAAAATTTAGATTCAAATTTAAAAGAAAAAGATTTATGTAAAAATAAAATGGAAAATATCGATCAAATTTTAGCATCAATGATGAAAAGTCTGTTTCGTAATTTTGACTTTAAATATAAAATTCCATTAAGAGATTTAAATATGCCAATAGAATGGATAAGAATGGCCATTTATTATGGAATTATTATTGAAGATGTTTCATCTAGCGATTTGACAGCCGGATGGTATTTAACTAACTTTGGAATTGCTCTCAGAGCACAATTCGATTGGCTAGAATTAAGCCAAAAAATAAACACAGAAAACTATCAAGAATTAAAAACGGTGTTACAAATTAAAGCATAATGAATAAAAAAATGGTCACATATATTAAAATTACTAATAAACAATTGCAAAGCATAAGAGAGCAATTATGCCTGTCATTTTTAATCTCACATTAACCAATTCAACTCATCTTCAAATTAGCCAAGGAATAGTAGATCTGCCTGAAGATAAACTTTTAAAACTTGAAGAAATATTAAAAATAGAGTTATCTCTTCTCAATTCGATTGGACAGCATTATTTATGTAACAAAATAACTAAATTAATTTTCGAAATAATAATTCCCATTCAAATGGAAAATGCCGAACAACTGCTTTTAAACCAAAGCAAATCTAAAAAAACTCTTGCTAATAAAGAAGCGTTTGAAGCTGTAAAACGAGTTTTAGAATGCCACGTCTTCGTTAGCGGCCACGAATTCTTTCCTCTTATGTTAGAACTAGAACGCAGGTCAAAACAACATAACATTATTGTCCATTACCCACAAATATCCGAAGGCCGTTATATTGGATTTTACCCTCCAATGTAAAATTAAACTACCAAATTAATGGCACCGAGCGCCAAAAAGCTTCGGGGATTCGACGGGTTTCAAGTGCCTTAACCCCGCCAGTCGCAGTGGTGCACTCTCCATGGTAATTGGTTCGTGAAAATGAGCCAACTGCCATTTTGCCAAAACGGTCTGCATCGATAGGCAATGCATCGGTGATGCGACCCTGGCGCTACAGGTAATGGAATAGCGCATTACATGGAATAATTCGTCGCCAATTCAGGCCATTAAACGAATTATGAAAGTCAAAAAATAAGTTTTTAAACTACTAGAAAAGCCATTGGCTTTTCTAGTAGTTTAATTTTTTTATTAAAATATAACTACATATATTTAATATGACACAACCTTACTATGGTAGTAAGAATGTCTTAATTTCACCGGAGATCGGCATGACAGAACTATTTGTAGGGCATTTAAAATTAACTTTTAACGGCACCAATGTGGCATTTTTCGCAGCAGGAGACTATAGAGTAAAATGGGGCGATGGAGCAACAAATGATTTTAAAGCAAATGAAATTGCTTCTCACACATATTCCAAAAGCCAAATTGCTATTATAGAAATTTCTCCCCTGCCAGGATCAAATTTAACTATTTTAAATTTTAAAGCCATGTCTGCCTGCAATGTTTGCTTTGTCAAAATTAATGCACAGTGCGAACATTTGGAACTATTAGATTTTGATGCTAGCAAACTAACTACAGTATCTCTTGGAAAAAATAAAATCAAAAATTTTAGCTGGATGTTTAGTAATTGCTCTGAAGATGTTAACTTCGAAAAACTGTATACCTTAGAAGGACGAGATTTTAGCTGGATGTTTAATAACTGTTGTAAAATTACCAGTTTCCCATTGCTGGATACTTCCAAAGGAACAAACTTTAATGGAATGTTTCAAAATTGCTCTATAGCTACTAGCTTTCCAGATTTGGATACTTCGGCTGGAACAGATTTTAGCTGGATGTTTTTTAATTGTTCTGGAGCAATTAGCTTTCCAAAACTAAATACCTCAGCAGGAGAAAAGTTTTTAGGGATGTTCAATGGCTGTTATAATGCCACCAACTTCCAAAATATGAATACTTCGGCCGGAATTAACTTTGGTTGGATGTTTGGCGATTGTTCCGGAGCTACTAGCTTTCCGGAACTAAATACGTCAAAAGGAGTAAATTTTTGCGGAATGTTTAGCCGTTGCTCTAAAGCCACCAATTTCCCAAATCTCGATACCTCGGCTGGAACCGATTTTGGGTACATGTTTACTGGTTGTTCTAAAGCCGTTAGTTTTCCTAAATTGGATACTTCAGAAGGAACAAATTTCTATAAAATGTTTGCTGGTTGTTTTTTAGCTATTAGCTTCCCAGAACTAAATACATCAAAAGGAAAAAATTTTAGTTTGATGTTTGGCGATTGTTATGAGGCTACCAGCTTTCCCTATCTTGACACTTCGTTTGGAGAAAACTTTTCAGGGATGTTTTATAAATGTTCTAAGGCCACAGTTTTTCCATGGCTAGATACACTATATGGAAAAAATTTTAGCGAAATGTATTTCGGCTGTTACAGAGCAATTAGCTTTCCGGATATAGAAACTCCATTTGGTACAAATTTTAAAAGAATGTTTCACAAATGTTCTGGCGCGCCCAGCTTTCCAAAAATAGACACCTCAGAAGGAGAAAATTTTAAAGAAATGTTTACTGGTTGTTTTTTAGCTATTAGCTTCCCAGAACTAAATACGTCAAAAGGGAAAAACTTTTACGGGATGTTTAATGGCTGCTCTAAAGCCACCAGTTTCCCAAAACTAAATACCTCAGCTGGGACTAATTTTGCTAGAATGTTCCACGGCTGCTCTCAAGCAACCGGCTTTCCAAAAATAGACACCTCAGAAGGAGAAAATTTTAAAGGAATGTTTAACGGTTGTTATGGCGCTATTAGCTTCCCAGAACTAGATACTTCAAAAGGAAAAGACTTTAGCTGGATGTTTAATGGTTGTTTTAGGGTTACCAGTTTCCCAAAATTAAATACCCCAGAGGGCATTAATTTTTATCAGATGTTTGGCGGTTGTTCGGGGGCCAACAGCTTCCCAGAACTAAATACGTCATCCGGAAAAAGACTTAATAAAATGTTTCCTGGATGCAAAAAAATGCAAAAAGATGAAAACAAACATTTAAAAAAATAACCAACGCAAAAAATAAAAAATAAACTGCTAAAGTTGCTATAACTGAAGTGGTTTATTTTTTATTAAAAAATAATCTCATATACTTAATTTGATTCTATCTCATCGTGTCGGCGGGGTCACTAACGAGCTAACTGGAATTTAACATGACAGAATTATTCGTAGGCATTTGTTCCCCGACAACCGCCATTAACACATTAACATTTATAGCAGACGGAGATTGCTTTGTCAAATGGGGAGATGGAACAACTGAATATATTAATAAATGGGATTTAGCAGCTCATACCTACTCTGATCTAGTCCATAAAGTAGTAGAAATTTCCCCTCGGCCAGGATCTTCAATAACCAGTTTAGATTTTAAAACTAATCAAAGAAACAATATTTGTTTTTTCGCAATAAGCGTAAATTGTAAAAATTTAAAAGTGTTAAAATTTATTCCGTATGAATTAGTTACCGTGTCTATATTAGAAAATAAAATTAGTGATTTCTCTAGAATGTTTAGTGACTGTAAATACAGTATAAATATCTTAGAATTAAACACATCGCATGGAACAGATTTTAAAAGAATGTTTAATGGATGCCGTGCGCATATTTCGATTCCAAAAATGAACACTTCAAAAGGAGTTGATTTTTCGCACATGTTTGGAAATTGTAGAAAATTCACTAGCTTTCCGGAACTAGATACGTCATCTGGGATAAACTTTACAGGAATGTTTTATAATTGCAATGAAGCCGTTTGTTTTCCTAATTTAAATACCTCAAAAGGCTTGGATTTTTCATGGATGTTTTATGGGTGCCGTAAAGTTTCTAGTTTTCCTCCTATGAACACTTCTTCTGGAGACGATTTCTCGGGGATGTTTTACGATTGTTCTGGAGCAGTTAGCTTTCCAGATTTGGATACTTCGTTAGGAAAAGATTTTTCATCAATGTTTTATAATTGCTACGGTGCTTCTAAATTTCCTAAATTAAATACTTTATTGGGAGAATTATTTTTCACAATGTTTAAAAACTGCTATAATGCTACTGAATTTCCAGCACTTAACACATCAAAAGGTTTAGATTTTTCAGGAATGTTTTGTAACTGTTATGCCGCTTGCGTTTTTCCTGAAATGGACACTTCAAAAGGTTTAGACTTTTCTGAAATGTTTTGCGGTTGTAATAAAGCAGTTACATTTCCTAAATTAATAATTTCAGATGAAGCTCACACTTCTGGAATGTTTGAAGGATGTAATAAAACTAGCTCCAATAAAATATAGTTCTATTAAAACCCACATAACTCACTTCTCTATAAACCAAAATTCAACAACAAAACTTTCCGGGGAATAAAATGAAAACGACACTAAACCAAAGCCAATTAAATGCATTAATTGAAAAAGCTTCACAAATGCATGAGCCAATATATTTTGTTGACATTATAATGGACGGCCTGTCTTTTGAAGCATTTAGAAAATTTAATGAATTTTTTGAACACGCTAATTCTATCGTAAATAAATATCAAAATCCAATATTAATTTCGATAATATTTATCAACTGCGAAATTAAAAATATGGATTTGTCAAATTTATATTTTAATTCGTTGTCTGTTAATAATGTTTTATTCAAAAATGTTAATTTTTCAGACTCCGTAATATCATTGGGATCTTTTACAAACGCCACTTTCGATGGATGTAAATTTTGCAAAACATTTTTTTACATGACAAGCATTAGGCATTCAGTAATAGCCGATAGTTTATTAGAACATTTAAAAACAGAAATGTTTAAGATAATATATTCAGCCATACACCACACAACATTAAACCACATTGTAACAATGCATGTTGATTTTTCTTGCACTATTTTGACGATGTGTTCCTTTAGCCAAAGCATATTCCAATATTCGTATTTAACAAATGCGTGTTTTCAAAACTGCTCTTTAGGTAAAGATTCTTTTTTAGATAGCGATTTAAATGCAGCTTCTTTTTATAAAACAACCTACGAGGGTGTTAATAAAGAATCGACGGACGATCCAAATGCTCTTATACAGGACACAACCAGTATAGGCTATCAAGGTTAGTTGAGCCGTTTATTTGCTAATTGATGGAGCCATTAAAAGGCTCCATTAAAACTTTCTTTTTTTTTAAGAACAAAGCGTTATAACATAAATCATTTGGATAAGTGATTTTAAAAAATGCATTAATGCTTACTTTATTTTTATTTTTTTTAGAAAACCGAGGAATAAGTAATGCCATTGCTTCTTACGCGTTATCCATTAGACCCAACAGGATTAAGCAATAATAATAGAGTTAATAATGAGATACACACCACAACTAATCGCCAAATTAGAGCTATTGCCCCAACATATGGAGCATTTTTTACAACTTCGGTAAGCGTTGTAGATGCTACCACAAATGCAACTCTTACAAAAAATACAGACTATATTACAACAGAGCTTTTACAGGAAGCTACGTTGCGCTATGGAAAGGAACTCTGTTTATTAATATTAATAATTAATCCATCAGTTAGCCAAAATATCAGGATTAGTTACAATGTATTAGGCGGGGCATATCAAAATTTATCGCAAGAAATTCAACTTCTATATGAAAATATTTTAAATGATGGAAGACCAGTCAATTGGAACGATATTCAAAATAAACCATATGAATTCCCTCCTTCCTTGCATAATCATTTGCTAGCTGACGTAGTTGGCTTTGAGCCTTTAGTAACTGCGTTAGAAAGAATTAGAAATGCCATTATCCTCAGTGACGTTCCAGCTTTTGAAGCCATTATTGATTGGACATCCAGTCAGTTAGATTTTTTCAGACAGCATATTATAAATTATACTAACCCACATCGGGTTAATCTTGGCCAACTTGGGCACACCGTTGCGACAATGGAGGAATTGGTCGCTGGGGTGTCAACAACAGCATTTATAACCCCAAGTATTTTAGTTCCTTATTTAATGTCGATTTTATCAAGAGGGCTTTACCAACTTACAAGCCCAGTTTCTGTTGTAGAAGGAGCTTCGGCAGTTTTTGTTATTAATACAACAAATGTTTTGAACGGGGCAATAGTATATTGGTCTGTTGTAGATGTTCAAACTAGCCCTTTAGATTTTGTAGCCACAAGCGGTTTTGTAGCAATACAAAGTTCTACTGCTACTTTTTCAGTATCGGTTAGGTCTGATACAATTTTAGAAACAGATGAAATATTTAGAATACAGCTTCGTAAAGAAGATGCTGCTGGTGAAATACTGGCATTATCCACTCCTGTGGTTGTAATAAACTATACTCCTCCAATATTTATTTCTTACGATTGGTTTACTTTACTTTTATTGGATACTTCTTTAATAAGTTCAGCAATTACAGTCGAGCCGGATGTATATTTCTTTGCTGGATCATTGGAACTTTAATCTTTATTTGTAAGTAACTTTTTTACTTTTTCAAATCTGCTGAGAGCTTTAAGATGCCAAGAACTTTACACTCCCCAGAATACAATGTAGTGTCTCGAAGCGTGGTGGATATCGCCAGAGGAGGGACAAATGCAGAAACAAGCGACGCGGCAAAACACTCCCTTCGAGTTTTAGGAAGGCGGTCTCGCGATATTCCGTTTGGGTACGGGTCTCTTAATAGTTTAATACAATTAAAAGAAGAACAAATTCCGGCCAATTTAAATCAATTTATAAACATAAAAGGACCTTTAACGTCGGCGGCTGGAGCCCAAACAACTCACACTATAACAAATTTTGATATTGGAACGCTATATTTATTTTCAACAATATCTGGAACTATTACACATACGGAAGAAGTAATTACCTATACAGCCCCCTCCCTTCCAGGGGTAGCCGGCTTTTATATTAATGAAAAACCCTTTTACGTAACCGTAACTGGGGACGGAGTTGTGCAGCCGGCGATTACGTCGCCTTATGATAAAGCTACAAAACAATACAAATCGGTAGTTATTACAAGCAGTGCTTTTGTTTGCAACAGCACAATAACAGATTCGCATTTGTCATCGACATGGCAGCTTTCTGACACTCCAACATTCGATGTAATTAGGCAAAATAGCACTAGAAGTACCACAAATAAAACAACATGGACTGTTGTCAATTTAACAGAAAATACGACTTACTATGTTCGAGTTCTGCATACTGGAAATATAAACGGGGACAGCTTATGGAGCGGGGTGCGTTCTTTTACTACAAAATCAGGCTATTACCCACAAGTAGAAACATTTGAAATCGCTTCCGAAGCACTTCAAGCGAATGACCAATTTGGGACATCGGTGGCTTTAAATGGGGTAGGAACATTATTTGCTGGCAGTGCTCCCACGGCAAACGATAGTTTTGGAATACCTTGCGGCGTTGTTTATACATATTGGTTAAGTCACGGCACAACATGGGTTGGCTCAGACAGCTTAAAGCCATCTTCCCCAGCTATTGATCAACTATTTGGTTTTAGTATATCAATAAGTAATGATGGAAATACACTTGTAATTGGATCGCCAGGCCATAATGCAAATACTGGCGCTGTGTATATATTTACTCGTGCAAATAATGTTTGGACTCAATCGGTCATCTTATTAGCAAACGATTCTTCCCCTGGGGATATGTTTGGATATTCAGTGGAAATTTGTGGAAACGGAGCTACCATCGCAGTTGGTTCTATAAACGATAGCAATCTTAATGGGACAAATTCAGGAGCGGTTTATATATTTTCATTTTCAGGCACAGCTTGGACTCAGCAAGCAAAGATATTAGCTATTTCAGCGGGAGACGGCTGGGCGTTTGGTACAAATGTAGCGCTAAGTTATGACGGAAATACTCTTGCCGCAAGCTATCCAAAGAAAACAATCAATGCCGTTGTTAATCGCGGGGCAGTGTCTATATATACACGTTATCAAGCAACGTGGACAGCAAATAGAGACGTTATTGATTCTGGTGGGGTAGCAAATGATTATTTTGGTAGCTCATTAGCAATAAGCAGCACTGGAAATATTTTATTTGTTGGTAGCGGGTTGGCAGACACAACTCACGGAATAAATTCAGGCGTAGTTAGAGTCTATACCTTAAATGGAGCCGATTGGGTATTTCAGGCCCAGTTACTTGGTGCAGATACAAGAACTGGGGATAATTTTGGAACATCAATTTCGTGTAATAACGACGGCTCTATTGTAATGATTGGAGCGCCATCAGCTGCAAATGTTTCTAGAAGAAATGCTGGGGCTAGCTATATTTTTACACAAGATGGAAATGTTTGGTCAGAAAGACCAAAGCTATTAGCCAATGATTCGACCGCCTATTCTTTCTTTGGCAATGCATTAAAATTATCGGCTGACGGAAATATGGCCGTCATATGTTCCTTTAGGCACCCATTTAGCTATATTGATAATGCTGGAGCAGCATACATATTTAATTAAATAACAAAAACTTCTCAGGATTAAAAGACATGGTTTTAAAAATCAGAAACGTTAGGCCCCGCAATCTTTACTACATCTTAAGTTGGGTTGTGATAATAGGTCTATTGCTGCTGTCGGACCCAGATTCTGGCATTATACAAAATCTTCCAATTGGCGCGTCGACAATTGCCATCCTTATGTCGGTGCTAGTGGCAACACTGGTTGTTTCAATATTAAGCGCATCGAGACATATGCTGCTTGATTATGACATAGCAGAATTTTCAAGTCTATTAAAAAAAGCATGTGAAACCCCCCAAGGGGCTGGCTTAGCTTCAGTTGCTGTCGCTATCATGACGCTATCGATTGCCATTGCCCTTGTTGGAGGGCTATTCATTCTTAAATAAAAAAACCCAGAGAGGAAAAAACTATGAACAAAAATACCGTATTCCTTTTAATTAGCTTATTTATTTTTCCGTCTATATCGATATCCAAACCAATCGATCCTAAAGTTTATATTCCTAAAAATGCATCTCAATACATGCCTTTGGTTATTAATGAAACTTCAATTCATTTTAAAGAATTACCAATACCTTGGTATATTCCGTCATTAATAGAGCACGAAAGTTGTGTCAGCTTAACTCATTCAAAATGCTGGAATCCAAAATCCAGATTAAGAACCGCCAGAGAAGAAGGAGGCGGGCTTGGTCAATTAACCAGAGCATTTAATAAAAATGGATCAATTAGATTCGATTCATTAAGTGATATGCGTCGTAAACATATAACCGAATTAAAGGAACTTACTTGGAGAATACTTTATTCAAGACCGGATTTACAAGTTCGGGCAATATTGTTAATGTCTAGAGACAACTATAGACAACTGTATGCGGTGGTAGATTCTAGAGAGCGCTTAGCGATGGCCGATGCTGCTTATAATGGCGGTCTCGGCGGCTTAAATAAAGAAAGACGAGCATGCAAATTGAGGGCCAATTGTAATCAAAATAAATGGTTTGGAAATGTAGAAAAAGTTTGTTTAAAAAGCAAAAGAATTTTATACGGTAATAGAAATGCATGCGATATCAATAGAAATCATGTTAGAGAAGTATTAAATTTGAGACTTATAAAATACAAAGCGTTTTATGTAAAAAAACCAATTATAAAAAAACCTACTAAAATTATTGGACGAAAGTAATATTTGAATTTAGCTAGATAGAGCCATACGGCTCTATCTAGCTAAATAACCTATTTTTTTACAATTATATATAATAAATAAGACATAACCTTACTACAATAGTAAGAGTGTCTGTAATCAAAAAACTAAAGGCGGATAATCATGCAGCCAAAAATCACCCAACCATTTCTTAATTTCCAACCGGCATTTTTGTCGTACGACGAAAGAAGGAATATGTTTAAAGTATATATGGATGTAGAAGAAAAAGCTCGTTTTGAATGGCCTCATTTCATAATGACCTCGTCAAAATGGAGACCGGAAGAGGAAGAAACTACTGGGGCTTGGATGGCAAAATACGAATTGAGAGATAAAAACGATATGAAAATACAAAAATCCGAAATTGAAAAATGGCTGCCAGGCAAGGATGTTTTAGTCTTTCAGCCAGTCTTAGCCATTTTTTCAAGTGATAAACCAGATGTTATCTTTAGCTTAGCCCCTCCATAAGTTATGTTCGATTAGATTGATTTAAACACTGTGCGACTAAAGTGAAAACTTTAGTCGCACAGTGTTTAAATTTTTTTTATTAAAATATAGGCACATATATTTAATATGACACAACTTTACTATGGTAGTAAGAATGTCTTAACCTGTTTGGAATGTATTATGTCAGAATTATTTATTGGCCATTGCGAGCCAACTGCTTTCAATAGCACGTTAGCATTCTTAGTCGCCGGAAACTGCATTGTAAATTGGGGCGACGGAGTTACTGAGACTTTCAAAGCAAATACGCTTGCCTATCACGTTTACTCTAAATATCAGCCAATAACTGCGCTAATAACTCCGCGGCCTGGTTCTCATTTAACTATTTTAGAATTTAATGCCGAGTATGGCTGCAATGTCTATTTTACTAATATAAATGCGCAGTGCGAACATCTAGCGGTATTAAATTTTAATCCTAGTCAGCTAGCTTCTATTTCAATAGGAAAAAATAAAATTAAAGATTTCTCTGGGATGTTTTATAACTGCTCCAAAGCCGTGAATTTTTTAGAACTATTTGTGTCTGAAGGAATTAACTTTTCTGGAACATTTAGCAATTGTTGTAAAATTACCAGTCTCCCACTGCTGGATACTTCCAAGGGAACAAACTTTCAAGGAATGTTTAACGGCTGCTCTGAGATCGCCAATTTCCCAAAAATAAACACTTCAAAAGGAAAAAATTTTAGAGGAATGTTTAACGGTTGTTCCAAAGCAAAAAGCTTTCCAGAATTAGATACTTCAGTTGGAATGGATTTTAGCTGGATGTTTGGTAATTGTTCTGGAGCTACCGGTTTTCCAAAGTTAAACACTTCTAATGGAACAAACTTTCAAGGAATGTTTGTAGGCTGTTCTGGGGCCACTAGCTTTCCAGATTTAAATACTTCTGCTGGCATTTATTTTAAAGGAATGTTTGACGGCTGTTGTAAAGCTGTGGGTTTCCCAGAGTTAAATACTTCAAAAGGAATTGACTTTACATGGATGTTTGCAGGCTGTTCTGAAGCCACCAGCTTTCCAGATTTAAATACTTCTGCTGGCATTTATTTTAAAGGAATGTTTGGAGGCTGTTTTAGGGCCGTTAATTTTCCAGAACTAGATATTTCAAAAGGAAAAGACTTTAGAAAAATGTTTTATAACTGTAATATAAAAAAAAGTAAAAAATAATAGAGCCTAATTTATATGGGAAACTTACCATAGGTTATTTTACCTATGGTAAGAACGAAACTTTTTTAACCCAACGCCGGATATTTTTTTATGAAAAATTACCTCTCTCTGCTAAATAGCATAGTGTACGACGGAGATACACACGAAGACAGGACAGGCGTAGGACGAAGAAGCCTATTTTCTGCCGAGCTACGATATAATCTTGCGGATGGATTTCCACTAGTAACAACTAGAAAAATTCCTATACGTCCTTTTATAGGCGAAATACTTTGGCATTTAACCGGCAGTAAAGACATACGCTTTCTTAATGAAAATAAAATAAAAATTTGGGATGAATGGGCAGTTAATAAAAATCATATAAAAGACTTTATTGAAAATGTAATATTAAAAAAATTAATTACAAAAGAAGAACCAGAATCCGAGTCATTATCACAAATGATGAATATTCAGGCAATGCCGTTTTATGAGCATTTTGGAAATTCAATAGGACCTATATACGGTCCTAATTGGAGAGCTGCTCCTGGATCTGAATATAATCCCTTTAGAAAAGTCACTCCGCACGAAGACATCGAGAAAAAACGTTTACTAAATTTAAGAGCTGAATACATAAATTATTTAAAATTTATTAAAAATGATAAAAACAATGCTAGTCCATTAACAGAAGAGGAATTTATCGAACAAAACGTGCAATCAAATATAGACCAAGTGCAAAATTTATTAAATGGTTTAAAAAAACGTCCATGGTCTTCCAGGCACGTAATTTCATCATGGGTGCCAGAATGCATTCCGGATGAAGAATTGCCTCCTCAGTATAACGTTATTTTAGGAAAAGGGGCACTGGCTCCTTGTCCAATGACCCAACAATACTTTGTAACTCCTCCAAAAACTCCAAAAGATCTTCCCAGACTTTCCTTAAAAGTAACTAGCAGGTCGTGCGATTTTGTTCTTGGGGGACCTACCAATATAGCGGAATATTCGTTGTTAGTAAGTATGATTGCTCAAATAGTGAATATGGAGCCTTATGAATTTATTTTTTCAATGGGCGATGTGCATATATACACTAATCAAATAGAAACGGCAAAGAAACAGTTAGATAGAGACCCAAAACCTTTGCCAAAATTAGTATTAAATAAAAATATTATAGACCTCTTTGATTTTACATTTGGCGATATTTCTATTGACGATTATAAATATCATCCGGTATTAAAGTATCCTATTTCTGTATAAAAATAAAAAATGACTAAAAATTATAAAATTATTATAACAAGAGTCGGAACATCATTACCTTATGAATATATTGGAAGACCAAGCCCTTTAGGTAATCCTTTACCGCTTTCCGAAACCGTTAGCCGTGATTTTTCTTGCGACCAATATGAAGTTTGGTTTGCAAAACAAATTGAAGATAATAACGAAATAGTAATAAACGAATTAAAACGATTGCACAAAATAGGAATGAAACAAGGAATTCTTCGCCTTGGCTGTTATTGCTCTCCGAAAAGATGTCACGGAGATACTATTAAAAAGTATTTAGATGATAATAAAAGTGTATTTGAAATGTTTTAAATGGCCTTTAACAGAGAAAAACATTATGAAAATTCCTACGTTGTTGCTTCCGTTAGAACCAAAAGTAATTACTCCATTAAAGTCTATAGCAAAAACAGAAGCAAATGTTGATGGATGTTATATAGTTCCGGTAGGAGGTCTAAATGTAAAAGGAGCTTCAAATAAATGGTATAAATTAAAAAAATCGTTTCATTTGTTTGATAAAAATGAACAATTTATGAGAAATGTATTTATTGGAAAAGTCTTTTCAGAAATGGATGGGCCAAGCCTAGATAAAAAAGAAGATTTTAGTAAACAAGCCGAAAGACTTGTTCTAATGGAACCAAATAATGTATGCGGGATGATAAAGGATGTGTCTTTAGTAGATATTCAAGGAAGCGTAATAGAAAACGAAGATTATGAATGCCCTGTAAGCATAATGGCATCTATTAAGCCGATTGGGCCTCATGCAAAAATATTAGAAAATGCCATTCAACACGAGACATCAATTAATTACGGATTTGCTTTAAGAGGAATTATGCTTGTAGATTCCATTTCAAATGGAGACAATTTAAGTATTGATATTTGTTCTGTTATAACATTTGATTTAGTGCGATGTTAATGGGCCATGATTAATTTAAGGCAGACAATTATTGTTCAATGGGCTATATCGAAACTTTCCAAATTAGGTATTTTTAATAGTTATAAAGATGTAAATAATTTTGATGATTATAAAACTAGAAAAACCAATAAACCAGTTTCTTTATGCCCTGTTTTATTTTTTAAGACTAATCAAGACTCTGGTTTTTTTGAAGTTGAGCGAGTTTCCCATACAAAACGTAACCGTGTGGTATATTATGTAAGGCATGTTAAAAGTAAACGACTGTTTACTATTCAAAAAGAATGGTTTGAATTAATATTCACAGAAGCAAAAATTGAAAAAACTCCTATTGAATTTATGAACCAATTAAACGCTTTTAAAAAATAATGAAGTCTCATGAATTTACTGATTTGACATTAATAGAAATGCCGAAGGACTGTCCAGACCCAAAGTTTCCAATTTACGTCACTACTGATAAATGGGTGCTTTGTTTTGGAGGAAGTTTAGCTACTAAAATTAATAATAAACTTTCTATAGTTTTACATAAATGTGTACATGAAAATAATTCTTGGTTTAATGTAGCATTAACTCATGAATTAGGGCATCTTTTATCAAACCATAATTTGGTAGAAACTAATCCTAAAATATTTAATTTTAAAGAGGAATTTCAGGCCGATTTATGTTCATTCTTATTTGTAGTTTTAATATCCAAATCTAAAATCTCGGCTAAGATTTTAATAATTAAATATCTTTCAATTGGGCATTATATTTCATTTTTAAATATTTATAATGTTTTAAGAAAAAAAAATAACGTATTAATTTGCAGTCTTATAATGATGAAACTATTGACGTTATATATTGTATCAATTGTAGCAAGAGCAATAAATATTATTAAAGCTAAATGATTAATTGTCTTTACTCAGCTTAGCCTGCGCTAAGCTGAGTAAAAACATCTGATTTTTTTTAAAACTATAATTACATCTCTTTAAATGAATGAAAATAACTCTGAACTTGTTCCTGCTAATTTAGTAGGTAATTTTGAAAACCCGCTATCCTCTTGGTCAACGTCGTCTGGTATTGGCATTTTTCCAGGAAATTTTAATAGAAAATATTTATCAACATTAGGAAGTATTGTTGGTAGTCTGTGTTTTCCTCTTTGCACAGACAAATATGTTTCGTCTTTTACTTTAACTAAATGAATGTGCATCTCTAAATCTATTTCTTGGCACAGTTGTTTAGAACCAGCCCAGTATCCTTTCTCAGCTACTTCTTTAACAAATTGATCTTGCGGCATTCCGTTTCTTACTAAAGTTTTAGTGTCAGTTGATAATTGATGCGGTGTAATTAGTGTGATCTTTTTAGGCCCGCAAAATACACGCAGTCTTCTGAACATCTCTCTTAGATCTGTTCCTATTGGACCGCTAGAAGCACACCCAGTCGTGGGAACCATTCCAAGGTAATCCAACATAAGCAACTGAACTTCGTAACCATTAGCTTCCAACTCAATTATTTTATTACAAATATTTTTATAAGACCAAGCAAAAGGATCTACCCTCATCATCTTAATATGAAAACCGTTAACTTGCAGTCTTCTTTTAATATATTCGCTCATTGTTTGAACGCTAATTCCTGTCAAATCAATTTCTTCTTTAGTTTCCTCAAAATAAAGTAGTTGATATAGAAACTGTAGATTTTCAGCCAAATCGTCTTCAAAAGAAATACGAAGTAAAAGAGGTTTTTTTGTTATATCAAATAAATACGGATTGTTATGTAGTGCGATTTGTTTAAAAATAGACAAAGTAAAGCCTGTTTTATAATTATGCTGCTGAGCGCCAATTGTGCAAAACTCTCCTCTTCTAAAACCTCCTTGAAGCATTCTGTTTAATCTTTGCCACCCAGTGGACAAAATGCCGTGGCCATTTGCATTATCTCTAATAGTTTTAAAAACAGCTTGCGTTTGGCCTTCGTCGCCGATATCTACGTCTGATATAACACCGGTATCTTTTGTTGTGGCTGTATTTTGCAAAGGTTCTAATTGACCAATAACTTCGCTTATAAATAATCCAATATCTTTTATCGAATCTCTATTTACCCTAAATCTATAGGAAGCTTTATTTAATATTTCACTTATTTTTTCTTCTTTAAAATGAGTGGTAATTGATCGTCTTAAATTAATAATTGTTCTTTTTAGTTGAGCTTCCGTAAGAATTGGCTCGACGCCTTGGCGTATTGCTTCTAGTAATTTATTATCTTCATCTACATTTACTTGAATTTGTTGTAAAAAGCCGCTAATATCATATTCATAGTCAATTGGATTATTACACATATCCATGACAGTTTGTTTTAATGCTAACAGTCTTTCTCTGTCTGTATGTAAACCTATTCCTATATCAGATATTTTAACAGAATCCATTGCAGTGCGAACTAAGTCCACACTATTTTCGGTATGCTGGTCTAGTTGGCTTTCCCGATACAGCAGAGAGATACTTTTCACTAGTAAAAGATTTGGCTTCATTTTTTTCTTTTCTTAAATTAATTAGGTCATTGTTTTCCATAGTATCGTAGTCTACTTTTTTTCTTAAATAGCTGCAATTAAAAAGCAAATGGTATGGCAATTCTAACACGTAATAGCTAATCCGACTAAAACTGGAAATTAACTGCAATGTTAAGAATTGAAGATAGCAGCCCTCTATACGTATTAGATAATGTAAATGCTCCAATTACATCAAATCAAACATATTTAAAAAAGGATGTAATCATTGTACCAGAATGGATTTTCAGATGTCTTATTAGAAATAAACTAAATTATATGGACTTATTCGATTATAGTCGTTTATCGGCTGTTTTAGCTACTTCTGATATTTTAGAATTAGTGGCTACAAATATACTGCTAACCAAACTCTTATTTTCCACTTTGCCTTTTGCTAATAATAAAAACAATATTGACTTAATTGAGCCTCCGATGAGTTTGGCACTAGTTGAGGAATGGCAACAAAGTTTTTCTTTTCAAAAATCTGGGCTAGGTTCTATTATATACAATTACGATTATTTAAAATCTTATGAAAACTCAATTAAAACAAAATTAACTTCTGAAAAAATAGAAAATTTTTCTTTAGAAACAGATTTAAAATCGTGTTATTCAATACACACTGGTCCTGACAAAACAGTTTTTATGCTAGTAAAACCAGGAATTATTGAAAGACATCAAAATATAGATTTTTTAAAAATACTATGCGAATCGCTATTAACTGAATTTTATCGTTTATATCCAATGCATGTGTGCTCAACTGTTAATAATATTTTTTCTAAGTACGTTAGTCTGCTTTAAAAAAAGCATCTTTTCTACGTTTGACACCAGGGCCTAAAAATGAACACAATATTCACAAAAAATTCCCGTCGCAGCCTGGCCCCTTCGCCGACCGACAAGAACGTGGAGCTCTATAGCTCCGTGGTAAACGGAAACAATTCCTTCGGGAGTTCAAAGTTGACGCGTGTAGCGTTAGCAATGGAAGGCATGAATGACAGCGATTACGGCCTGCTAACCAGTTCGGCTTCCGAGCTTTCTATCGCGATTGAGTCGTGTATTGAACAACTCGGTTTAACAAAGTGCACCATTCAGCCCCAAATCGACGCCGCCGTAGTAGCCGGCATGATCGCAGGTGATCCGCAAGCATTTTTCAGATTCGAGCCTAAGCCGCTTGGCGTGGCGACAGAATCCATGGCCATCATGGCCCAAACGGCATTTGATGCCGTTGAACGGCGAATGATTTCGACGGAAGCGTACGACGAACGGGACAACAAAAACACAGTTGTCTATTCGATTGAATACAATATGCAATCCGCCCGCCAAGACGAATTTGGCGAAGCCTGGTTCCCGACGATTGTCATTACGCCGGACCAAGTCGGGTTCGACGTAACTGTCCGAATTCTGTCCGTGATGAACGATTTCAAGCGAAGCATCACCGGCGAAATTGATAACTTTGACCGTAAAAATCTCATTCGAGCGATTGCCGACCCCACCATTCTGAAGAACGACGGCACACGAGTAATACCAGTTGCTCGCGCTCAGGCCGCCTCGAAGTTCGTCAGGCCGACCATTATTCCAGTTCGAACAATTTTACACGAAGGCGAATCGATTGTCACAGCTCCTTTGGCATTCGGCCAAACATTCAGCCTGCTTGGCATTTCCCAGACCGACACGCTTCTGGCAAATGGCGCAATGGACCTCACCGACACACTCGATACCGGGTCGGTGCTGGAAAACATCTATGTTCGAGTTGGCGGGGTCGTTGGCGGCCCCACCCCGCGAATTGGTGATGTTTTAAAATTCAATGTGACCAATCTTCCGTTAAGCAATTTTACAAATGCAATTCAAGGCAGCTATCGTTTGATGCTGCTGAATTTCCAAACAAGCAGTATGCTGATAAATAAGAATACAAAAAATAACGACGGCAGCGCATTGATCGACCTTATTTCCGTTGTCACCAACGACCTGATTGTCCGGCTGGCTATCAATGTCACCGGGTCTATCAACATCGAGACTGCGGAAACGGTTCTGTATGGCAATCCAATTAGCGTGGCGTCCGTCCAAAATGCTGCTGGAGAGCTTCTGGACTTAACCCAAGAACCGGCAGCATCACTGGTTTCTTTATTCGCGAACGGCGAGCCCATCGGTTATGACCTGAAGGCTTATCGCACCAACATGAACCGTCGTCAGCGCGGCCAGCTGATCAATACGACGCAATACACTCAGCGCTACCCGGTGACTCTGCGCAGCCCGATTACGGCAATTCATCCTGTCAACACAGACGGCCAAACCGATACATCGGATCTGGCAAGCCTGATAACCGCCACTCGGATTCGGACGTCAAATGCAAGCGTTGGTGCGTTGATCGCTCAAGCGACCGCCCTGGGCGAATATGTTGACGCACGAGATTCGGCCGGCGTCGGCCCGGATGTCATAGGCGTCGGCCGGTTCTATGTGAAGCCTACGTTCTTCTATGAATCCGTAGACGTTCTGGCTCAAATCAATTCGGTAAAGACTTCTGAAAGAATTGCAGACATCCAGGCTGTTTTGGTAAACAAGCTTCGAGACTATGCCTACAAGATGTATCGCGATTCCGAGTACAAGGCAGCGGCAGACGCCTTGGCCGGCGGCCTTGCTCCTACGCCGGTTGTGCTGATCGGAACCGACCCAATCATTGCTCGTTATTTGTGCGTCTCCGGCGATCTGCGAACTCTCGGGGCCTCTGAGTTTGACGTGCGAATCGTCCATACTCTGGATAACCGTGTAAAGGGAAAGATATTTATTTCATTTAGTGTCTTCGATGAGACACGAAATACCACCATTAATCCTTTGAATTTTGGCAATATGGCGTGGTCTCCTGAAATCACGGTTGTTCTGCCTATTTCCCGCGATGGCCAAATTTCTCGAGAACTGGCTGTCCAGCCACGTTTCTCCCACGTAGTCAATCTCCCGGTGATGACAGTCCTTTCCGTCGTCGGTATTTCCGATACGCTGGACAAGATCCCGCTCACAATCGCCACGTCAATCGTTGCTCCGATACATACTGTTACACCATAGACCTCTCACTACTGAATCTGTAGGTTAGGTCTCCTCCCGCCAGACCAGTTTAGGCTGGTCTGGCGGGAGGCGTATTTTTTTTTGTTTTTTTACAATAAAATTAAATAAAGCCTATATAAAAAAATAGTCGCATATACTTCATATGCTGTTTGGTTTAGTTTGTAAACCAAATTACAAATAACAAATAAAGGTAAAAACCAATGACTTTTAATGCTATTAACGAAGACTCTTCCAGTTGGGAAATTATTGCTGAAATTTCCACTGGAACAGCTTTATCTTTTTTAAAAAACGAAACCCAACTAGAAGCTCCATTTGGAGTTTCTAAAGAAAAATTGAATGAGTCTATATTAGAAGAAAAATGGAAAAATAATCACAGAATTTATATGAGATGCGACGCTATTGCAAATACATCCTTTCAAATAAGTATGTTAAAAACCCAATTAGCAATATATCTATGCAAAAAAAGTAAAGATAAATTAATAGTAGAAAGGCCGTTTATTTTAATTGAAGGTTTGGTTTATTTTGGAGAAGCCAGACTTAGAGGATCAGATGGTTTTGAGTTATTGCTGGCATTTCCGGAAGGTTATTTTTCATGCAAAGAACCTCCAGGGCAAAGAAAATATAGTATGCTCGGCTATGCTTCTGGAGTAATGGGCCAAGGATTAAAATTTAACCCATTGCTTAAATTGTGTGAAGAATGGGAATTCCTTGCCGACGATCAACCGATTGCATCAATGCCAGATAGACCGGTAATCTTGCTATAAATTCATGTGGTTGCGTGGTTATAAAGCTAAGTTGTTATTTGTAACCACGTAATCGCATGAATCAAAAAGAGATCTGCAAAAAATGATAGAAACAGAACATCAATTTCGCGTCATTACCGAAACTCCAGAACCTTATAAAACATTACAAAAATTATCGGAAAACCCAAACTTTACTTATCATTTAACAGACATGCTTTTCTTTGTTGGTTTTTGCGTGGTGCCTCCTATTTATATATTCTTTTGTGAAAATACGGCTGAACAATTATTATTTCTAAATTCATTAGGTTTTAATATTTATAATAATGATTTAGAATTTAATGATAAAATGCCAATGCAAGATAGTTTAACAAAATACATTTATGTTCACAACGAATCAAAAATAGCAATAGAAGTAGTAACAAATATAGATATAAAAAAGAAAGCACAATTATCGTTATTAAATAAAATTCGTTTAGAAGAAAGAACTAGAGCAGTAAAAATTAAAACAATGTTTTTAACTTATAATCAATTGCAAAAACAAAAAGAATGGAATAAAACGATTCAAGAAGAGCGGAACAAAGCAATGGCTGAAAAAAGAAAAAAATGATTAACCTAGAAAGTTTTACACCAACTTTAAATTTAGAACCGCTAAATACACTAATAAAACTTATTTCTAATAACGATTATGTTTATTTCTTAACAGATTCTAGATATATCGAATCTAAATTTTGTAGAAAAATTCAAAACTCTATTTCCCACGAATGGATATTTTTTGCAGATTATTCTTTAGAACATGTAGAATTTTTAAAGAATATTGGTTTTTATTTATACGAGGATGGAACATTTATACACACAGATTCAGATATTTTAACACATTCCATTTATGGCCATGATGATTCAAACGTTTACATCCAACTTGTAATTGATATTGAATTAAAAAAAGCGGCGTTAGATTTAATTGTAGAAAATATTATTGCAGAGCAATCCAATATTTCACACCCTTTGCAGAACGCATTTATAAACTCCGATGATGTATTAATGAGAGAAGCTTGGAATTGTGCAATAAGAACTTGTAGAAAAATTAATAATGAGAATGCATAATTTGTTTTACATTATTTATAAAAAACTTTTTAGAATTAAATCACACATTGAAATAATTGAAGAAGATAATTCAAATTTGATCCGCTTTGGGGATCTTTATCAAGGAGATTGGTTTTATAAAAATAGACATTTTTGCCAAGTTGTTACCAGAACCAAACAATGTTACAGTGTATTAAATCCCAATTCCGCTTTATTTAGTAGAACTGGTAAAATCTCATTAGACAGTTTCAATTATAAAGATCTGGTCGTTCCAATTAAGTGCAAATATAGCTTTACAACTAACAATCTTTTATCAACTAATAAATCAGATTTTTCAGAATTTTTAACGGAATTTTATATGCCGTCATTATTTGAATGTTTAAATAACAATCAACCATTCTGGCACTGCCGTCTTAAATGTTTCGGAATCGTAGTCCCTTATAAAAGAAACCCAGTTAATTACTCAATGCCCAATTCTTTATTAATCTTTTCAGATGATTCTTTGCGCACAGAAACAATGCGCGCTTGTGAAGCTGTTGTTCCTATTAACAAAGTAATAGTTAAAAAACTTTAATGAAAGATTTTAAACATAAAGTTTTAATGGAAAACCCTGAGCAAACTTTAAAAATAATATTAGAATTGTGTGAAGATAATAATTTTGGCCAAATGCACTATTATGTTCCATTAAAAACAGTTACATTAGATGGCGTAGAAATTATTGTTGACGAAGACGACCCAAAAGGTCGGTTTTATTTAATAGAATCGATGAATGAAAATGACACTGGCCATCATTATAATGATACTTTTGAAGTAATTGCTCACATTTTAAGATTGAAAAATAAAATAATTACATATACATAAAGCGACATAGCCTTATCATAACGGTAAGAGTGTCTTATTCTAACTGGAAATAAATGATGCTGTTATATGACGATATGATCTACGTCGGCGCCCTGGTCATTGCTGGCTCCCCGGAAATTGCCGCATTGGTGGCTCTTCCTGTCGGATATTTTCGCGAATTCAACATTAATGAAAAAGAGAGCAAGATGAGGGCCGAATACTACTTCCAAGGAGCAATGGATCAAGGAATGATCCATAACCCAGTTCTCAGGCTATTTGAATCGTGGGATTTTATTCCTGAAGATTGGCATTTCTCAGACTTGTCAAACAAAACCACCATTCTCATCTAACCGCCATTCTCATCTAACAAAAAATCATAATAAAAAAATCAATCGATAAGCTAGCGGTTTTGCCGCTAGCAGTTTTTTTTTAAAAAGGTTAACCTATGCCTATTAAAAATTTAAATGCTAAACAGAAAAAAATGCTAGATGAACATCAACTGACCATCGCAGGAAACGACGATTTTTTGTCCCGTCGCGATCTTCCTCTTACTAAAATACGCCAATTAAATAATCTTAAATTTATTTTCTCAACAACTAACAACTATTATTTTAATAAAAAAATAAAAATAGCAAAATGGGAATTCTTTTCCCAAAATTTAAGTGAAACGGAAAGATATTTACAATCAATAGGTTATATTACAGTATATAATGAAAACGAAGTTGATTCAAATATTACTACTATTATGAAGCATAGTTCTAATGTAATTGTGTATTTGTCGTCCGATTATTGGCTAAGAGTTAGAGCTCAGCTATACTTATCAAATTTAATAAAAAGAAAACAATTAGATGTAAATGTTTTTGAAGATTCTGAAAAAACAAAATGCATTTGGGAAAACGCGCTAGATCACGCTTGGAGCAAAAGAGTTAATGAGTCTTTTCTACGTACTCGAAGATTTTTAAAACGCCAGTAATTTTATTAATGGTTTACTCCTACGCAGCATTTTGCGTAGGAGTAAACCGTTGCTGTATTTTTTTATACTCATATATACTAAATATGTAGTTAATAATATAAGTTTTAAGTCTTGATGGAAAAAATCAGTGCCTAAGCAAGTTACTTATTTACACGCACTTTCAATTCCCTCCACAATAGATCTTAGAGAAGCTGTCGATAAGGATGTAAATGGAATTATTAAAAGAGTTTCATATATAAACTATTCGCCCCATTGCATTTATGTTCTTGAACGATCTGGTTTGGTTTTTTCTGTAAAAAATGTACCAAATCGATTTAGCACTCAGTTTATAATTAGATGTGAATACACAATACCGTTTACTATATTTGAAGAACTTGCTCCGTTATTTTCAAAGGAAATAAATAAAGAAACGCATCCAGATCTGTTTTCATTAAAAGAGTTATTTTTTAAACATTGTGAAAATTCAACAAATAAATATAAAAGCCTCAGATTAGTTGTAGACACCGTTATTGAACATAATGACTTAAAAACAGCTGACATTCTTTATATTTATAATCAAGATATAGTTATATCAAATGAACAATTAACAAATAATATTAGCCATCCTTTTAATGGATACGATAAATTAAAAGAACGATACCAAGAAATTTCTAAAACAACCGGAACACATTTCTCAATTGAAATAATTGATAACGAAGAATTATTAGGAGAGCGTTATTTTTACGTAGCTGACAGGCTTTTTAAAGTCATTCCATTTAAAGATAAAACTCGCACATCTGGAATTTATTTTATTATTAGTGATTTTACTAGAGCAGAGCCCAGAATAGATATAAAGCAATATGAAATATCGGAAGCCGAAACTGTTTTAGGTTTGTATAAAACAAAAGAAATTGCCCTGTCATCTGGAGATTTAAAACTAGCTCGTCAAGAAGAAATTGCTCGATTAATGCATGAAAGTTCTGTAAATAAAATAGAAATAAACAAACTAGAAAGTAAACATTCGCTTGAATTAGAAAGAATTAAAATAGAAAAAGATAAAGCCGATAACATTCGAAAAGCAACCATTCTTGAACTTGAATCAGAAATTGCTCAAAAAGAAATCGAAAATAAATTACTAGAAGCTGCTAATGAAAGGGAAAAAAGAAATTACGAAAAGGAAAGCCAATTGTTTAAATTTGCTCATGAGCAAAGACGAACAATAGAAGACGAATACTACAGTCAAAAAATGCATAAAAGAAAAGACCTATCGGAATTAATAAAAACAATTGGAGTAATTGCTGTTGGTGTAATTAGCATAGCAGCCATAGTGCTAAAAGCAAAGTAAATATGGTTATAAAAATATAAAAGTTATGTAAAAAATAAATAAGGGCATTAATTAATTGGCTCATTCATTGCTTTTTTGTTTATCTTTGTAAACAAAAAATGCATTAGTTTAAATGTTGGCGCAGGAGAACGATTAATGCACCGATTGTTTAAAAAACTATTAGATAAAGAAGGCCCCGCGTCAAATCCGATTATTGGAAATGGAATATCGGTTGTATATATTAAGGAAGCCATGCGCTACATAGACAGTGTATTTAGAAGCGCAAGAACCAGTTTGCCTGAAGGTCTGGAATATATAGGTTGTGAAAGGTGCACCCCTCAAGAAGAATACGATGAAATAACTAGAGCAAAAAATAATAATAAAAGAATTTTTGACTTAGCTAAATCTTATTTATTTGTAGTAAAATACTTCTTTCGTTTTGAAGGTATAGATTTACCACCTAGGTATTTATATCTTCCGTATGTTTTAGATGGAGGAATAATTTATTTAGGAGGCTCTTGTTATAGGGTCTCGCCAGTAATTTCTGAAACAATATCGCCGACTTCAAAAACAGTATTTATTCGATTATTGCGAGACAAAATGATTTTTGAAAGAATATTTCATAATTTCATAATTGATAATAAAAGAGAAACCAATCACGTTGTTTGGTCAAAAATTCATAAAAAAAAAGTAACTACTCAAAGAGTAAGTTCAACAACTAGAGCAAAAACATGCAATGTCCATTATTTATTGGGCAAATATGGATTTTCTGAAATGTTTAGAAGGTTTGTTAATTTCATTCCAATCGTTGGAGAAGAAGAAATTAACATAGAAACCTATCCTCCTTCAAAATGGATAATATGTCGTTCCACAGAAGTAAAACCAATCGGGTATTTATCTCAGTTTTATACTCCATGTAAAATTAGATTAGCAATACCAAAAGAGCTTTGGTCGGCCGATGTAAAAAATCTTGTTGCTGGGTTTTATTATGTTGCGGATAATTTTCCAAATAGAATTAGAATAGAATATTTAGAAAATACTAGCCTATGGATGATTTTGCTAGGGCATATTATTTTTAGCGGGGTTTATGGAGAAGGAAAACTTTACGAGCAAATAGCGGAACACTATCGTTCAATAGACGAATGCATTGATACAATAGTAGTTACTAAATTTAAAGAAGCTGGTTTTAAAATAGAAAATTTTTACGATCTGTTATTTTTAATATTGCAACAATTTGATGACTGGACTGTTAATTCAACAGAAAGCAACAAATTAATGTATAATAAAACTTTAGAAGTATTGTACTATGTTCTTTTTAATGTGACGTCTACTATTTTTAATGCAATTTTTATTCTTAATAAACAATCGCTAAAAAAGAAACTAGTGGCAAAAGAAATAATTCGTGCACTAAATAAACACCTTACAATAGGAGTCATACACGGAATTAGAGAAGCAAATTTGGCTGTTTCGAATGTATCGTATTCCGGAGATAATAAATACATAAAAATTGCATCAGCGGCTGTGCCACAGCATAATTTAACTACAGCCACACGAGGAAAAAAAACAAGAATAACAATAGATTCAACAAAAAGAATAAATATGTCGCTTGTAATTGGCGGCTCAGTTCTTTATCTTAGCAAATCAAATCCATCTCCAGCTGTTCATCTCAATCTATTTGCTGAAGTAGATCTAAAAACAGCTAGAATCATTGAACCAGAAAAGTTTAAACAGATTTGCTTAGATACGGATAACCGGCTAAAAGGACTTACTTCAAATTAAAACACAGGAACCATGATGTTACCATATCGCTTGGATATGATTGGAACGCCGTTGGTAGCTTACCCAGCTACCAGCCCGCCTTGTATGCCACAAGTAGCAATAAACCCGCTAGTGGCTCCGTTTTTGGCTTTTATTTCAGCAACTGTAGCAAACGTAGCCGCTACAGAATCTTCAAAAAATCCTATTCGCACATTTTACTACAACGAACTATCGCGCCAAAATTGGAATAATGAATCTTTTTCTGAAGCTGTAGAACTCACAGCTGGAATTTGTTTTATAAATATTTTTAAGAAAACATTTATTTCTCCAGAAGCATCCATTCCTATTTACGCATCTAATGCACTTGGATATTTAACATCCAAAAGAATTGCTCTATATCCAGAATTAAAGCAACATTGTTCACCATCAATGCTAACCGATGCTGGAAATGCAATTATTAATCTAAAAAACACAGAAGGAGAAATTGCTCAACTAAATTATCAGTTTAATCAATCTGCAAAGAATAATCAAAATGCATATATAAATAATCAGCACGGCTATCTACAGCAGCAAGGCTGGCCCCCACAGGGCTATCCACAGCAGCAAGGCTGGCCCCCACAGGGCTATCCACAGCAGCAAGGCTGGTCCCCACAGGGCTATCCACAGCAGCAAGGCTGGTCTCCACAGGGCTATCCACAGCAGCAAGGCTGGCCCCCACAGGGCTATCCACAGCAGCAAGGCTGGTCTCCACAGGGCTATCCACAGCAGCAAGGCTGGTCTCCACAGGGTTATCCACAGCAGCAAGGCTGGTCCCAGCAAGAATCGTACTATCGGCAAAACACAAATTCCGGATCTATGCCGAACCATCCTTCAGAACCAATGGCTGGCCAAAGATTCCAAACAAATAACGCCTTGCTTTCTCCAGGGCTTACTCCTGGTTTTAATCCAAAAACTGTTCAAAATAATCAACAAAACCCACAAATCAATCCTATACAACAAACTTCGTTTTTTAAACCAAATAAACCACAAGACCAAATTTTTAATACAATAGAAACCGCTGTTTCAAATTCGCCAAACATTGCCACTTCTACCACAGAAGTATTGGCTATAAACAACTGGTTGCCATCTGAAAAACAATGGTATTTAAGTTCTTACGATGTCAGAACTAAAAACGAAAAATTTATTAAAATTGGCAATACCGTTATTCAAATAATTACTGATAAAGAGGAACCTGAAGTGGACAGAAGCCAACATACAATTGTTATTGGGAATTATGAATTTACAAGAAAAAAAATACCTTTGAAAGATGAAGAATCTGAAATTGTTACAAGTTTTGATGCCTCTAAATTTCAACCCAACATAAAAGAAGATGCAATGAACGAATTTCCAGAAGCAGAAGTAATCTTTGATACTGATGTAACAGAATCATTTTATGCTGAACAAGCAGAATTTGAAGCAATTGTTGAATTTAGAGGCTATCTATCGGTTGCAAATATAGACGCCTATGTGACACACGTCAATGTTTTAAATCCAGCGGTTACAATAGCCGATTATAGCAAGGTTCTTAAATCCATTTCTTCAAAATTAAACTTTGTAGATGCTGCAAAACAAATTAAACAAAACATTATTTCAGCTAAAGATCTTTCTGAAAGAAGACCTGAAAATTTTCAAAACGCTATAGAAATAGCAACCTTAATGGAAAAAACTAATATATTTTTAACGGAAGTAATTAATAGTTTCCTGCATAATAATATATCTTTAAGCGCATTAACGATCGATAGTTTTTGCGAAGACGTAGCAGACCTCGAGTCATATCTGCTAAGCAAATATGGGGCAACATTTATCGAAGCCTACAGACGATTTGAAAGAGAAACGTTTAATAAATTATTAATTACAGAAACACCTTATCTAGACCTAAGAAATTTATTGTTTAATAAAAATGAAACTGCTGAATCTGATGCGGCTGTTGATCCAGATGCAGAAGAACTTGCCAAAATAGAAAATATTGAACTTGAACGCAATGTCAATACATTTGTAACCTTCTTTCCAATCAAACATTCTTTTGTAATTGTTAACTTATTAAGTTCAGATTTAGATCGCTGGGTTCAAAGAGAAGCCAGACTAATCGAAGAAAGAGAATGCCCAAAATTGCATTCGGTAGTAAAACAATTTTATGAAAATAAACAAAATAGAGAATTAAGCACATCGTACGATACGTTAATAACTTTAGATAATAAGAAATACAAAATCTATTACGGCCATCTCGGAATCAATGCGTATCTCGTAAGCTGTTAAAGAAGCAGCCAGTGGCTTTAAAGAGACTGGATATCCAGTCTCTTTAATTAAAAACCCCCAGGAGAATTTCAAAAAATGATTGAAAATGTTGAAAATGAAAAACCAGTATCGAAAAGCGTGCCGTTAACTCCTCTTGAATTATTTGACCGATTTTTTGACATCGAACTTTGTTCAGCTACTCAATTTCCATATGAAGTTATTAAATTAATTTGCTCAGGAGTAAAAAATGAAAAAATTCATTTTGTAAATAACTTAAAAACTGGGCAATATTGTTTCTTAAATGAAGACGAAAATCCTTGTCTATTTATTAAAGATTCAGTTCAAAGAGGTCTGTTTATTAGAATTCCGTCGTCCGACGATTCTCCAGATAAAATTTTAATGTACTATTATTCTCCAAATAAAGTAATATCGGTATATCCCACAATAAAAGCTATGGCAGAAATTTTGGGCGCGCTCTGTCTATGTGAACAAGAAGTTATGATTAAAGAATAAATCTATTTTTTGCTAATCGAAATACGCACATTAGACGACTACCTAACCAGTAGTCGTCTAATGTAACTTTTTTTTTTAAAATAATTTACTATTTATTTTTTTTCAGAACTATTTGGTTCTTTATTTTTTTCTTGATCTTTTTCAGGTGTTTCGGATTCTTCCTTAGACGCCTCTGGCTCCTCTTCAGGCATCTCCGGCTCTTCCTCAGGAACCTCTGGCTCCTCTTCCATATTGAAATTGTCTTCTTCAGTTCCGTCATTTTCAGAAGGACTTTCAGAACCTGGCTCCGTTCCAAGCCTTTCTAAATCAGTATTAGCAGCTTGCTCTGCTGGTTTTAAACTTTTAATAAATTCAATAGAGCTTAAAACAACCCCTTCGTTATGTTCTTTCATTATTTCATATAAATTAATAGTGGCTTTCCCATTTTCATCTGGAGTGACTATATCTGAAAGTTCTAACATAAACCCATTGTCGGCTTGCCATCTTCTTAAAAAGAACGCCTTAAATGTATTTTTAATAGCATCTATATTAGATCCTAATTCACCAATTAATTCGGTAGTCATGAAATCAGAGTTTAACCATGCGTCTATTGTTTTTTCTAATGTTTCCGCATATTCATCGTATGCTTCTATTTGGCTTTTTATAGTAGTTACATCTGGTTTTGGCAAAGACAAATCTACGTTATCAACAAATTTATCGTACATATATAAATAATAACTATCTTCGTTTTCTTTAAATAATTCTTTTTCTTCATCTGTTGCTGTTCTATCTAGTAAGCCTGTATTGCTTTTCATTAAGTCAATTATTTTATTTCTTATAATGGAGTCATTACGTGCTATTATTTGTGTGAAATTTGTTAATTGAGGAGTAAATTCATCTTGAATGATGGTTACTCTTTTTGATAATAAAACATTATTTGCTAATACAGTTGTTGCAAAATCAGCTTGGAATCCTGAATCTACAGTTTCTGGAGTTAGCCCAATAGCCATTAGCATCTGCTTTCTTAATAATTCGTCCAGATCGCTGTCTGGAACTGTATGCTGCATATTTCTTGTTTCAAATTCAAACTTAGTTTGTGGTAAAGCAGGATGCCCTTCGAACGTTAATTCTAACCCTGCTCTCTGCACCCAATCTACTAAATCTACGGGGGCGTTAATTCCTAATGGAAAATATTGTTGACGCATTTTTGTAAGTTCATGCATAGCAATTTCAATTGTTCTTTGAGGATCTGGATCGCTCGGATCTAAAATCATATTAACATGTGTTAACGCAATAGAATTTTTTGTTAATGCCATAACCTTGGCAAATAGCAATATCCCTCTGAGACTAGTTAATATTTTTAAATCATCTAATAATGTTTTACCTATTCCGCTATCGTGGTATTTTAATGCAAAATAAGTTACTAATTCTGACGGAACATAAATCATTCTTGTATATTGGTTTGCTAATGCTCTGGCTAACATTATTCGATACAGTTCATTATTTTGGCCAATTTCCGTTTTTCTTCCATATGCGCCATTTTTTAATCTTTGAATTAAGTCAGACTCAATAATACTTGCATAAATTTGAGTGGCCTGAGGTATAGTAAGACTTAAATTATCTTTTCCTGCTAAGTTTCTTTTTGCTCTTTGTAATAAGAACGTGGATAGTTCTCCTCTTGGATTTCCAAGCTGGAGTTGAATGTCTCCTAAATATTTTTTATTAGTAAGATGAGATACTGGATTTCCTTCTTCGTCAATAATTACAAAATATCCTACATGCTCTCTTTTATTTCCAGGTACACAAACAGGAATTACGGATTCTGAAGGAAATTTTAAAACTAATGGACGCCCGATCGATTTACGTTTTGTTTGCCCGCTATTTGGAACGCTGACTAATGGCACTGCTTGGTTGGGTGGACTTTTGTATAGCAGTTTTTCTATTTTACTAGCTGATAATGACTCAGTCGAAATTCTTCTTGGCGATATTACTGATCTTACTTTATTTTTTGCATTCGTTGTAATAAGTTCCGGAAGTTTTAAAAAGTGGTAATTATCGGAGACTTCTATCATAAAACTAGGAAGCCTCGTAACTTCTCCATTATTAATTTCACAAATACAAGGAGCGATTGGGTCTCTTTGTGCAGTATAAAAATTTCTTTCAAACGATTCTAATCCAATTTTAGCATTAGAAGGTTTTTTAGTTTGAAAACTTTCTCCCAGTATTCCTAAAGAAACGGCTTCTCCAGCAGGAGACACAATCGATCCTAAAGATTCTACGGAAATAGTTCTAGACCCATTAATAAGTTCGTCAACTGCATTTTCTGGCAATACAGCAAACACATATGAGCCAGTTTCAAAAAGTATTTCTCTTAATATTTGTGGAAGAAGTTTAGTAACAGTATAGGCTGTATCACATTGATTTTTAAATTCTTTTAACAAGGTGGAAGTAAGCTCGCTGCAAAAAACAGGGCTCTTCATTTTATATAAAATTTCTGATGTTACCATATCTTTTGGTGACAATATAGAACTTACAAGAATTTGAGCAGCTAATTCTAAATCTGGAAATAACTGCTGAGCATTGCGAGAATCTTCGATGTTGCTTTGAATTTTTTCACTTAACGAAGTAAATGACGATTCGCTAAGATTGTAATAGGAATTGGGGTTATTTATATCTGTTTTTCTCGGATCTTTATTTACTACCAATTTGCTAATAATGGCCGCCAGCTCTGGTTTTCCATTAATAATTCCAATAGCTGGATATTTTTTCTTTGAATTAACTAGACGCACAATTTCGTCAATTGAGCTTTCTTTAGTGGGCATGAGGTATCTCTGTGTTAAAAACGATTATTTTAAGGGATTTTAAATGAGCAGTGATTCAACCCGGCTCTATTTAAAAGAATGTTTTATGCTTTGTAAAACATTGAAAATAAAATCTGAAGATTCAATTAAAAAAATTAATGACGATCTGATTCTTCGTTACGGGCAAAATAGCGTTGATATTTATAGAAAAGAAACATGGAAATACTATCTGAATAGCTGTGGGCAATATCATGCAACTGATTTAGTAATGACAGTCAGTTCGTTAGACACATTAGAGGAAATAAGGTTTACTAGAGAAGTATTGAATTTACACCCCACAACATTTTTAAACTACCAATATGGAACAACCTATTATAACGGACTGCTGACAAAATATCCAGAGCAAGAACAATTAATTCTTGGAATTCTTTATCCGGCAATAATGAATGAAGCGATTGCTGCTAAAGACGGAGCAATATTAGCCTATGATATCAGATATATAGAGCCACAAGAAACTACCTTACTAAATGAACTCGAAGGCTGGATTCAGGCTTTTTTAAAACGATGGCATGTAAGGGCTTTTGGGTTAAGCGATACTTTATATCCTACATCCCAACACGCAATAATGTATTTGCAATTAATTCCCACTCTTTTAAATCTTAGACTTAAACGCTGTAAAACGTCAGAAGCCCATACATTTCACATCTCATCTTATTTAGCTAGCCACGGTTATTTAGATAAATACATTGACTACCTTACATTAAAACAAAAACTATTTCTATATAAAAATATAGCTTATATTGAAAGACATCCTGGAAATGCCGATACTTTTAATTGGCTAATTCAAAAATTACTTACTGACAGATACATCCCAATAGCAGATTATTCAATTAAGTTTATAGATGAATTTACAGACACTGGAGAACCAAGTTATCATTTTCTAAAGAATCCAATAAATACAGAATACAATACAACAGATAAAGATATTTATACTTTAAATGAAATTTTTATAAAAGAGCAAAATTTAGTAAAAGGGAATAAGGACTATTCAGACGCTAATGGATTATTAATTAATGCCACGATACAAGAATCTCCAAGTAGCGTTATTAAAACAAAACTATTAGAGTCAAGCATTGCTGATTACGGAAATTCAGAACCAATGTCTATTGATTCTATTTTGCTAAATCATTGGGGTTTTTATGCATCCAAAGAACTATATACCGCTCCAGTTTATTTTTTAAATCCAAAAACAAACGAAACACATGTTTTATTTGCAGATGCGGCTTTTAATTATTTACTTTATTTTTTATTATGCTCCAGAGGCGTTGTTCCACTGCGCATCCCAGATTTTTTTGCAAATCGTGTTCGACGAATTGCAAAACCAACAGCGCAGACAATGATGCAAGTTGTAGATAGAAACTCAATTCGTAATACATTATTAGCTAATTGGCTTTTATCTCAACAACCTAATTCTTCATTAATGCAGTCCACTAGTAGTTTTTTTACATTTTGCAATGCAATTCACGAAGCCGGTTTAAAAGAATGGTATTTGATATCTAATGTGCATGATTACATAGAACGCGGTTTTTCAGATAATATGATAAATACACTATATGCAGATGGAAAAGCCACATTAGAGGATGCCGGAACACTCTACTCCGATTGGTTTGTTGCACATAATATTATTCCAGTAGAATATACCAGAGAAGAAGCAACTTTAGCTTATCAAAGACTTTTTATCGCAGCCACTGGCTATGAATTAGATGAAACAAAAACACTAGCATCTATTCAAAAAGCAGGAATAGATATTTTAACACAATTGAGTAGTTACTCTATTCAATTTGTAAAATCAATAAATAAAACACCTTATATATCTATTAATTGGCCAGCTATTCGGGCTGGAAAATTAACAGCAATGCAATACGGATACGCATTTATTCCTAGTGTTATAGATGTTCTTTTTTCTTTATTTTCTAGCAGGAGGCTGTTAGAAATTGAGATTACTCCGTTTGTTTCAACAATATCGGTCAGTGGCAGTCAATCATGTCAAATTAATATTTCTACAGACGCATATGTGGTTGAACACATCGTGCCAGAATTATATGTAAATATTGTTTTTCAAGCTCCTGTTATCTCATTTGAATACAATGGATTAGATTTAGATATTTTTTCAAAATATGGAGGAATTGGTTTTGAGGGCTACGAGGCTTTAACAGAAGCTCAAAAATTATCTATTGTTGATATTTACCATTAGTTTTTCAACTCAGGAATAAAGAGATGCAGTCTACTGTTAGAACAGTTTATGGAGCGTATCTTCAAACGTGCCATTATTTAAAGGTGCCGTTTACAGTAGTAAACCACACTACATTAAATGAAAAGCTCAACATTTTTTCAGACCTAGTTCTTGCGCAAGGCGAAGTTCCATCCACAGCCTATTTTTGCATAGGAAACGGTGGGCACAGGGCCGCTATAGGGGCAGACGGAGTTGCGCTAATAGAAGTTGTGCAACATACTCCGCGACATGCAGGATTGTATAATCAATTGCCTTTTGTATTAAGGAGGCCCGCCAATGATCTTACACAAGCAGAAAGAGCAAAATATAGATTAAGGCGCATAGAATATCATGACTCAGTTCAATACGTTGCATATTATGCTCGCGTACTTGACTTGACTTCTTCAATACCACAAATGGAACATGTGACAATTATAGATGGAGTAAAGGAAACTACTCCGTTTATTCCTACCACCTCAGATCTCAACCCAGTGCCTCCGGCAATTCCAAATACAGGAGCCGTAGTTGTAACAGGGGATTATTTATTCTGTAGCGCCAGAATACCAATGATATTAAATAGCCAGGATGTAACTGAATTTTTAAATGTAGCAAATATCATTTACGGTTCTGAAAATTATGCAACAATCAGCGAAATTGCTTTATGCTCTGGCATTGATCGTATAGTATCCGGTATATTTAATGGCGTCACAGCTACATATACGGACGCCATTGCCGTGCAAATAGTTAACTTTATTTCTGCATTCTATTCAATGCCATTCAATAACGAAGGATTAAGTATTCACACCAGCGTGGGATCTGTTGAGCCGCTATTATCGACTGTCCCAGTCATCCAATAAGCACGAATGCTTAGATTTCCACAAAAGGGCTCGACTTCTGTTTGTTTTTGCGGAATTGATCCAGGAACTAACTATCTTGGATTTTCTGTATTTACATTCGAAGTCGTTTCCCTTTCAATTTTATCAATAGACGCAGTTACATTTGAATCTGAAAAACTTGTTAAAGGGTATAGTAATATTTTTGAATCCCATTCTGAACGCACTGCCAAAATCATTGCACAAAAAGACAATCTTGTTTCACAATTTCGTTTTAATAAACCAGCTTTTGTTTGCTGTGAGAGCCCTTTCTATAATAGATTAAGGCCAAGTGCTTACGGGCCATTGGTGGAAATGATATTTGCAATTAAAACAGCGTGCATTGAGTATGATAAAACAATGCCATTTTACTTATATGACCCATCAAGCATTAAAAAAACAATTGGAGCTAATGCCATTGGCGATAAAAAAAATGTATATAATGCGCTTTGTAAACATGAAGAAATTTTAGCAAAATTAAAGCATCCGATCGACAAATACGACGAACATTCAATTGATTCCATTGCAATTGCATATTCTCATTTTTGTTATTTAAAATCTTCGTTTTTTTTGTTATGAGTAGAAGGGCTTTTTAAATGGAAACTATACTGGGCATTCCAAAATCTTTACTGGCCGTTTTTCGATTCTTTTTTTCACATCGTTTTTTAGTTTCTAGATACAATGCTATTCTTGTGTCGTTAGTTATTTTATTTCTCATTTTTGTTTCTGTAAGAACAGCAATAAATTTTTATACAAAAGATAACATAGTAGAAGCAGATGCTGTTACTCAAAACTCCATTTTTATAAAAGGATTAAATGAAGGGTTATTTACCAACGATAATAGTTTAATATATACCAATCTTAGTAAGAATGAACCATTACTTCCTATAGTTATTGCTTTTGAGAACCGACATGAAGTTCCGTGTTCTGTTAAAAGCATAGATAAAAAATCAAAAAAAATTACTCATGCCGTAAAAAAATACAAAAAGATTTATAAAAAGAATCACTATGTAAAAAAGCTATCGAAAAAACCTAATAAATATTTAGCTCAAAAAACTAAATATAAAAAAGCAATCAAAATAACAGGTAAATCGTGCTTTAAAGAAAAATCAAAAACAAATTGTTGGAAAACGACTAACTTTTTAAATAATAGTTAAGCAAAATAGATTAGTAGATTAAGCTTTAATATGCCACTATAAGCCCTCAGCGCCTTATAGAGGGCGTTTCGTGTCTTAGCTGGCGTCATCTTAACCCTAAACTAAACGGGCTTGCAAAGCCGTTATTTTACAAATAATAAAATCAGGTTTTAAAAAAACGAATGCAACTAAAAGAGATCTATAAGAATGTCTGAAAAAGCAACTGAAACCGAAATTGAGATTTATTCAAGAATTACCAATTTTAAAGGATTAATGCAAGCTGACAAAAAAGAAACGCACATACAAGCAAATTTTCGTTTTTCTGAAACTGCTTCTTTAAGAGTTAGAAAGACAATAAACGGAAATGAAACAATTTACGAAGAGACAATTAAAATAGATAAACCAATTGCTAATACTGCATCTTCTAAAGAAGAAACTACAATACTAATATCTCAACTTTTTTTCGATGAATTTTTACAAGGAACGGAACACTATATGCATAAAGACAGGTACATTTTTATTTCTAAAGATCAAGCTTTAACATTAGAATTAAATGAAAAAACAATCACCATAGTTGTTCCGGAAGTTATATATGAATGCGATGTATTTATAAAAGACGGCGGCGGTTACTACGATTGGTGTAAAATAGATGTAGAAATTGATAATTTACTGGACTATTTGGGAGAATACCATGATGGTCTTGATATAAAAAAAATAATTGTAAAAGTAAAACAATTGCCATTTAAGCCAATCGATTCATTTGTAAAGACGTCAGCTACCGATGAACAAAAGACTTTTCTAGATAAACTCTATACAGATTACTTTATAAAAAAAACTTCAGATTTTAAAAGAGATATAACATGAGGCTTGCGTTTTTTTATAATTTTGCAAAATCCACAATAAATGAAATTTGTTCTAATAGAATTCGTAAAATAGATGTTAGTGAGTTGCAAGCGTCTCTTTTAGAGTCATTTGATAGCTTATCCGCCGAAGATAAACTAGAATTAATAACAAAAATTGTATCTGCCGACACCGACGATGCAATTTTAAAAACAGAAAATAAACTACAACTTATCAGACTTAAAATATGGGTAATAAAAGCTTTATTTTTATCAATTTTGATAGTTATTTTATTAATCACAATAGTATTTATTTTCTTTGATGTATCTAATACCGATTCAAAAATCGCCAGCTTCCTTTTTCAAGTAAAAAATATGTTTCACTTTATTTTTTCATAGGTCTTTAACAATTTGGCTAACAGCATTAGTTGCTGCCGAGCATGCTCGGCAGCAACTAACTGACTTTTATGTTTTTTTATTAACTAAATCTATTTATGACGAAACAGATTCGCCTGGCCAAATAGGCGTGGGCCACTCTTTCTTAATTGAATTCCAATCTGAGGAAATAGTTTTTTCACCAGATTCAACAGCCGCCATGTATACTTCAAATGCTAGCCATGTGGAGTCTCGTAAATTACGGCAGTATTTTCCTTCGGCTGCATACTTTGGAACTTCTGAATTTCCAAAATCGCAGGCGCTTTTAAAATTGCTATAACCTCTGGTTGCAGCAAAAATATTTAAATCATTTTCAATTTGATTCGGAATTAATTCTTTAATCTTATTAATAAGTTCCGGAGAAGGCTGGGGATTTTGTGTTGGAGATATCAATGTAGGTAAATTTAGTTCATCTGTTTTTTCAGCAGGTAGCCGTGCTAATAGCTGATTTAAATCGTAAGCATTAACTGTATATGTAACGTGTATGCTCTGTCTATCTATTGAAATGGATCGATGTTCTTCTAAATAGCTGAATTCATCAACAGTTGGCTTAACCCCAAATAAACAAGGTGTATAAAAATCATATGGATGCCCTCTGTTTTCAATATGCAGGGCGTATACTGGATATTCAATAATCCGGTCATCTTCAATTCGACCATAAACCTTTAAATTGTCTAACATGAAAAACTGCCCTTAAAAACTGTGGAAAACCGTTTGTTTATATGTAGTAAAATAATTTACAATGGTTATTATTTCCTTATTTTAATAGTAGGTATTACCCGTATACCCAAGCGTGGCCATAGAGATTTAAAGGAGTCATCGCAGCTCCAGCATTATAAAGTTGCGAAGGCCCGCCGATTATCAGAGTTTCTCCATTAGCTGAAACTCCTATAGAAGTGCCAACGGCGGAGTTTATCACCGCTTGAGACGGAATTAACGTCGTGTTATATACCCAAGCAGAATCTATTTTTGTAAATACATACACAGCTCCTGACTCCCTGCCTTTGCCTCCGGAAACAAGATCGTCGTGCAATTGTGAGCCAATGAATAATGAATTTGAATCGGCAGTCATAGCTAATGAACTACCAAAGTGTTCATTTGACGAAACATTGGTAACTTCTGGAGCCATTATTTTGGCTACTTGTGGCCAAGTTACAGTCTGCCCAGAGACGGTTCTCCTGAAAACATAAACAGCCCCGCCCCTAGTCCATGTTCTTCCTGGATTTGTTTTTTGAGCTAAAATGGCTCCAACATATAACTCAGTTCCGTCTTCGTTAAATAACAACGAATAACCAAAATTATCTCCTACCAAGGCGTCAGAAGCAAATACAGGACCAGCTTCAAGAGTGACCGCGGTTCCATTAAATGCGTAAATATAAACAGAACCTGTGTCCATTCCTTTAGCGGTATTTGCTAGTCTTTTACTAGATGCAATTACTGTTACGTCAGAATTACAAGCAACTTCCCATCCAAACAAATCGCTCGCTGCCGCATTTGGAGTTGGTATATAAACAACAGCCTGCCATACACTTCCCCCTGGTGCTCTGGTAAAAATATGCGTAGACCCGCCGTCTAATACAGTTGTATCATGGCCTTGAGCCCCAACTATTAAAGTATTTCCGTCATTGGATAATTTTATTCCTCTGCCAAACCAGTCGTATGTATTTGGAGCCGGCATCGAAATCATTGATTGCTTTACCCAAATAGCTCCAGGAGTTGTTCCTGTAGCTGTAAATATATAAACGGCTCCATTATTCAAATTTCCTGGCGGTAATTTATGCCCAGGGGCAGACGCGGCTAATGTTGTGCCATCGGCATTTAACGAAACTTTATATCCAAACCATTCAACTGCGATTCCAGGAGTCGCTACTTCTATATTAGCAGTAAGTATTTGTTCTAAGTCCCATGTGCCAAGCCCATTTTTTCTATATAAATAAACTTTGCCAGCTTGAGCAATTTTTCTTGTAGTTGTGGTCACTACAAATGCGCCCATGTAAGGGGCCCCGATTGCAATTACCCGCCCGTCCCTACTGATGCTGACTGACCATCCAAACCAATCTCCCAATGTCGCCGGATTGAGAGGAGGAAGAACCGGGTTGGTTAACATGGCTTTATTAACCACTGGCAAATAAGAAGATCTTGTTTTAAATGTGCTTATTATGCTCCATGCGGAATCGCCCATTGTATTTCCAGTGTGGCGAACTCGAACATAGTAATTTGTATTTGGCACTAAACCAGATACACTCCATGTAGTTTTATTTGCAACTGAATGACTTAATTGGGAGATTATGGTTGTAAATAATGGATCTGTTGCAAGATCCCACGAGGAATCTTTATGTGTATCCCCAGGCCCTCCAGTTGTGGCAAACGCTGAAGAAGTTATGCTAACTGTTGAATTTAAATTAGTAGCATCGTTAATTGGAGACGTAATTGTTGGAGAAACAATTCCCCCGCCAGTTATTTGAATGCTGTATCTTTTGTTATTTACAATAAAAACGCCTGTGCCTGCCGATCCAGGAGCTGTATAACTGATTGTATCTCCATTTCTAGAAATAACTCCATTTAAACAAGACACAGTATATACTTTAGACATGCTAAAGTTGGTAATTTTGTAAGAACCAGTTGCTGAAGCAATAAGCGTTCTTGGCCCAGATATTGACAAAGTCAATTCAATGAGATGGCTAGGTATATATGCCAAAGGAATTATATTGTTAGTTATTGGTATTGGTCCGTCTTCGGTTCCTTTTTCCTCAATTGAAACCGCTCCAAAGTTTGCAATAGCCCCAGCAATAGTGGTTGCAGATGTTCCACCAAGGGCAATTGGTAAAATGGATGGAGTTAATTCGTTATCTATACTTGGTCCAATTACAGTGTTTGGCATGATCTAATTCCTTATAAATTTTTACAAATTCCGTTAACCCTTACAGCGACGCTAGCGCTGGAGGATCTGATCGATATTATTTCTCCTGGAGAACCAATTAGCGCAGTTCTTTCATATGTTCCTCCGTTTGCAGGTATTTTACATCCGTACTCTATATAGTCGGCCGGCTCTGGTGCCGAAACGGGAGACATTGTGAGAAAGAAATCGGCTTCTTCAGCGCCTTCATTAACGGCTAATATATTGAAAGTAGCATATTGAACTGTTGCTGGAATTGTATACACCGGCACAAGCGAGCCAGCAGATGACATAACCTTAGCAAAGAGACCGTCGGGCATGTTTATCACCAAAAGACTAGAGTAAACTTAGTTGAGATTTTGTTATAAATTTTGAGAACTAAAATTATTTAAAAATATGGACAACGCCACAATTTGTTTCTGACTGCGCTGCGTAATCAGAAGCAATGCCTATGGCTAAAGTTGATCCGTCTTCGGAAAGATAATCGCTATATTGATTTTCAGAATAATTTAAAAAATTAGCTGTTAATAAGCGTTTAAAAGACCATGAATTATTTTTAAACACATACACTTTTGCTGACGTAGAATTGTTTTTTATAATAACTACATTTCCGGCTGAATTTATTCTTGCTATATCAGATCCTGGAAAAACGGCTTCTTGTTCCCAAGTTGTTCCAGATGCTCTATAAATATATGTTTCATAAGAGATTCCGTTATATTTTGAAGCAATAAATAAATTTCCATTGCTATTAAAACCTAGCGGGATAAAAACGTCTCCAATTTGGTCTGTGGGAGAATTTAAAAAAGAATGAAAAGCCCAATTAGCTCCTGTTAATTTGTAAAAGTATATTCTACCAATTCCAAACGGAACGTGTGTAGAGGTTGCTAATGTAATTCCGTCTTTACTAATTTTTGTAGATATTCCAAAAAAGTTATGAGCTACTGGATTTTGGGCACTAATTTGCCCTTGCTGGGCCCAAGTTCCATTAGTGTTTTTATAAATAATGATAAAACCGCTATCTTCTATTCCAAGAACATCTGCTCCAGGAATTCCTATAATAATAGTCAATCCATCTTCTAATATCGATAAAGAAACTTTCGAACTGTAATTTCCCAAATTTGAAGAAAGCTCAATTCTAGCTTGTTTTGACCATGAATTGGATGCTTTTACAAATACATGTAATAAATGAGGTTCAGCAGTAATAACGGCTAAGGTTAAACCGTTCCCGCTTAATGCAATGCATTCCCCAAATCTGTCATAAGTTGAAAAAGTCTCTTCATTAAACTCTATACGAGCCTCATTTATCCAAGAATGTTGATTTTCTGTTATGAAGATGTGAACACACCCAGACAATTTACCATTAGTATTTAAATCCATAGGAGAACCAATTGCTATAGTTTGTTTATTGCTACTAAATGAAATGCTGTCCCCAAATAATTGCCCGGCTATTGGGTTAGTTGGTTGGATAATGGCAATTTCTTGCATTGGATAAATTTCAGTTGCAGTAGCAAAAGAAACAACGTTGCTCCATGGGCTATCCCCGCTTGTTTCTCCAGTGTACTTAACTCTAATATAGTAGACATGAGAAAGCAATAAATTAGCCACCGGCCATGTTGTTTTATTTATAGTGCTATTTTCACTAAAATCTACAAGAGTCATAAAATCAACACTTGTGGATAGTTGCCAAGTCGAGCTTCTATGAGTATCTGTTTTTTGGACAGTATCAAAAACAGAACTGGTAATTGTTAAAGATTTTGGAAAATCAATTGATCCATTAACTGGATAATTAATTGTTGGTTTAATAACAGATCTTTCCTCTTCTGTGAATAAAATAGCGTTACTCCATTCGCTTTCATCGTAAGATATTCCAAAATATTTTACACGTAAGTAATAAACCTGTTTAGATACAAGATCCGTTATCACCCATGTTGTTTTATTACTTTGGCTATTATCTATTCTTTGAAATATATTTTGAAAATTCTGATCAGTAGCTAATTCCCATGTAGAAGAAAAATGAGCGTCCCCGCCATCGTTAGTGGAAAACGCAGAAGACTGGCAAGTTATTGTTTTTGGCTGAGATACTGAATTATTTAAAGGGTTTAAAATAGAAGGAGCTAAAATGTGGCTGCCTGTTATTGAAAATTGAGCAATATCGCTCCAATCGCTATAAACTAAATCTAATGATTTATATCTAACTCTTAAAAAATAATCAGCATTTTTAAGAAGAGAATCTATTGGCCATCTGTTTTTATTTATAATATCATCAGGATTATTTATAATTAAAGTTAAAAAATCTGGATCTGTGGAAAGTTGCCAATCTGAACTAAGGTGGGTTCCGTCGGCATTATTTATTGAAAAATTTGATGCCAAAACAATTAAACTTTGTGGCTGATTAGTTGCTCCGTATAACGGAAATATTATAGTTGGTTTATTAACTATTATTGGAATTTCTAATGTAGTAACAGAAGCTGCAATGCTCCAATTGCTTAATCTGCCAGAGACTGCCCTATAACAAACTCTAGCGTAATAAACAGTGAGGCCACGTTGGTTTGAAAATGCAATGCTTGTTAAAAAATCTCTATTATTTAATACTTCGTGAGTAATATGACTAAAATTTATATCGGTTGATAATTGCCAATTTGAACTATAATGACTATCAACGCAGTTGGTAGTTTCAAAAATTGAACTTGTTAAAGTTATTTCTGATATTCCATTGCTAATAGAACTTACACACGATGTAATAGTAGGAACGTTTACAAAAGGAACACGTCCAGATACAATTGACGAAGCTTGCCGGTATGTAATTAATTTTGGAGTTGGTAAACCGGCCTCTATTTCATTTGGTGTTGCTACGCTGTAGCCTAATGACTCAAGAGTAACTCGATGAGGGTTATTCGGAAATTCTAAATGAGGCGTATTAGTAGGTATTGTATTTCTTAAAGGAAAATCATTAGCCATTGAATTTATTTTATTGACTAAATCTAGCTCTCTAAATCTTGCTTGTTCATTTTCGTTACGAATTATTTCTGGAAACAGTGGCAATGACTCAAACAGCCCATCCCATAATGTTAATTTTGCATTTAATCTACGAGAATTTATTTTTTCTAAAGCAGCATTCCTATATGTGGTCCATGTTCCACCAACACTTCTATATTGAATAAATAAAGTTCCTTGTAATAGACAAGATACCATGGAGCACGCTCCATATAGCAATTTTCCGGAAGACTCACTTCCGTCAAGATAGTATAAACTAAGTACAAAGTCAGTTCCTTCTTGCAAAATTTTTTGCACTGGACCGACACTAAGCTTTAGTATAAAATCATCAACAAAAAATGGAGCATAAATTGGCATTACTACAACGCCACGTTGATTAATTGACGGAGTTAAAATAAATTCTTCATTTGTTATTAAATTTGCAGGGTTTACTCCATAAGGGTCAAACGGTAATAATAATTCTGGCATTTTATACTCCAAGTTTAAAATCAAAACTAAATGTATAAATAATGTATTCAAAGTCATTAGGCGTAGCATACTGGTTTTTATGATTTCCTATATATAAATGAGTTCCATTTGAATTTATAGCCATTTTTTCACCAATTTCTTCATAAGCAAGTTTGTTTCCCGGTGTGTTAAGTTTTTGCTTAAGTTCCCAAACGTCGTTTACTTTAGTAAATATGTTAATACTATTGCCATCGTGAAGACGTCTAAGCACTATTTTGGTGCCATTGTCGTCCATTAGTATTCTTGGAGTAAGTGTGTATGCATTTAAAATGTACTCGTCATGTAAAATAATTCTTTGTTTTTCAACCCAAACATTATTTACAATGCCGTAAATGCATAAAGTTTCATTTTTAGAAAAAAACCCTGCAAGCACAGAGCCGTTTTTATTTAAGGCGAATGAAGCACCAACGGCAGTTTCTTGATTTAAAGGTTCGTTGTTAAAAAATTCAGATAAATTTATTACGCAAATTTTTTTCCAAACTCCACTTATTTTTCGAAAACAATGCAGATTTTTTAAAGTGCTGGCAAATAGCTGGTCTCCTTCGTGACTTATTTTAACAAAAAATGGACCATGGTAGAAAGAAGTTGTTCCATTAATGTGTTCGATATAGCTATTATTTTCGTATTCGAGATGTAAAAGCGCTTCTTGCTGCCAAATTCCTCCTACAAAGGCAAAAATATAAACTGCTCGTTTTTCATAGTAGCCGTAGAGCGTGACTAAATTGTAAAGGTCTGGAACTCTATCTATGGCCGCTCCTACAGCAATTCTGCTTGCGTGGCCGTCGATAGATAATGATCGGCCAAAAGAAGTAAACCGTCTTTTTTTAGAAATTATAACTCCATTGGAATAAGTAAAATTATAACTATTTTCATCTTCTAATGGTTCTAAAATTGAATGTAATTCCCAATTTAAATTATTTCTAACATATACTGTAGGTTTTAAGGAATCGGGAATTATATATTGTTCTTCGTCGTTATCTAATATATCAACACAACTTACAAGCACTGAACAATAATCGTTTGTAGCTATTTGGTCAGGTAAAGATCCGTCATATTTAAAAATGGTATTTGAATTTATTACTGTTCTAACAAAGGGATAAGAAAATCTTTCATCCACATCGCTGTTTTGTGAATATAAATCAGTGCTGCCCACTATTAGATGGCTTTCGTCTTTACTTAATAAAAAATTAGATTTATATGCCACTTCTTCGCACAGTGCGTCGCTTATAGATATTTCCCGCATAAAATTAACAAAAGCAGGGCTCCATTCACTATCCCCATAGTTTTCTCCGGTATACTTTACATATATATAGTAGTATTGCCCTGGCTCTAAATCGTAAAAAGTAACGGTTGTTAAAGGTTCTTCTAAACAAACCACTTCATTACTAACTATTGGATTAGTTGTCATAATAGCAATTTGCCATGTTGACTTTATAAATACATCCGGCGAATTAGTATTAATGCTAAAAGGGGTAGCCGCACAAGTAATAGACATCGATCCTTCGCTATATGAAGAATTATACGATAAAATCTCAGGAGTATTAACAGACGAGGTTAAATCCTCGTATGAGTCACAGCATAACCATTGAGTTTTTCCACTTAGACTTCCCTTTTGCCTGACTCTAAAATACAATTCGCAATTGGACGGTAAATCGTTGGCAACGCATTCAGTAATAGCTGACAGTTCCGATGCATTTTTGCTTATTGATAAAAACCCAGGATCAATAGAAACTTGCCAGTCGCTTATTTCACAAACATCTCCTTCTTCCTGAGGGATAAATATAGGAAGGTTAAATTTAATTATTCTGGAGGGAAGTAAAATGCTGTTTGCTAAAATTAAAAAATTTCTAACAGTGAACGACACAGGAGTGCTCCACTCGCTACTTCCAAATTGCTCGCCTGTATACAAAACGCGAACATAATATTTCTGATTAGAAAGCAGCCCCGATAATTCCCAAGTTATTTTTTGAATTGCGTTATTTGTAGTTGAAGCAACTATTAAAGAAAATTGTTCATCGTAGGCTAGTTGCCATGTTGAATATACATGCAAATCCGTTGCATTATTCATAATAAAATTTGACGATGAAATAATAATCGTTTCTGGCTGATCTACCGATTCTGTTATAGGGAAGACTATTATAGGAGTATTTATATTTTGAACTAAACAATTAAAAACTACAGTGTCGCTCCATTCGCTAACAATTAATAGCTCCCCGATGTATCTTACACGTAGATAATACCTATTTCCATATATTAGTTCTGCCGGTTGCCATTGTGTTTTGTTAACAACATCATTTAAACTTTGTTCGATTATTGTTAAGAAATTCTCATCAGACGACAATTGCCAACTTGATGAATAATGAGCTCCAAAACCCAAATTTGTTTCAAAATTTGAAGAACTAGCTGAAAGGTTAACCGGTTGCCCTTCTGAATTATTTAAAGGGTTTAAAATTATGGGTTTTAATATAATTGTTCCAGCTACATCTATGACTGACTGTGTTCCAAATAGTGTTAATAATTGTGCATGTGTAACAAATGATGCCGGGCCAGAATGATTTTGCAAATCGGCTTCGGTAGCAACCCTGAAGCCTAATAATTCCAATGTTGTGCCATGGGGGTCTGATGGAGCTGTTAAATGCTCGACTATTAATTTCTCACTAGGACGATTAGCGATTACTGTGGAAAGGGATATAATTGAACTAACTACTTCATTTTGCCCTTTTAAATAAGCTGGGTCTCCTTCGCCAGGACCCGTTGGAAAACACAATGGATTTGGAATAAGTATATCGTATAATGTAATTTCTGGATTATACGACACCATGCTAAAGTGATTAAGAACATGTTGCCTAGTATCGGCCCATGCTCCTCCAAATGTTTGATATGTTAAAGTAATAACGCCATTTGTATCTAATCTGTCAAGTATAATTCCGCCATTAACTTGTAAATTTGTTTCTAGCGAGCCTCCTTTGAAAGGCAATGCAAGTAAATAATCCGTTCCTAATGTTAATCTCCTAGTAACATTGTTTAATGTAAAGTTAATAATGAAACTGGATGCAAAAAATGGAGAATAATTTGGAATTATAAAAAACAAATTGCTCTTTATTGTTTCATCTACTCTATGAACTTCTTCTATGATTAAATTTGCAGGAGAGCTTCCTGTTGGATCGTATTCAAACGTAGGAGCAGTCATAAAAAACCCATTTAAAGTCTGGTTGCTTTAGCCATTAAGAGAAGAAAAGAACGCGATAGTTTTTTTTAAATAAATTAATTAGCAAAGCCCCCTATAGGAGGCTAAAGCTAATTAGCGCAAATGTTTCTTATGTTTAAATTTTTAAGTTTTATTTTTTAAAACATTAGTTGATCGAAAATGTAAGCCGATCCAACAGCGAGTGTATTTTCATATGTTTCACGAGCACCTATTACTACAAAAGATCCATCGTAAGATAGTTGTGCCGAGTTAGCAAAATGAGCATATCCATTTGAATTTCCTGGAACTAAACTGCCTTTTTCGTTCCATGAATTTCCTGTTCTTGTAAAAACAAAAGCATCTCCGACTTGTGTTCCTCTGGAATTAGTATCGTAACAAGCCCCAATGACTGCAACTTGCCCAACCTGGTCAATAGTCACAACTGATCCAGCATAGGATTTTACTCCAATGGTATCAGGAATTAGTTTCTGTTGCAGAGTCCAGTCGTTTCCGGAATTAATAAAAATATAAGCTGCGCCAGCTTCTGATCCTTTTGCATTTGTATTTTTTGGCGCCCCAATTAAAGCAAATAGTCCGTTTTTTGATAAAGCTACAGACGATCCAAACCAGTCATACGAAGCTCCGTCGCTAGCAATTAATTTTTTTTCTTGACTCCATGTCGATTGAGTTTTTCTAAATATATATGCGCTCCCACAATCAGACCCTCTTTCATTATTGTCTAACTTGGCACCAATAAGAATTAAGTTTCCATCAGAAGACATTGAAATAGAATTTCCAAAGCGGTCTGTAGATGCTTTGTCGCTTGCTAAAAGCTTAGCCTCTTGAGACCAAGATAGCCCTGAATTTATAAAAACGTAAACGGCTCCGTGAGAAGTTATTGATGGATTGTTTGTGTCATAATAGTTAATAGAGCTTACTGCCAGCGTATTTCCATCAGAAGACATTGCTAATGAATAACCAAAATTATCATTATTCCAAATATTTTCAGAAATAAGTTTAACTTGCTGAGACCATACGTTATTTATTTGTTTAAATATGTATACGGCTCCTGAATTTGCTCCTGAACTATTATCATTACTATAACTTCCAATTGCAACTACGCTTCCGTCTCCACTCATTGCTACGGAAAATCCAAAACAATCTAATGTTATTCCGTCGCTTGCTATTAGCTTGGCTTGTTCACTCCAAGTGCTTCCATCTTTTTTGAATATATACGCTGCGCCTACATTTAGTTTTCCGCTGTTTGAATTGGAATAGGCTCCCATTATCATAAAAATTCCATCATCGCTTATTGCGATTGGAGAACCAAATGAAATGCTACTGCCACTATAATTAGATGCAAAACAGTCATAGCCGCACCAATCTGACGCCACAAGTTTAAGCACTTCGTTTTTTGGGTATGTCTGCTGCATTGTAGTAAATAATATTGGAACAGACCATTCGCTTGTTCCTCTTATTGCTCCTGTATGGCAAACTCTAATATAGTATGTTGTATTAAAAAGTAATCCGCTAATTGGCCAGGATGTAAGATTTACCGTATTGTATAAACTCTGTGATATAATGGTAGAAAAAGAAGGGTCGTTAGATAATTGCCAATTTGACGATAAATGTGTGTCTGTTCCGTAATTCACACCAAATGCGCTGCTATCGGCTATCAGGATAACAGGTTGCTTAATAGCTTCGTTAACTGGGAATGCAGTGGTGGGTTTTTCTACATGAATTGTTAATACTGTAAAGGAAACTACATTGCTCCATTGGCTATCTCCGTATAAATTGGATGTGTGTTTTACTCTAACAAAATAAGTTTGCCCAGAAACTAAATTAGCAAAATCTAATTGAGTTTTATTTATTTGATTGTCAATGCTTTGTTGCGTTACACTTGAAAAGTTTTCATCTGTCGACACTTGCCAGCTAGACGATATATGTTCATCGATGCCATAATTTAAAGACATCTCAGAACTGATCATTGCAGTGTTTGGATAAACATTATTTTGTAGATTTGTTGGATTTAAAATAATAGGCTGATTAACGGATATGCTTATTCCCGAAAATGCCACTAGATAGCTCCAGTCGCTTTTTCCATGATTCTGACTTTTGTAACGAACACGAACGTAGTAAGTTCTTCCTGGTTGTACTTCATTTATAGTCCAAGTTATTTTATTAACAACATCCGCAACACTTTCTTGTGTTATATTTAGGAAATTTATATCGGTTGCAACTTGCCAATCTGTAGACTCATGTTTATCAGATCCGTATGACATTATTAGTCTTGAACTAGATACTTGAAGCGGGGCTTCATGACTAGCCGATTCATTTGCCGGATAAAATATAAATGGTCTATTTACCTGAATAATTAGTTCTGAAACAGTTAAAGTTAAACTCCATAAACTGTTTCCATGGCTATGGCCTTTATGCATAACCCTAACATAATAAATTTCGCCAGGAGTAAGATTGCTAACAGACCATTCTGTTTTATTAACAGTATCATTCAAAGTTTGCTGAACAATATTAGTGAAAGAACTATCTGTGGATAATTGCCAGCTTGAAGATAAATGAGTGTCGACTTCGCTAATTGTAGAAAATGCGCTACTGTTAAAATTCATATAAGTCGAAGAAGAAACGATTGGTGAATTTGGAACAACAATTATTGGAGTTTTTATCTTGATTTGATTTAAACCATAGCCGTGCCCACCAACGCCACTTAGTATTAAGTATGCTCCGTCTAGAGTTAAAATTCCGTCATTGATCTGACCAGACATAATGTCTTCAATTAAACATGGAAAATAGCCAATAGATTGAATAGTTAATTGGTGTGGATTTTGTAAATTTCCTAAATGACGATCAATATCGCGATTAGTAGCAGTTTGAGCTATTATATTTTTAAAATTTTCTATGCTATCAATAAGTCTATCTTGTCCGTAAAATGCACCAGCGTCTTGCTGATGTCTGGTCGAAGGAAAGCAGTTGGGAATATTAAAAATGGTTTCCCAAGTAATAGTTCTGTTATTATAAATGGCTTCAGCAAATGTTCTTAATATAAAAGCCCTATTGTAAGACCAAGGCCCTCCGAGTGTTTGGTAATTAATAGATATTGTTCCTATATACCCTGGATTGATTAAAGAAATAGCTCCATACAAATATTGATTTGCAGCCCGAGATGCGCCGATAAAAGGCACCGCCATCGAATAATCTATTCCGCGTATTAACTGCCTAGTTTCTTGCCCTGCTAAAAAATTAATTGTTAAAGAATTCGCAAAAAACGGAGTGAATATAGGAACAATAAATTGATAATGGCGATCATTGACAGCAGTTATTGTATGGAGTTCGTTTACAATGGCGTTTGTCTCTAATAGACCAGTTAAATCAAGTGGGTACGTAATTAACATTGTTGAAACCTCCAAACATTAAGTTAATTTAGTTTTCTAGTCTCAAAAGATCTAGTTTGTTTTAAAAAGCAATCAAAAGGAAATCAGCTATGTATGTTTACGTTGGTGCAACTTGCCTTGGAAGATCCACAGGATCTCAATGGAGTTTAGTAGATTTAAGGCAAATGGAAATGAGGGACATATTTAATAAATTTCGCAGTTGTTTTTTAGAACTTTCAAATCCTGTTTTACCAAATAATGTTTACGTTGATGCATGGCAATTTAAAGACGAAGCCTCTTATTCTCAAAGAACATTAACTCAATTTTTAATAGATGTTGGTAACAGAACCCTTGCCACAGTTCCTTCGTTACCGTCCTCAAGAATTTCCTATGCTAGATACTCAGATGCTATAAGGGCGGGATACAAAATTAATCCAACCACAATAGGAAATCCAGAAGAAGATATAACAGTAAATAGCCCAGATTTAAAAATTACAAAAGTTTTTCCAGAAACAGATTTAAGATTAATTCATACACACTGTTTAATTACAGTTAATGGTTATTATCATCAGACGGACGCTAATGTGACAGGCACTGCTGCATATGTTTTAAAAGGAGCTGAATCTATGCGAAAATGCAGAATGAATCAATTAGGCATTTTGAGTTTTTTAGATATTGGCCGAGTTTCAAAGGTGCAAATTACTAATAACTTAATCAATGGGTTGCCGTCTGACAATGGTTTAAAAAATCGAGCTTATTTAACATTAAATCAGGACACAACTAATAAAACAGTGCTATTATCATTAGGAGGATATTTAATATTTCAAGAAGCAAATGTTTTCTGGCAGTCTGGGGCTAATGTATTTACATTAAATTTACAAGCGATGCCTTATATTGAACGTTTTTATGAATCTAATCTTTATTTAGATTTTAGTGCATTGGGGTTAACTATTAATGCTGAGGACCCCAGTCATTTAATCCTTTCTGAATTTTTAAGTGATGCGATAATTAAAAAATTCCTTACACTTCCCCAAACATTTTTTATAGTTATAGACACTCCTTCATTAATTACTAACAAATATTTTTTACATCAAGCTAATATGCCAGGTATGTTAACAGCTTACCAAGAACCAGTTCATCCATTGATTGTAAATTATGGAAAAGTTGCTGATTATTGGAGAACAAAAGAAGACGGATTTTGGTCAATTACTGTTACAGACGATTATTTTAGAAATTTTGTACTATCTTTTCAAAATAAGTTATACACTCCAAATTTAACAAACAAACTAATACCTGGAAAAAGATATTTTCAAAGCAGAGGTCATTTTTTAGAAATAGGAGCATATGACCAAATTTAAATTAATTAAGGAACTGGCCTTGGATTGGTTTCTGTTATTGTTTCTGCTACGATGTCTTTTGCTTTTAATCCATTGCCAACCTCAAGGCTATTGTCTATTTTAAAACCAGAAGGAGTTGTAGACATTCCTGGCATCGTCATTGGCCCAGTTACTGTCATTCCATTTTGCATATTTGTAACTCCCTGAACAGTGGCTGTGCTCTGCAAGGTAGTTGCTCCTTTAACATTTATAGTGTTGTCTAATGTAGCCGCGCCCTTGACGCCAACGGTATCGTCCATGGTTACGGCCCCTTTAACGGCAGCCTTTGCCTCCATTTTAACATCTCCTTTTGTTGTAGATCTATTGCTTATATTAACATCTGGAGCCGTGAGATTAATTGATTTAATAGCAGTTAAAGATATTGTTCCTTCCTTGCTATCGAGTTTAAATATATTTCCAACATCATCTTTCATTTCAATATAACCTTCTTTGGTATCAATTTTAACATCGTAAGAATAAGGCTCTTCGTCTGATCTAGATGTATGAATTTTAATATGTTTATCGTGCGTGCTAATTTCTGCCCAATACGAAGACTCCTTATCCCACTCTTCTAATGGTTTTTTCTTATCCCCACACATAAAGCATACGGTTTCTAAACGCCTTATTCCTGGCTCGTTAAAAATAGGGGTCCAAAAATACTCATCATTATCCCCGTATTTAAATATCATCACTGTTTCATTAGCGCAGCAATCCGGGGCGGTGCCTCGGTTGCTGCCGCCTAATGGAATCCATTTTGCTGTGATAGTGGCCTTCCCTTCGGTGGAAGACGATGACGTGGCGCCAGAGCTGTCGGGAAGAGAATTAGAAAAAGATAATTTATAATCATTAATTGGGCCGTGCGTTAATGGAAGATCTTCAACCGGAAAAACTATTAATTCAGTGCTCGTTCGTTCCTTATCTTTAGCTACTATTCCTAGCGAATAGAATCTAAAGCTACTGGTATCGTTTTTTACCATACGTTTCTCAGAACAACTTGATTGTTAAAAGAGGGTTTTAATCGTGAATGAATATCAACGTGTTTTTTTGCATTATTTAATAAACATTGGCGTGTTAAAGTTTGGTGACTTTCAACTCAAATCTGGAAGGCAAAGCCCTTATTTTATTAACACTGGATTATTTAATACTGGATTACGTTTAATGCATTTAGCTGGAGCATACGTTAATTGCATATTAAATAATAATATTAATTTTGATGTACTATATGGACCGGCTTATAAAGGAATCCCATTAGTATCTGCGATTAGCATGATGTTTTTAATTAAACATGAAAGAGAAGTTCCTTATGCATTTAATAGAAAAGAATACGAAGATCGTAAAAAAAATGAAGTAATAATTGGACACCCGCTATATGGAAATGTATTAATTATTGATGATGTGATAACAGCCGGGACTTCAATAAAGCAATCAGAAAAAATTATTACGGATAACGGAGCAAAACCTATAGGGGCCGTAACTATGCTAGATAGACAAGAGGTTGGGACTGCTAATGTTTCAGCAACTGAAGAAATAGAACATTTACTTAATATCCAAGTATTTTCTATTGTAACATTTCAGCAACTGGTAGATTGCTTAGATGAATTCACAATGGATAAAAATATAATAAAATCAATGACAGATTATAGAAATATGTATGGAGTAAAATAAAAAGTATATATTCCAATACTAAACAACTACATATACTCAATATAATATAACCTAAAGGTAAATCTGGCATGAATGGATCAGAATCTTCTCCTGCTGATGAATATGAAATAATGACTGCTATTTCGACTCTAAATGAGAACGCAACCGAAGAAAGAATTAACGAATTTTTAAATACCATTTCAAATTCTAGAGTTTCATATATCTTAACCGTTTTGGAAATGAGAGGTTTTATAAAATCTAATTTTGAAAGAAATGTTAAAAAGCCAATTTTTGAAATAACAGATCTTGGAAGGTCATCTCTAGACTTTATAAAAAACCTATTTTTCAATAATAAATATTAAACAATTTTAAAACATTATTTGGAGCTAAAAAATGAATGAAAATAAAACGCTGTTTGTAATGACAAACAGCGAAGGCTTGGGAACTGCGTCGTTTCCAAAATACAAAGGGCTACGGGTTATTCACACCCATTACTCTATCGATGTACATTTAGACAACGCAGCGTTATTTATTGATGCAAAAAATGGTCTATGTAGATATAATTCCGACATTTCTCCACGCGCATTGGGATATGACGAAAATAGCGAAAAATGGGAAGACCGCGGGTCTGACGAATTAAGAAAAATGGCAAGGGAAGCTCGGGCATCCGAAATGGAGATAGTGGATTATAAAGAATAACCTCTGCCAGAAAATCTATATTAGTTAATGCATTTAGTAATTAATGCATTAACTAATAAAACCTAAACGAATCTAAACTAAAAAAGGCAACTCAATGAACGATTCTACTTCCAGAAACAGCGATCTATCGAAAACTCAACTGACAGCTTTAAAAATAATTTCAGAATTAGGGGATAATGCATATGGAGTAACAGTCCAAGAAAAACTTTTTTTGAAAACAGGAATAGAGCATTCGACAGGAGAAGTCTATGTATTATTGCGCAGCCTCGAAGATCAGGAATTAACTGCATCGGCTCTTGGAGACGCTACAGAAGAACGCGGCGGAAAAAGAAAGCGTTTATACAAGTTGACAGAGAAAGGGGAAAATGAAATAAAAGACTGTTAAAAAATTTTAAAATAAGTTAAAAACTCGTCAAATCTAAAACAATCTAAAGGCAAAACAAAATGAAAAGTCAAAACATTTCCATTGATGATAACAAAATCAATTTTAATACACCAGTAATAAATGTTTATTTTAACGGAATAAGTATTGTAGCCGAATGGAATGAGCTTGATTTAAAAACAGTGCTATCAAAATCTTCTATGGAAGACAGGATCTTAGCACGTAAAAACCAAAGATTAAATACTGAAACAGAAGAACAAGCGTTACGACTAATTAAAGTGTATGAAAAAACTCATCCAGAACAAGCAGAAATCACCATTGTTAACAAAAAAATACATAACTTATAATAAATAAAGAAATATTACAATGCTATTTATAACAGACAGACTAGATTCTTTAAACTACCGGAAGTGTAAACGTCTAGTAGATATTACAAAAATAGAAGCACAGTGCTTTGTTGCAAATGCCTTGGTTTTTTACCCACATGTAAAAGATTATGACGTTGCTAGACTTTTTACAGATGAACTTGGAGTTGAAATATTAACAAACACAATTGATGTTAATGTTACTGATGTTGATGCAATTTTAATTGGAACAATAAATCCTGAAAATTGCGAAGTGTCTTGGAGATACGCCAACCATACAAGAACAAGTTGAAAAAAATATGTAAAATTAATCTAAAATAAAATCACTATTTATCTACCCTAGCCCAAGTAGGCTAGGGTAGATAAAGAATTTTTTTTTAGTTTTTCGTTTGATTTATTGACTAGCGACTCTTTTACATATAGGTATTTCATGCACTATTGTTCGATAGAGCTCTTTAAGTATAAAAGATTTTCATTAAACGGAATAAATCGTTTTAAGGCAACATTTACTCAAAGACTCCAGCTTATATTAGGAAGCAATGGTAGTGGAAAAACGTCGTTACTTAGAGAATTAACGGCCCTTCCAGCCAGCCAAGTCGATTATTATAAAGACGGTTATAAGAAAATCTCCATTATAAGCAATGAGCAACAGTTTGATTTAATGTCTGATTTTGGTAAAACAAAACCTCATAGTTTTAAAATTAACGGCGAAGAAAAAAACGACGGAGGAACAGCAGCTATACAAAAAGAGTTAGTATGGCAATATTTTAAAATAACTTCAGAAATACACGAGCTTTTATTGGGCTCTGTAAAATTTCATTCAATGGGCCCAGCTGAGCGTGGAAAATGGTTTTCTAAAATTTCTAAAACGGATTATCAATATGCAATTGGTGTTTATCAAAAATTAAAAGAAAAACACCGAGATGTGATTGGAGGAGTTAAGCTTACGTCGTCCAGAATAGTCCAAGAAAATAAGTCTTTATTGACTGCCGAAAAGGAAGAGATTATTAAACAAGAAATCATTGAATTAAAATCACACATCGATTCTTTACTTCAATTAAAATCGCCTTTAGCTTATGAAGTCCCAAAGCATAAAGAGGCTATAGGTCTTATCGATGAGAAATTAAAACAAGACACAGCCTTCCTATATGAATCAATTCGTAAACTTCGTATATATATGCCTTTTACATCTTATAAACAAATTGAAGAAGCAATTATTCATAGCCGAGCCACCGCTCAAGCATTGTCAAAAACAATTCAAACATTATCTGAGGAGATTGAATCTGAGCAACATCTTCTTTCTTTACTCACAAAAACAAATCTTACTAGCATATCGGAATTAGAACAGCAAAAGAAAAAATTATCAGATTGTATTTTTTTAGCTGAAAAAAAACGAAAATATGATTTTAAATTCAATAATTGCGAAACAGCTTTTCAGGCTTTTGAAGCAGTAAACGAATCCCTTATAACTATATTTACTACGTTGCCACAAAATACAGATCGCCGTTATTGTAGAAAAAAATACGAAGAAGAACAAGCAAATTTACAAAAATTACAATTGCAAAAAGAATTGCTATATAAAACACATCTTGAATTACTTCATCAGAAAGCTATGCTAGATGACGATTTTAAAAACCATCCCATTTCTTGCCCAAAATGCAAACATCAATGGCATAAAGCTTATACTCCGTTGCGATATTCTAACATAGTTGAAAATATTAAACATCATTCGGAAATGTCTGAAAATATTGAAGATCAAATAAAAGAAACAATTCAATGCATTGAAGAAAATAGACAATATTCAACGACTTATAAGACATGGATTGAAATTAAACAAAATTGGGTTATTTTAAAACCCTTGTGGGACTCAATAGACGAAACTGGTTTATTATTACAAAATCCAAAAGCACTGATTCAATATCTTTTAGACGTAGAAATTGATTTTGAAATACTAATAGAAATACATCATCTAACAACGCAATATCAAGAGCTTATTCAATTATTTAATAAATTGAAAAAAGACGAAGAAACATCAATTAATCAATTAACAGAAAAATTTTTAAAAGATCAGGAAAAACTGCACACACTGACCTGCGAGTTAAATATAACAAATAAAAAAACAGACGTATATGAAATAGACAAAAAACAATGGATTGTTATAGAAAACTTAACTTCCAATTTAGAAAATCTTCTTAAAGAACGTCACGGCCTTACAGAAAAAATAAAGCTAGCGCTAAATAAACAAGCTGTTAATGAAATGCTTCAATTTGCTTATATTGCTTTATCCAAAAGAGAGCAGCAATTATCCGAGATTATAGTTCAACAAGGAATTATAATTGATCTAAAAAAACAATTAGAAACTTATGAAAAAAAACAAATTATTTATTTTGACTTATTATCAGAGCTATCCCCGACGGATGGCCTTATTGCCCGTGGCTTATTAGGTTTTATAAATCACGTAATTGATCAAATGAATGAACTTATTAAAAAAGTTTGGTTTTATCCGCTTACAATAATGCACTGTAAATATAATGAAATTGATGGAATAGATTTGGATTATAAATTTCCAGTGTGCGTTAATGACGGCAGCATTACTCCCGATATAAATAAAACATCCTCGGCTATGCGGGAAATTATTGATTTGGCTTTTAAAGTGGTTTGTATGAATTATTTAAATATATCTAATACTCCCCTCTATCTAGACGAATTTGCGGCAATGATGGACGATGCTCATAGAACATCTGCTTTTAAGATGATAGGGGAGCTGGCAGCATCTAGCGAGTTTTCTCAAATTTTTGTGGTAAGTCATTATCAACATCTTTACGGCAGTTTAGCAAATGCCCAAATAACTGTGTTATGCGATGCTAATATTCAGTTGCAAGACACAGCCGTTTTTAATAAACACGTTGAAATTGATTAAAAAATTAAGAGTTACATATATTTAATATAGTTCTTTAAATGGAACTAAATCTTTTTCTTTTAACTGCCTAAATAGGTGCACAATGGCTATTGCAAATAAATCCGGATTAGTTTCTTTTAATCAATTTCAAGTTTGTGAAAATGGCGAAATATTAAAAAGAATGGAGGAAAATGAAGTAATTTTTGAAAAAGCTTCGAATATTGCGGAAAGATCTATCGTCTCTTCAATGGATAATCCAGTTTTTATTGGAAACCCGTTTATTTATTGCAGGCCATTAATGGCAAACGTGCCTTCTGTTTATTTTGTAGCTGAAATTCCGGGCGTTTGTTTAGATTCTAAACTTCACGATATTGATTTTACATCAAGTGCATCATTAATTTTTGAAATTAAAATTGACTACAGATTAATTACAGTGCACATTTCATCGTTTATATATAAAAAACAAATAATTGTATTTACAATGCCTAAAGAGTGTTTAGATATAATTTCCAATTTAGACATAATTCAATCAAATCATGGAATCCAGCAAGAACCTCAAATATGGGAAACATTGCAAAAAATATTTAATACATTAGCATTCTTGAAAAACGATGCGCTAACCATGTCATAATGGCTCAATAGTTAAAAACGCTAGCTTTATGATTTTGCCCAATAGCTTTATGGCTATTGGGCAAAATCTGCTTTTTTAAATTTTTTAATTATAGCTCACATTACATTTCGCCCAAATGGCCAATGATAAAATTTTCTAGTTCTGTTAATTTAGACTGTAGATGTTGATTAGTAATTTGCAATTGTCGGTATTTTAAAGCAATCGAATATTGATCTGTTATTCTAGAGTTCCTAGCTGTAATTAAAGCCTGGTGTTCTTCTTGAGTAAGTAATTGTTCTTTTGAAACAACTACCTCTTTAATAACTGGCCTTATCCCTAAGTGCTTATAAACTACTTCAGATATATCCTGAGTGACCGCTGTGAGATTTGTGGTAACAGCGTGAGATCCTATGCTTACCCCTAATACGTTTGCTGTATAAATCACTCCATCTGCCGACGGAGACCCAATAATGTAATTAGTTGGAACGTAAAGCCACTGCCCAACTTCACTTTGCAAAGAAGCAATTAATTGATTGGCCGAAATAGCTGTATTAAAATCAGATTGTGTTAATTGGTTTTTTAAATATACAGAAGCTAAAGGGTCTTGATCTGAATCCAGCCATTCATTAATTGTTCTTAAAGCTTGAATTGTATATATTACAGTGCTAGTTTGAAATGGAGTTATTAGTTGAAACCTACCTTTCATTCCAACAGTTAAAACGGCAGTTATACTTGGCATAATTTTGCTCTATTTAAACGCTGGTGACTTCAAATTTTGCCAACATAATATAACTTATGTTATCAAAAACGCACGACACGTATACTTTATTATCTCTAATCACTCTGCGAAACTGAGTGGGTAAATTTCCTAAAGGAGTCAATTGTTCAGAACTAATTATTAATTGCTCTATCAAAATAAGCCACTCTCTGGTTTTTTGCGTCATTCTATTAAAGTCTAATGAAGTAGATGGAATTGGAATATAGTCAGGAAATAAAGTGCGAAAAACAGTGTTTCCTGTGGTATTATTTAATCCATTAATTATAATAATGCAAAGCGCTTTATAATCAAATGGAATAATTGTCATATTATTCTGTATAAATAAATCGTTATAAAAGTCTACTTTGTCTTTAGCAAACGTGGTGTATTCGACCGGATCAATTAAAGACGAATAAATTCCTCCTTGAGTTGTAAGATTCGGAATAGCGTATTTATCCCATCTGGGTAGTAAAACAAATTCATTTCTTTTAAAAATATCTGGAAATATAGCTTCCCATTCAGAAACTGTGTGAGTTGAATTTTGAAGAATGTATTGTACTAAAAAGTCTCTAATGGTATCAAAATCGTCCCCGGCTATCCCGTATATTAGAAAAAACCAATTTGTTGTTATTGGCACTTGGCCCGCTGGTTTATATTCAAATGTCATTGTTCTAAGAATTGTTTCCGGAATATCCTGCCTAGCTTCTTGAGATAAATCTATCATCTGAATTAAAGTTCTTTCAGATAATTTTTGAATAACTAATTGACGAGACAAAAAGAAATCGTCCAATCTAGCTAATGGAGTAATTGGAGTTATCGAATACTCATCGTACCATGTTTCAAAAGATGCGTTGGAATACCAAAGTTTTACTAATGTAGAAGTCGTTGAAATGTTCGTCCAAGAAATCCATTCAGGCAACCACAGCGTTCCGTCTGTTACAAAAGTGCCAAGTTCTATTGTAGATATTTGTGTTGGAAATGTGTTTAATAGCATAGCAATAACGGCATTCTTATCGTAAGGTGCTAAATTGCTTTGTGTATAAGCAATGCATGCTTTTGTTACAAGAATGCATTGAAGTATAAGGCTTGCAGAAGCGACTGTGGCGCCAGAAGGACTAGCGCTTTTAAAAGCATTTATCGTAAAGCCCGGATGATTGTCGTTAGTATATATTCCAAGCTCCTTTGTATATGTTCTAGATATAGGAGAAAGTTCTCCTAAGGGAGCAACAACTGATACTTCATTTCTGATTAATGACGAAATAGTTAAAAAACCTTTTAAAGAATTCATTTTTTCACAACTCCAAGCGGAAGCTTACAACAAACGACTGAAACGCGAGATTAACAATGTGGCGTGGTCTTTTTTCACTTATATCGTTTTTACAAGAAGTATTTAATGAAAGAAAAGAAGAAAGAAGTTTTAATCACGAATCCTTCAATATATATCGTTTTATTTTTTATTTAATTTTTGCTATTTTAATAATAACAAATGTTTCTAGCATTTTTATTCTTAATCGCTTAACAAATAAATACATTTCTATTGAACTTCTATACGATAAGCTCATGCATTCTTGTTTAAAAGACAATGAATTAATTGAAAGACACAATCAATTAAATGACCAAGATTTAACAACAGGCATAGTGCCAGGCAATCCTAGAAAATAAAAAATGAATATTCTAATTTTCTAGACACGATAATAAAAAGCCAGGAGTTTTCAGTATGACACATTCGGCTATTATTTACACAGACGGGGGCGCGCGCCCAAATCCTGGTTTTGCAGGCTGGGGGGCGCATGGTTATTTATATATAAATGAAAAATCACAAGCTGTTAAAATAAATGGACATCAGTTAACAACAACAGGCTATAAATTAATAAAAGATGTTTTAAATAACGAAGATCCACTAACCGTCACTGATTATTTTGACTTTTTTGGTTCTCTGTTAGTAGAAACAACAAATAATGCTGCTGAGATATTAGCTTTTATAGAAACGCTCAATCGCCTATTAACCGTAGAAGAAATAATAGATAACATTATTATTTATACAGATAGCGATTATGTTAAAAAAGGAATCAAAATAGGATTGCCAATATGGAATAAAAGAAATTGGATAAAAAGCGATGGTAACCCGGTGGCAAACAGCAACCATTGGAAACAACTTGAGTCTATATTAAATATATACAAAGAAAGAAATATTCCAATAGATGTCCATTGGGTAAAAGGACATAATTCTAATTTTGGAAATCAAACAGCAGATCTTCTTGCTACCATTGCAATATCTTATTCTAAAGATAAAATTTTATTTCAAAATTTTGCAATAACTACAGCAAAAAATTATTGGAAAAAAGTAATAATAAAACATCCTTTTATTACCCACAGAAGACTTTATTTTAATAGCCTTTTCGAATACCATAAACCTGGTCAATATTTTTTGGCAGATCCTGGAGATAGCAAAGATTCTTCAATTGGGCGAAGAATGCCAGATACAGCATATTCTTTAATTAGATTGGCTGAACCAGACACCATTATTGAAACTGTGCTTGAGCATCAAGCCGTTGTATCAAAAAATATTAATTCAATATTAATGCTCCGTATAGACAAACTATACAGACCAGATATTTATTCTTATTTAGATAAATATAAAGGGCAGGCATTAACGCTTAATAGTTCGTCCGGCATTAGTTTAAACTTTGTGGACAATACATCTATAACTGTAGAACAAAATCCCCCTGGTTTATGCCTAAGGGCAATTGAACATTCAGCGCTATTAGAAGAATTATTAGAATGTTTTTTGATTGATAACGGACAGCCTTCTTCTGCACGCACTTCTATAAAAAATCAAACATATCACGATATAACAAACTACTTTTATTCAATTAATACTGCCGATGTAAAAGAAACAGCTAATAAAAAATATTTATTAAAGCCAGAAATAACTACAGCAATTAAAAACATATCTGTCGCCATTACAATAAATATTTCAAAAGAGCATATTTTGCTTAATTCAAACATTTCTTTATTATTTGGAATAGACATTCCTTCTAGAAATTCATTAAAAAAAATAGAAGATTTAAATCCGCAGATTTTTATTATGACATGGCAAGAAAGTGATAACAGTTTTCGTTATTGTAGCATTATTGTAATAAAAGATGCAATCGGTATATGGTCAAACTTCTTTTCTAATCAGGTGTTTTTCTAAGTGAAAAGTATTAAAAGACTAGAGAAAATAAATGCCATCGCTTCTTAGTTTAATAGAAAGATATATACAAAAAGGGCTTAAAATTCTGTTACCAATTAAAATTCGAAGAATGATTGTATTATCGTCTATAACAGCTTTAATCGAACAAAAGCCTCCCACTTATGAGATTACAGAACAACTTAATAGAATATTAAATTTATGTAACAATCCAAAAGCGATTGAATTTCCAATGATAATAAAAAGCATAATTTGGAAAAAAGCAATGGAAAAAAATTCGGCTAAATTAAATAATTTAAAAACCAGCAGCACTAATGAATTAATTACTTTCTTTTTGGAAAATATTCCAGAATATTTAATTTATGGAGAACCCAGCGATATAAAAGAAGATTTTATAAAATTATTTAATGTTATTCATTGTTCTTCTAAATAAATTATGCAATATAGGTCTAATATTTGATATGCACTAGGCAAACTGGCCTAGTGCATATCAGAAATTAATCTTAATTTTTAAACTACTAAATATTAATTATTGTTTCTGCTAAACGCATAATTGAATTAGTAAAAACTAAAGTATCAAAATAAACCATTGCGGTAAGTTCTACGTGCCTACCAACTTCTCTAGCCCCGGTCGATATATCCTTTGCCGTTTCTGGAGATATGTTTAATTTATTAGATTTTGCAGAATCGACAAACATGTCCAATAAATCAGAAAATGCTTTTACTTCGTCTTTGATTTTTTCTAATTCATTTTTTGTCTGAACGGCTTGCAATTTTGTAGCATTTTCAAATAAAGGAGTTAAATCGCTTAATCTTCCTATTACTGATTTAAAATTTGTTTTACTTATATTTGTTGACTTTGGGAAGTAAGGCTTTAGTGTACTTACAATATGCAAATTATCTTTTTCTAATTTTTTAAATATTGAGCTGTTGTCTTTTACAGAAATGCTTTCTCCTTTATTTGTAACTAATGTAGATAGCATTGTGTGATAAAATGGAAATAGTTCAATTCTGGACTCCCTGATTTTTGTGGAAATATAGATAAGGTCACTGGAATAGTCCAAAAAAGCCCCTTTAAAACTTTCCGGTTGAGAAATAAGCAACGGCATTAAATTTAAATAGCCTAACGAATTTGCTTTTTTTATAGCAGATTTATAAATTTTTAATAAACCTTCAGAGTTATTTTCTGCTAAAAGATGACCAATTAACTGAAGTTTTGTATTAAAAAATTCTTTTAATTTAGGAGCACTATTAATAAATATGGAAGCTGCATTGGAAATAAAACCAGATTCAAGTGCGTATCTTTTAATAGACGGATCAATAGTTGTATAACGGCTTATTGCATGTTCGTTTCTAAAAAATGAAAAATTGTTATTTAAGCCAAAGTGAGAATTATTTATTTCGAGTTCTAAATCATTATCGCGTTTATCTATTTCTTCTATAGAAATTTCTCCAAAACCCTTCCAATTTAAATTACGCATGGCGTTAAAACCTTCCTATTAAAAAAAACAACACAAAGATATAATATAGCCTAAGGAGACCTAACTTACTTTTCACTCTGAAAATTGAGAAAACAATGCTTTTAAGACCAGAATTTAGACCTTCGCCAAGTGTAAAAATTTTAATAAACATAGGAAGTTTGTTAGATATTCCTACTGGCTCATATCTAAAAGGAAAATATGGAGAAAGCATTTTAAATGGAGGGCTAGGCAGCATGACGGCCATTGTAGGAATAGGTAATAATTTTAAAAGCACTCTCTTACACTATATGATGTTAAGTGCTGCTTCCAGAATACAATATTCTCACGAAACATCGATGTCAACTTACGATACAGAAATAAATATACACGAAGATCATTTAAGAAAGTTTATCAAAAGATTCCCAATTTTTTCAGAAATTGACATTATAGAAACAGGGCAGTGGATTATTACTGATAAAACAATATACTTAGCGAATGAATGGTTTGAGATTTTGAAAAAGTTTTTAAAGTCTAAACAAGAACATTCAAAAAGTTTATTACTAAATAGTCCGTTTCTTGAAAGAGATAGAAAAACACTTATGCCGATTCTTGTTCCTACATTTAGTGAAGTTGATTCGTTGACTGAATTTGAAACATCCGATGTTGCTAAGATTAGAGACGATAACGAATTGGGAGATTCCGGAGCAAACACAGTCCACATGAGGCAAGGACTGGCCAAGATGCGTTTTCTTATGGAGATACCGGCTCTTATTGGAAGCACAAATCATTTTGTTTTAATGACAGCGCATATTGGAAAAGATATACAAATGGCGTCTGGGCCGTTTTCTCCTCCAGCTACTAAGGTTTTACAATATTTAAAAAATGGAGATAAAATTAAGGGAGTTAGTGGAAAATTTGGTTATCTATTATCGTCATGTTGGCACGCCTATAACTCAACGGCTCTCATTAACCAAAGCACCAAGGGCCCGGAATATCCACGAAATCCTACCGATAATATGCCGGGGGACACAGATCTTAATCTAGTTAGTTGCCGCCAATTAAGAAGTAAGTCCGGGCCGTCCGGTTGTGTTTTGGAAATTGTCGTTTCACAAAGCGAAGGTGTCCTTCCAGAATTAACTGAATTTCATTATATAAAATCTCAAGAACGTTTTGGAATTTCAGGAACACAGCAACATTATTCTTTAGATTTGTTGCCAGATGAAAAACTGTCTCGCACTACTATTCGTTCAAAGATTGACGCAAATCCTTTACTTAGACGTGCTTTAAATATTACTTCTGAATTATGTCAAATACATCAATTATGGAGGCACATGGACCCAAAATTTTTATGCACTCCAAAAGAACTTTATGATAACCTTTTAAAACAAGGCTACGACTGGACTACATTATTAAATACAAGAGGCTGGTGGAGTTTAGAAAATGATAAAAATCCAATTCCGTTTTTAAGCACTATGGATTTGCTTAGGATGGCTTCAAAAACCCGTGAATTAACAATAGAGGATAGTTCTTATTTTCCATATTGGATGAATGAAGATAAATCGTTAAAAGAACCTTGGGCTAGTCAAAATAAATAATTTGTTTCTTTTTTGCGTTGTTTGAGAAGTATTATGGATACTGGCGAAGACCTTAATCTAGTAGAAGCTGTGTTAATGTTACTAAAGTCTGCTGGGTTATCTGATCAAAAAATTTATATTTATAGTAGTAATCGAGAACTAATTACAATCTATAATTCAACATCTGAAATTCAAAGAAGATTTCTAAATAGATTTTGGGATCTTCAATTGTTATCTTCAAGATCAAATTCATCAAATGAAAGATTTGCATTAATTCCAGACGGAACAATATCGGACTGGTTGCGTAATTTTGAAACAGCAGTTCTTCCTTTTATCATAACAAACAATTTACCTATTTTAATAGGGAATAAAGTCTAATGAATGCTCCGCAAAAAAACAATCAGCGAGAAATTACACAAAATTATATTATAGAAATGCTTGATAGATTAGCACCAGGAGGCCCGACTTCAGGCATTTATAAAGATTTTTTTAGTAAAATGGACGATTTTGAATTTGATAGCTATATGACAAAAATCAAAAATGAAGAAATAAGATTAATTTTCTATGCTCCAAATTTTGCTAAGCCGGCTCTTTCAGTTAAAAGAAATATTGAAATTGCAAAAACATTAGGGCATTCATTTTTCCAAAGATTGTGGATAAAAGGAAATTCGGAAGTTCCCACTTATTTAACGCCAGTTCCATATTTAATTGTTGAGCTACCTCTTAGAAGAGCATCGCAGATGCTTGTAAAAAAAATGAAGCTTCCTCAAGACAGCAATACAGTAGATACATTAACTGGCCAAGTTACTGGGCCATCAAAGGGAACTAGAGTTTCATTTGAAGAAATGCGATTAATGGCCGCCATGGGGCTTGATAATTCCACTGTAGAATTTATGAAATATAGAGGGGGCGATATAAAAGGGGGCCAAGCACTTAACGCAATGATTACTAAGTATGGAAACGCAAGATTAGAAACTTTAAAACACTATGCCTCTGGAGTAGAGAGCACAAAAACATTTTCAACATTTTTAAAAGCAATGCACCTTTCGTCTACTCTTAAATTTTAAAAAATGGAAACGCCCGTATATTCAACTTTATTCGTTGAGTTAGATGCTTTGCTCGATACGCGTTTAGCAATATTAACGTCTTTTGGCGAAGAAGCATTAAAGTTTAATTTAACAAAAAACTATTTCTCAAGAAAACACGATTTTTTTATTGGGATTAATCAAGAAGAGTATAAAATAAAATATTTGAATAGAGATAAATCAATTTTGAAAAATTCTTTATCTACTGAGTTAAGAAATGTTATTAATCAATTTATTCAAAAAACATTATTAAATAGAACAACAACTCCTTATCAGTTTTTACCAAAAATAATTGTTAATTTGTACCCTTATCAATTAGAGGAAAAAGAAAAACAAATTATTCTTTCATCTATTATTGCAATGACTCACGATCTTGCGCCTATAGAAATTGTTTATTTACCTTATTTAGAAATAACTCCAATGTATGTCAAAAAAAATCTTTCAGTATTAATTCTTTATAATTATTTGGAATGGCTAGAACTTCAATCTAAATTAAATAATTTTCCTAAAACTATTTGCCCAGAAGTTACTCTGCTAGGCCCGTGTATTTATTTTATATTACCAAACAACCATACAAACACATCCGAAAATCCGTTTGGAGCCATTGAGCATATTGCTTCTCCTTTAATCTCATTAAAGCTATTGCCAATACATGTGTTCTCAATTGCAATTGATCAAAACGTGGTGCCAAATTAATGTTCAAAGTTTTCTAAATCAAGAATCTGAATTCCAATGTCAGTTTCCCCTGGTTTTATATCTTCGCATCTGTGATTGGAAGATAATGACACAGCGCCAGTTCTATTTGGCAAAGCATTTAAATTTCTTTTTGAATTTAATAAAAGCTCGCCGACATAATTAATAATCTCATCACGTTCTTCATTTGTGTGCTGCTGCACTCTTATTTTTGCTCTATTAAGAACAACATTATCAATTCCAGAGATTGCTGATAATATAGTTTTTTGATCTTCTGGAACTTTTGGTATTTTATTCTTGGGCATCAAACCACGAATAAGTTTCCTCCTTAATTCGATTCCTTCTTCTAAAAGGTTATTGTCTTCTTGAGTAAATACATTCTGATTAGCCATTTTATGCCACCTTGTGAACTTAATATGTTTATTCTTTTAAAGAGATTTCAAAACTTACACAACTTTTTAATAAAGCCGCATAAAATAAAACTACAGCCTAAACTTCTTTTTAAAAAAGAAATTTGTAAGAAAGACCCTTTGTGCGAAGAAATTTTATTAAAATTATTAGAACTTAATCCAGAAAGATTTTTTAATGTTCATTCAGCTGAATTAAGTTTGTTTTTTTTAAAACCTTTTATTTGCCCAATTGTTGCTTACAACGAAGCGATTAATCGAGTTAATGAATTTCTTATTGAAGGTAAACTATTTCCTACATCCTTATATTTTAGTGAGCCTACAGAAATTTTTATTTCGGATTTTTTTATAAACGCCGATAAATCTTATTGCGATGAAGAAATCGTTTTAACTAGATTTATAAAATGTTCCACAGAATTTATTAATATGTATAAAATATATAATAATAAATTTACAGACGATAGTGAAAAAACAATTCAAACATTTGCAATGAATAGATTATTACAAAATTTATTTTATGTAACAACCGCGTTTAACGAAGTTCAAAAACTTTTTAAATGATTCTATTAAAAAAAGAGCACATATACTATTTATACAATATATAACGCATGGCCAATAAAGGCATGAAAAAAAAATCTTTTTCATATGCGCAATTACCAAAACAAGGAGACGTTGATGTTGTTCTTGCTTTCTTATTTCAAAAAATACTGCAAGTTCATTGTTCCAACCATCAACGTTTTGATTATTTAATGCTAAGGTATTTGGCGGATGAAAAAAATCATTTTCCGCAAAACATAAGAGATAAAACAAGCATAAGAGGAAATCTCAGAAAAGAACTTTTAAAAACAACAATGTCCTGGAAAGTATTTTGCAAAGGATTGTGTTTTTTAGAAATTCATTCAATAAATATAAACACAGTGCTTTTACACCCTGGGCAAAAAACCACTAGTCATTTATCTGAAATTATATATCTTAATAATTCTAAAAGTTCTAATTGCGTTTTAGCAACTATGTATCACAGAATACTAAACGAATTAGGACTTAATAGCAATAATTTATTAGAATTTTTTAATAAACAACTTGTAAATGCAGATCCAGCCTTTAGAGGAAATTTAAAAAAAGAGCTTTTAAAACCAATAATGACTTGGAAAGTATTTTGCAAAGGAATTTGGTTTCTTAATTGTGAGAAAATAAATTTTTATGTTAATATTATTGAGCCAAAGATGCCCATATCATCACATGGAATTGTAATGAGATCTCCTTCTTTTCCTGTTCTGTTAAACCTACCAACCGGCAATTAATTCAGATGGATCAAAATCAAAATGATTTATTCACCCCATTTGATAAAGCGGTTTATCTTTTTATAAGAGCGTTAGATGAACAAATTACTATAGAAAAATTAAGAAAAAAAGATAATAAATTAGGTATTTTTCTTTTTGAAATTTACTTAGAAAAGGACATTTATAGATTTTTTAGACCTAGCGAAATATTGAATACAACTAGCAAATTATTTGAAAATATTGAAAATAGAACATTTATTCTTGAGGTAGCTGACAGACTTTCCATATATTTCATGTCTGAACCAGCTTTATACAAAAATTTCATAGACTCCATTGTATTAGGAATTTGTAATACGCATTTAAAAAAAGAAACAGATAATTTAATTCCTGCTCAAATTTTTCTATCTATAGAAGTTACTTCCATAGAAGAAATTACTTCATTATTATTTAACAATATTTGGTTATTAGTTATTTTTCTTATAAAAATGTTCTACGATCAATCAAATTATTTTAAACATGAACTGAAGTCTCCAACATGAGCTGAAAGTTTTAATGTTAGTTTAACAACTAGCATAAAACCGAGGCTTAATCTCCGCCCCGACCAACGCTGATAAATCATTGAGGCAATGACATGTACAACCAAAAGCCCACTCGCCGCTTCTCCACCCAACGGCCTTTCGAGGACTTGGAAGGTTTTTCCAAGAGAGCCGTTCCGAGTTCCTTGTTTCGGCTTCTACCAAGAGCCGATAATATTGGGGAAGACGGCGAAGGCCACATTAACACCTGGGATACTGGAACAACCAAGCTTGGAAAAAGGCTGGCCCACTCCTCCCACACTCCGTGGCGGCACAAGTATTTCGGCCAATTTTCGACGTTAAAGGGATTTTGGTATTACATTAAGTCGGATAATCGCGATGACCGCTTTCGCACTCTTACCGGGCCACGATTGGAAAGCCTGAAAAGAGAATTCGAAGGAATGGATCAATTTACGGTGGAAGTGCCGAATTTTAGGGCGTTAATTCTCGACGCCACATATCAGAAAATCCAACAATTTTCCGACACCGAAGCTCTCATGAGGGAGTCAGACCTCCCGTTTGATTGCTACTTCTACAACAGAAGCCAAGACGGAGAGCAGGGCGCCCGAATTCGTCTTAAGTTTGCTGTGTGGCTATTGGACGGATTGGAAGAAATCCGAAATGCGCTGAAGGAAGACAGAGAACCGGATTTTACAAAATACTATGACCCTGAGCACCTCGATCTGGATCTCTACACCGGCAAGGCAAAAAAGGTGAAGCCGCCTGTTGTAAGAGAAGAAGCCGCGTTGACAACGCAGCCAGTTGAAAAAGGCGACGAAGGTGTTGAAATTGCGGCTACCGACGAAGCGGAGCAAGAACAAACGAACGATCAAAACAACAAAATTGACGATTTGCTGGAGATGCTGAAACCGGAAGAAAAGCTGCAATCCCAGGCATTTGAAGATAATGCAGTCGATGTTCTGTTTGGAGATCCTAATGAAGCGCCAACTGGGATTGCATCTGACGGCGTTGTTGTCGATTTGTTATTTCCAGAAGAAAATCCAACAGAAACAACTTCCGATGACGGCGAGCAATATGCGGACACCATCTTGCTGCCAGAAATCATCAAAAACCCAATTCCGACAGTACAACCAAAACCTACCAATGACGACGAAAGTGGTAAGGAGGTATTGTTAAACAACAAAAATAGCAAGGATGCGCTGATTCTTAACCAACCGGCTGAAGAACAGGAAGAAATATTGCCTGGGTTCAGGAGTCTCCGTGAAGCCGAAAATCCGGAAGACGAAGAATAAAGCGGCGGCGGTAATGTAATAAGCCCTGCTTTAGAATGATTCACACCGCGCGCTGCCGAATAAGCGCGCGGTGTGATAACGGTCTTTTTTTGAGAGAAAAATGCCTATTACTCCAACTAGATTTGAAATTTCTGATAAAGAAACTAACATTGTTGTTAAAGATTTCAGGTCTTTAGATACATCAAATATTCTTAATTCTGCAATGAAGGGGCTTGCTACTTTAACGGAGGCGGTTAAAACAATATCGTCGCTAGCCCAAGGTAAAAATTTACAAAACGCCTTAAAAGGAATAGCAGCAAATGCTGCCAGCGGAATTATCGGAAAAGTAGTCAGTAGCGCAGAGGGATATGTTGGAAAGGCAATCAGCAGTGCAGAAGGATATGTTTCTCGCATAGCGAAAGACGGAATTTCATCTGTAAATACATTGGTTAGCAGCGCGGCAAACGTAATAGACAAAGTAGCTTCGCCTTTACTAGCTGGAATGGATTCTGTTAAATCTATCATTAGACAAGTAGATGCAACCGGCTATGCTCAAATACTTAGTAATGCCGTAAATGTTGTAAGCACTTCTTCTTTATTAAGCCAAAATGGAACAGTTAGAAAAATAGCAGCAGAGTATAATCAAGCCACTCAATATGTTGGATTGGTTAATAGTTTATGTGATAATAAATATACAGGAAAAATTTTAAATCCCTCTGTAACCGAACGAGTAGTCTCGTCGGTTACAAAGCAAACATCGTCTATTGGATTAGTTGGAGTTTTCAACGCATTTGAACAATCGGTGACAGATCCAAAAGGGCTAGTAAGAGCTGGGGTTAATCTTATAAATTACGCTAGCGAACAAAAAGATTCTAATTTAGTTTTAGAAATAGCAAATAGCACAATTGCGTCTTCTTTGTTAAGAAACAACCCAACAATTGCGGCTACTATAACAAACGGCATTAAGTTAAGCAGTATGTAAAAAAGGTGTTGTTTTTATGAAACAGGCTAATTACGTAGACGCATGGGTAAATTTAGCAGGGGCGCTTACAAAAGTTGATGCTAACTGGAATAAATATCGATATGACAATCAAATTAAACTTTCAACAACTTCAATAGAAGTTACAAATGTCGATGTAATCACTTTATTAAAAGCTAATGTTCTGTCAAAAGAATATTTGATTGGCCCAGAAGAAAATGTCTCAGCTATAGATGACGCAGCCTTTTTATTAACAGCATTGGTAACTCCGTTTAAATTATGCGATCGTGTTTAGATTCGATTGTTTTACTTTGTGGCAGCAGGTCGCCTTGCTGCCACAAAGTGGCAATTTATCTAGTAACCAAAGAACTACCCCCAAGAAGATTTTCAATAGTCTTCCCAGGAATAATATAATTTAACATTCCTGTTGTCGTGGATGAATGTACAAAACTAGCCCAATATGCAGGAGAAAGTAATTGCGCTTTACTAAATACTTGCTTAGCAAAATTCAATTTAGCTTTCGGTAAAGGATATATTTGACTATACATATCCTGCCCTGCTAGGACAGCTAAATAGTCAGTCAATATATTATCTCCATCTAGTGTTTCATTTGTTCCAAAAAATGTTCCATTTGAAATAGGCATATGTAAAATTGTCGATAAATCCATAACGCTAAATGTTACATCTACCGCTAAAGGCACTCCTCTATTAGTAAATGCCAAATGGCTAGTTCCTCTTGAAATCGATAAACTCTCTATCAAACCTAATTGGATCTGACACCTACCTCTATCAAATATCTGTACTAAAAACGGGCTAGTATACGATTGATTTCCGGTAGATAAAGGAAGGGCTCCTGCTAATATCATACTTAAAGGAATATAAATATTTTGCATCCTGGATATAACATTTCCATATGGGCTAATCAATTGCATTGAATAAGAAGCCCTAGGCAACGAAGCGGTAGAACTTTGCCAATGTCTTGGTATATCTATAAAACCAGAGCCGGCTAACCCAGCTAAATTACCAGCTAAACCAAATGTTACCGAATCTAAAGCTCCCAATGCTACATCCCCAACTGCTTTCAAAGAACTTGAAAGCGCATTAGCTATTGGGTTGTCTCCTAAATTTCCGTTAGCAAATGTAAATCTAGCTTCTCTAGCAGAAGACGATGTGCTGTTGAATTTACTTTGAAGATCTGATTCTACTGCTGAACTAGTAAATGATTCTTGCGTTGCCCCAGTGTTATCAACTTTAAAAATAGCAAATTGGCTACCTTGCCTCATTTCTGCGTCAAAATATTCTCTAAACCCGGCCGGAGGCTGCTTTACGTCCTCCATAGTTTCTGTATTTATTTTTGGAGATCCTTCTGCTGCATTTGCCGTTTTATCATCTCCGGTATAATATGCAAATGTGCAATGTTGTCTAATAAAATTCCAAAGAGTTGTTCCGCCAGTGGGCGTATTTAGTCCTTCTGAATATGATTTCTTTAATATTCCAGTATAATCAGTTGCCGATCCTTCATTAAACTTTTGAAAGTCTTGCGCCTCTTGCCAGTTAGCAATTCTTTGTGCTTTAGTGGCTATTGCAAATATATCAAAACCAAAATTTTCTGTAAATGCATCTGGCATTAAATCAGATAATTTTGATAAAAATGTATCATCTAAATTATAAGGGCTATTTAATTTTTGATCAACATTATTACTCCCAACAAAACCAGGAAATACTCTTGGCATTACCCCGCTATTTACAGCGATAGCATTTACAAGATCACTTACAGCTGACCAATACAAATGCATTGTTGGTTTCATTGTAAAAAATTTACTGGAACTTTTTCCAAAAAATAAATCTATCATCCAACTGCCTAATACGTTTCCTAAAATAATTGCTCCTGCCGCTGGAAAAGCTACAGCGACTCCTACAGCTCCGGCTATTCTACCAGCTTCGTACCAAGCGCTTAGCCCGCGCCCTGTTCTAGCTAAGGATGTAAGATTAGCATCAAATGACCTAGTTAAAAATGTACCCAATGAACTAAATTGAGGAACACCAAATCGTAAATATATAGTTTGTTGATTATCGTCAATAGCCTCGCTATAGTAGCGCCCCATGCCGTAATTTCCATCTGTCATTCCAACAGTTAAATCGTCTCGGCCAGCATTTCTGCCTTTAACTGGCAAATCACTGTAGGGAGTAAATTGTGGCCTGGGGTTTATTCCTAAATTTCCGCCCATTCTGGTATCTGTAAATTTAATATTAGCAGAAGTCCAATATGTCTTTTTTTGATCTTCGGCTTCATCAAATTCTGCTTCAGTAATTAAAAACGCTACTTTGGCCCAATCTGCATCTAGAGTGGAATCTATAGAAGTGCCGCCATCAATTACTGAATTAACTCCGTCAAAATAAGCGGAAGCTCCTTGAGAAGAACCGTCTACAGTTCCGTCTTCTTTAACAACAGAAACTCCTGCTCTATATGGTCGTATAATGGACGTAGAAGGAATAGCCATAAAAAACCTCCGATTGAAAATGCATTGAGCAGCATGCTGCTCAATGCACGTGACAGTTACCTATGCTAAAATTGATCTAGTCAAATCAACTCCTCCTCTTGGGGCCGTCTTGGCAGGAGATGTTGTATTTACAGCGGAAGGTTCTGGATTTTTTGATGAACTACCTAATTTATTTATAATATCTATAAGGCGCTCTGGTTCAATTTTAGTTAATATTTGTTGTAAAGTTGTTAGCATTTGTGTTTGAATGTCAATCGATTTTATTAATGTTTTATCTAAATTCGCTATACCGTCATTTAATCCTAACGATCCTAAAGAAGCCCCTCGGTCTATTGGAGCAGAGATTTGCGGAGGCACATTAACTGCTTGATTTGTTTCAATGCCAGTTGGCACTTGTAGCCCGCCTGTAGCCCCAGCTGCGGCTGGCTGCGGGCCCAACCCAGGGGTTACACCTAACTGCTCAGGCAATTGCCCTGCTGGGCTTGCAGGGCCGTTTTGAGGCGTAGGTGCAGAATTAATTGTAGTTTGATTCGTCTGTTGACTTTTAGCTATTTGAGGCAATGAAGTAGAGGGCGATGCGCCTAATGGAATGTTCCATTGCTTTGCCCTTTTTTGCATAACGTCATTAGCCCATTGAATAATTCCTCCAACTGTTCTATTATTGCCGAATATAGTTGGATTAGCAAAAGCGGCAGCCGGAAAGTGTTTTGCAGCAATTTCTCCTGGAGGCAAAGAAAAAAGCTTTTTTGCTCCTCCGGCGCCCATAAAGTGAGCTAAATATAGATCTCCTGCGCCAGGATTTGGCCTAACCCCACTAAGCGCCCTGGCATTTTCTTTAATAAACTCCATTCCCATTAATGCGTTTGCATTATCATCCATTGGAGATGTATTTGGAGAAAGATTATATTTGCCTCCGTAATCTTTAAGAACTTTCGCCCAAGTGCCTTTAATAAATTGAAATATTCCTCTAGCACTAGACGATTTTGCTGCTTTATTTTGCCCCATGCCAGATTCAACGGCTGCCATTGTAAGAGCTATTGCGGGATCAACTCCCACTCTTTGAGCTGCATCTACTATAATTTTTTTGATATTAGATTGTTTTCCAGATGTATCTATAGGACTAGATGGCTGCGGGGCTTGGCTTTGAGCGGCATTTATTTGCATTCCTCTGTCGATTCCGCCAGCGGATGATGCGGCATTTGCAGATTCAGCCTGCCCTCCAATGGTAGCCGGCCCAGCGTTTTGTACTCCCTGAGCTATTCCGCCTTGCGACGATGGCGTTGTTCCTCCTTGGGTTTCGATGCCAGACATTCCTGGCTTTGGAATGGCTCCAGAACCGGAAGCCATATTTACATCTCCCCCAGGAACTACCCCAAGTTCCTCACTGGTGGGCATTACCCCAGCAGCGCCGCCTGAAAATACAGCTCCAGAAGTTTTATCGTCTCGGCCTTTTGGCCTAGCGCCAGGGGTTAACCCATAGCCGCCGCCGCCCCTGCCTAATGATGCTGCTATTTGTTGTTCTGCATATTTTGAATCTAATTTAGATTTTGCTACAGATTGAAGAGACGCTGCTACTCCAGATGGCTCTATGTGCCAGTCTTCGGCTCCAATTGGTCTTGTAAATCCATACTTTTTCATTAAACCTAAAGATTCTAATTCATTTGCATTAGCCGATGAAATATCCATAGCTAATCCAAATTCATGAGCAGAATAGCCAGGAGTTGCAGCTAATCTAGGGCTGTTTTTTTTAGCTCTAACCTGGTCTTCATATGTTCTAAATGCGCTTGTAATAACTATTTTCTTTTTAGTTTTCTTACCATATTCGGCAGCCATTGCGCGAAAATTTCTCATAAAGCCAGGCATCATGCCTGTGCGTTTTGGCCCGCCAGAATCCACGCCTATTTTTCCTATTGCGTGCCCTATTGGCTGAATAAACGCATCTCCAAATTTTGAGTCCACGGGAGCATTAGTTATAGATACTGAATTTGGAGTTTGCATAGGAGCATTAGGAGCAATTGCTCCTGGCTCTGGGCGAATTCCGCCAGCAATAGTTCCTGCTAATGTAGAAGTTTTTCCAGTCGGTACTTCGTTATTAGTTGGAGAAATTTCTGTCTGAGAATTTGCAGCTGTGATTCGTGGCCCGAAAGTATTTGGTTGAGGAGTTACAAATGTAGAAGTTCCCGAAGCCGAAGCTCCTGGCGTTGGATTAGCCGCGGTTGTTGCAGCAATTGATGCTTCTGCTTTTTTCTGAGAAACAGACTGTTCTGTTAATTTTTCTTTAGAAGCTCTAATTTGAAGATAGGCCATATTGTCCTTAATAATAGCCGAATTAGTTCCCAAGACTATTCCTATCCAAGGACTGGCGCCAATTGTCCAAACATCGGATACCCCAGATATTTTCAAACCTATTTCGTATTGGTCTCCTTCTTTTAAAGACTCCTCTATATCAAATGAATCTAGCTTATTTGTTTTTAAATAGCCAATTCCTGTATATGTTAAATAAATAGGAAGAAATCTAAATTTAAACCACATTAACCATTGAGCAGCATTTTTATCATTTATAGAAGATAAGCTAAATTCTCCGCCAACCTCTTTAATAATAATTGCAGCGTCGCCATCAAAGGTCGCAACGCCGTCTCTAGTTACTCTAATTTTAGAAGCTAAGCATTCTTCTAATCTTCTAATAGCTGAAACTTTAATTCTATCTAAATATACTAAACCGTAAGATTTAAATCTAACTGCTTCCAAAGCCGATACTGATAAACCAAAGCGTTTAATTGCTCTGGATGAAATAGATAATAATAATTTGGTATCTTCTTTAACAGCTGAAATAAATGACAATCCGGTTGTTTTTAGATTATCGTAAGTCGAAGTAGCAATTGTAGTTAATTCCGTTTTTCCCCAGGTTTCTAATTTTTTTAGCATTGCCGCCCCGCCAGGAACTTCTTGTTCTTTTTTATCGGCATTCGATGCAACGGTGGCAGAAATAGACCCAGGTTCAACTGCTTTTTTTATTTTGCTGTCTTTTAAATCAGCTAAGGCAGCTGCATATGCAGCTTCTACATCAGATTTTTTTATTGTCAAGATTAATTTTTTTTCCAATGGACATTCTGTGTATTGATAAGGGCCGTCGCTAAATTTGCAAGCATTTAAATAAGATCTTTTTTCTTTATCTTCAAGATTATTTGCTTCTTCTAATTTTGTTTTTTTATTTATTACATATAAAGCTGTTAAGTGAGTAAGAAAAACAGCCTTAAATCTTTTGGCAAACCAAGTAAGGAATCTTTTTTTATGATCTAAATTGTCTGGTAATACATCAAAAATAGAAAATAATTCATCAGGAATTATTTTAGAATCATTAAGAAAAGCTACTTTATTATTATAAATTATTTTTCCATCTTGAAGATAATCTTCCAATGCAAATAAACGATAATAATCTTCACTTTCATTTGAGCTAAATCCATATTGGGTAAATCGAGCAACATCTATTAATGAAGCTTTATTTCTAGTAAATCTTTTGTAAAGCAAATAGCTTCCATAGCCAGCCAAAGCAACAGCGCCTACGCCTAAAACTACTGGCCAGGAAATAAAAGACATGGCGGCAGTAGCGGCGGCCGCGGCAGTTCCACCTATTGCTTCAAGCGCAATGCCGGCTCCTGTGGCTCCAAGAGCTGCTTCTGCAATTCCTCCAACTAATGCTCTGCCTCCGATTGCTAACCCGCCCCTCGCAATAGCGCTAGCCCCTCTAGCAACACCAGCATTTCCAGCAATGTTTCTTCCAGCTCTTTCTGCTCCCTGAGCTAACCTTCCTAATCTAGATCTGGCTGGAGTTCTTCCGCTTTGCCTTTGGCCCCTTCCACGGCGCCTTCTGGGATTTTGTTCTCTATTGCCACCTTGGTTTCCTTCATTTCCTCCGCTGGCCTCAGAAGCACTATCCATCATGTCTTTTAGACTAGATAATCCTTCGCTAATAGTGTCATAGGCTCCTCCAGCTTTTTCTATTATTGTATCTAAAATATTTGTACCAGAACGATATCTCATTCCTGATTCAGAATTTTGACCTTTTTTTTCGGCTCGCCTGGCTTCGTCTCTCTTTTTAGAATCTTCTAATTTACTTTGCCAGCTTCCGGGTCTTCCAGCCGATTCAGGTTGATTATTTCTAGAAGTTGTTAATTTTTTCCATAGCCCACTTAAAATACTGAACCCTCCTTGAGCTGCATTTGATAGACGCTGTTTTCCTGAAGATAAATAATCAGAGCCGTAAGATAAAATATTTCCACCAATTTGACCTATTAAATTTTTTCCTGCTAAAAATCGTGTTTTTATTTTTTTACCAAATTGGTTGTATATTCCTCTTAAAAATTGCTCAGTTGTTAATAATACTTCACCAGCTGCATTAATAACGGCCCCTCGAATTTCATCTGGGCTTAATATTACTTTTCCTGTCAATTGGTCAAAATAAGCTCCGGCTTTAAATAAAGCAGCCTGCAATAAAGGAGAAGCCTGGCCTTTGATATAAACGTCATAAGGACGCTTAGCGGCGTGAGTTAGCTTATCTCTTCCATAAGACAATATTTTAAAAAGTTGCTGAGAGCCTTTTGGCAATTGGTTAGAAATAACATCTTTGATAGTTTCCGAGCCTCTAGAAAAAGCCCATCCTAATAAATCGCTACTGTTGTTATAAATATCTCTGGCTAAGTTTGATATTTTATTAGAGCTTCCTGCTCTAGATGTATCTGCGTCTTGTCTTTGATCGGATAAATTATTTTCGCTTGCATTTTCAAACAAAGAATCGGTTTCTGATATTATACTTTCTGTTCTTTGAACAATTCTTTCTTCTGAATTTAAGCGATTACGGCTTTTTTTATTTTTTTGTTTTCTTGATTCATTGTTATCAATTTTCCATCCTTGTAATAAATCTAAAATTGATTGATTAGACTCTTGTATTGCTAATAATGGATTAGCAACATGTAACTCTATACATTCACAAGGATCAATCGAACTGTTATTCGACGGCGAAGGAGGAGCTATTCTATTGCGTCTTGTTATGCGATTAGACGGGGACCTTCTCCTGCCTTTGGGGGGGCGGCCAGGTCTATTTCCAGGGCCATTATCGTCAGATGAGCCGGATGAATCGTTTGAGTCGTCTAGTAAAAATGTTTTATATTTTTCATAATTAATGGAATAACCCCCTTCTTTTTTCAGAGATATTAAACCCAATTCAACTAATTGATCGCTATATCCGGCGTTAACAAACGCCTGTATATCCCCTCTGATGTCTTTAACTGAATGCCTGGCGTTATTTGCAATTTGACTAATAATATTGTTTTTTTCTTCTAGATGTGTTTCGCCTCTATCTGCATCATGCAATTGAGATTGAATCATTGCTCTAATTTCTTCAGCTTCTATTGGGTCGATATCTTTATAAAATTCTGGTTTTAAAAGTGTGTCTTTATTATACAGTGTTTGAGAATGCACCATTCTAGATAGTTGTTTTTTAAATGTTTCAGCCGCTCCTTTAGATAATGTCGCGTCCCCTCTAATGTTGGAAGATAATAAGTCAATTCTTTTTGAAAAGTCACCTTTATCTAATTGAGATTTTAAATAGTCGCTAGTTGATTTAATAGAATGGCTACGTTGCAAAAATGTGTCTTTTGTTGAATCAAATACAGTGAGTTCTTGCCTCTCGTCCCCTGTTCGAAATACTTGAATCTCACGAAGAATTCTGGATAAATACCCAGGTATGACTGTTACCAGGCTTTTTCTGCTGGCTTGGTCATAGCCAATTGTTGCCCCAGATAACCCAAAAATTCCATTTCCAGTGTTTAAATCCATATCTATTTTATTATTAGAGAAAGAACTAAGACCGGCTGAAGTTATGCTTCTTAAAATATTTTTTATTCCACCGAGCCTTCCATAATCGTCTTCTGTGTTATGTCTTTCTCTAAGAAAATCGGATTTTTTTAAATCAGAAATTGCCCCAGGTAAATTATTAGAATATTGACTAAGTCTGTGGCCAAATTTTTCAAATTTAGAACCTTTTCTAGAAAGTCTTTTTTTGATTTTTGATCCAGCTTTTCTTGCAATCTTCGATCCAGCCCATTCTCCGGCTAAATTTCCCGCTTCTTCAACATTGTCAACATCAATACCAGAATCCCTAGCTGTCTCTTGAGCTTCAAGAGCGTCTTCTCCAATAGTGATGCCTTGCTCAAATGCGTCCTTAATAACGCCAATTTGAGATAATAGAGTTTTTCTTAAGTTAGAAAATCCTTCTTTTAAAAAATTGCCTTGGCCAAACAAACCTTCTCTGGCTGTATCAAAGAATTTGGTTCTAGCTAAATCCTTAAATTTTTCTGCTTGGGTTATTTTTACATATTCTGGCAAAGCGGTGTTTTTAATAATTGCTTCATTTTGTATACGAAGTGTTTCATGTTGAGCTTTTACTGCATTTAAAAAATCCGCTTGTACAAAATAACTGCGATATTGTAGTTCTAAAGATTTTTTCTGATATGCAGCGTTTATTCTCTCATTATAGGAATGTAAACTACTTACACTGGTAGCAATTGTATTAAGTAATTGATGTTCTGAAATGTATCGATCTGATTCTAACTTTGTTTTTAAAAGACTTTCTGCTTTTCTTGATGCCTCCGTTTCAGCATCTGCTTGCGCTTGTATTTCAAATACAGAACGAATAGTTTGCTCTAGCCCTTCTTCGCGTTGTCTTTCTGGCGAAGAAGCAGATGATTTGTACTCTGTAGATTCAAGTTTTTTCTTTAATCTATTAAAAATAGCATGGGTTCTTTTATATTGCGCCGGTATTAATCTGTCTACAAACTTTGCAGCTTTTTCAGCTACTGGCTTTATTTCCTTTGTTGCTTCATTGTATAGGGAGCCAATGTTGCCAGCAACTTCATCTGAAACATCAATAAAACTGCCATATTCATTTGGTAAAGATTCTTTTAATAGTTGTTGTAAAAAAATTGTATCTTTTGATTTGCTTTTTAATCCTTTAATCGCCCCTTTAAACGCACTATTAACTGGGTTTCTTTTTTTGCTCTTAGTGTCGTCACTCGACAATGCATCAATGTCATCAAAGTTAAATTCATCAAAATCAAGACTCATGTCTACGTCAGATGAATCAATCTTTAGGTCTTTTTTCTTTGCCATGTGAATTTCTCCTTAGATTAACTTTTTGCTTTTCCGCAGGGTATAAAAAAATGAATCCTTTACCATTTAATATTGATTTACTTTTGCCAACCCCTGAAATGGTAAAATATTTAATGCCAATAACCGCTCTTGATACCATGGACGGGAAAACAAAAAACTTTCATTCAAAAGGATTGTTTAGTGTAGAAATATTTGGAAAATCTGGAGAGGAAAGAAGAAGTAGATCTTTTTCTTATATTGATTTAAAATTACCAATTTTTCATCCAATAATATACAAATCACTAGGCGATATAAAGGCTTTATATGCAGCTATTATTTCTGGACAAGGATGGGCAAAATGGGACGAGGACTTAAAGGATTTTGTGAAATCAACGGCAATAGATGGCTACACTGGTTATGCTTTCTTTATGGAGCATTATAAAGAAATAGTGTTTGAAGAAAGACCTAGCTTTAAGAGAGAGGCCAATATAGCCGTTATTAATAAATATAGAAATAATAGCACTACTCGATATCTATTAATATTGCCAGCTGGGCTACGAGACTTCCAATACGATAAAACAGGAAAACCGTCTCAGGATGAAGTAAATCAGTTATATAGAAGCGCATTATCAATAAGCAATATGGCTACTGAGGAATTACTTAGTAGAAATCCAGAATCTCTCAATGAATTAAGATACAGATTACAATTGGTGTTAAATGAAATATACGATCATTTTAAATCTCTTTTGGAAGGAAAAAAGAAATTAGTCTTAGGAAAATGGGCGTCTCGAAGGATTGAAAATGGGACTAGAAATGTTATAACATCAATGAATATGGATGTAAACTATTTAGGGGATGCCAGAACTATCGGAGTTAATCAAACTGTCATTGGCTTATACCAATTTATGAAAGCAGCTTTGCCGTTATCAGTTTATAATATAAAAAACGGTTTCTTACAAAATGTTTTTCCGGAATCAAATGCAAGTGCTTTATTGGTTAATAAAAAAACATTAAAAAAAGAAATAGTTAATTTAGATCCAAAAAACTATGATCAATGGATGACTAATGAAGGTCTAGAACAAACCATTACTAGCTTTGCAATGGAGGAAGGAAGATTTAGCCCGCTAGAAACTCAAAACCATTATTTCGGCCTTATTTACAGAGGGCCAGATAATACATATAGGTTATTTCAAGATATAGACGATTTACCAAAAAATTTAAATAAAGAAGATGTATCCCCAATTACCATTTGTCAACTATTTTACCTATCGGTATTTGAAATTGCTAATAAACTTCCGCTATATGTGACACGTTATCCTGTTATAAATTACGGCAGCACATATCCAAGTTTTGTTTATTTAAAAACTACAGTTAAAACGGAAACCAGAACGGCTCTTGATTCAAATTGGAACAAAACTGAAACAATTGCTTACCAATTTCCAATAGATGGGGAACAATTTGTTGACTCTATGTCTCCACACCCGACAAAACTTGGAAGATTAGGGGCAGATTTTGACGGAGACATGATTTCTGCCAACATCGTTTATACAGAAGAAGCGATCGAAGAAGTTAAGAAATTATTACTTAGCCCAAAATTTTATATTGGTCCGAATGGGAAAATGTATTTTAGTGCTAGCACGGATATACTAAATCACACATTAAATTACATGACATCTGATTAACAGTTTCGGAGTATCTTAATGCAAGAGTACAAGCAGTGGTATAATAGGTTTGGGGTTAGGTTACAACAGCAATTAATAACTCCAAGAATTTTTCCATTTGAGTTGTTTTATTTTCCAAAAAATGCAATTTGGCATTTTACAGAGGCTGGCCCTACGCAATTTGGGCCTTCCTCTAGCATTCCTTTCTTATCTGTATATGGAAAAAGGCTCCCAATACAACACATAATTGAATTAAATGAAATCTCAATTGGAGGACGCCGCCTGAGCCATCCACCAATGGATTATATTAAGAGATTCGCTAATGCTGAAAAAGGATTTAAATACACAATTGACGCAGTTAAATTAATCAATGATCCTCAAATTCCCATTGTTTGCAATTATGGAATTATTCCTCATCTGTATTACTATCAAGATAACTATTTAAAAGCCTATCATGAATGGCTAGATATTAGAAAAACAGCATGTAAAACTTGTGCTGAAATTACGAAATATTCAAATCGACAACATTTCTTTTTTATAACAATTCCTTCTATATTGCCAGGTTATAATGCACTAAGAACGCTAGAAGAAAAAGTCAATCAATCCTTTTTTCGAATATTTGATACCCCAGAAAAATGGGAGTTAATGGAGTTTTATAAATGGTTAGAAAATTCTGATATCAGAAAAAGCATTTTTTCAATTTTACCAACAGAATCTTTTTCTAAAATAACGTGTGTGTTTTTTTACCAGTCCTATTGGTTTGCAATAAATCTGAATTATTTAAAAGAATGGACAGTTGGAGAAGAAAATCCTAATAATAAAGCTTATCAACAATTTAAACCTGATCATTTGCAAAAATTATTTTTAAAAAGCTGTTTAACTTTGCAATCTTCTTCAAGCGTTATAATTTCCCCAGCAGAGCAAACAGCTTCTAATTTAGATCAATTAGAATTAGCAAAAGATTCCAGTGTTATAAAAACTCCCACTGTATCTTCTGTTAATTTTCTTAAGTCTAAAGTCGAGACTTCATATGATTCGGCAGATCAGCAAACATTTTTAAAGGACGACGATCGAGAATTTGATTTTTCAAAAGTATTTGAAGACGCCGATGAAGATGCAAAAGCCATTGATCATATTGATTCTTTAAGAAAAATCACAGATTATAGACATTTTAAAAAACCAAATACTTCTTTAGATTTGGTAGAAAGCGATGATGAAATAAATTCTATTTCTTTAAAAATGACACGTGAAGAAATAGCTAATCAAGTTTTATCAGAACTAGATTCTAATAGAATTTTGATTAATGACATTGAAGCTCATGCCGAACTTCGTGTAATTGATATAGCAAGCTATCGTTTATTACTAAATCAAGCTAAAGCGGCCGGGAAACAGCCAAGTCCTTATGATAGCAAAAAGACAATTAACGAATACTGCGATATTAAAAAAGAAGATTTATCAATTAATGAAAAGAAATTTAATTCATTAGGTTACGTTCCAGATCAATCAATGCATTCATCGACATTGACAGAGTTTGATTCAAGTTATGTTGAATCAATTATGCCAAAAGACATTGTTGGAATGACAGCCGGAATTCAAAAAGCTGGCATAATATTGCGTAGACATTCTATAGAAAAAGTGTCAAGTATACTAGGGGATTTTGAAGCACACACCATTGAACTTAGACCAATTGACGGAGCGCCATCGACCCTTCGTTTTAAACTTCCTATAGTGACAGACATAGGAGAGTTTATGGTAAATGGAAAAAAAATGCATATGAGAAAGCAGCGAGGAGAGCTGCCAATTAGAAAAATAAATGCAACCACGGTTTCTTTAACTAGTTATTATGGAAAAGTATTTGTTAAACGGAGTGATAAAAAGGTTAATGATTCAGAAGAATGGCTAAGCACAAGGCTTATTAGGGATGGTCTTAGTGGCAGTGGTGAAATTATAAAAAATGTAATATTAGGAAATGTGTTTATTGCATCTTTGCATGCTCCCAAAATATACTCCGGGATGGCGCAAAAATTTAAAAGAATAGATTTCTATAATTGTTCTTTATTCTTTGAATATAATAAACGAATTGATCTATTTGGAATCGATCGTTGTAACGAAATAGAATCCCAGGGAGGAATCCTTGTTGGCAAAACTAATAATGATGAACCTATTATAGTCACTGATGATAATATTTTCTATGCAATAAATGATGGCAATAAAGTTCGTTTGGGAAGTTTATCTAATTTAGCTGGACTTGACGAAACAAATATGCCAGTCGACTATGCCGTTTTAAAGGTTTATAGAAAAGAAATTCCCCTTGGAATGGTTTTATGTTACTATATGGGAATTGACAATGTATTAACGTGGCTTAATTGTTCTCCAAAAATATTAAATTCCAAAGAGCGAATTTCATTAAACTCTGACGAATGGGCATTAGTGTTCCAAGATAAAAAACTTATTTTTAGCAGAAATGACCAATTAGCTAGTTTATTATTTGCTGGATTTAATGAATACTCTTCTTCTATTCGAAATTATTTTTATGAAGCTTTTAATCAAAATAATGTTTACTTAAATGTATTTGAAAAAAAAGAAATTACAGTGCGCTATTTAAGAGAACTTGATCTTATGGATCGTTTATTTATTGACCCCATTACTTTAGGTTTATTAAAAGAAAGAAATGAGCCGGTAACATTTATCGGGCTTCTTTTTCTGGCAAACGAACTTATTAATACAGATTATCATTCAAGTCAGTACGCAATGACTGAAATGAGAATTAAAGGATATGAAAGATTTTCTGGAGCTATATACCAGGAGCTCGTAACCTCTATTAGAAATTATAGATCCAGAAATCTTCGAGGAAAAGCAAAAATAGAAATGAGCCCATATGCTGTTTGGAGAAGAATTACTCAAGATCCGTCTAATATGTTAGTGGCAGATATTAATCCAATTGAAACATTAAAACAATCTGAAGCAGTAACATATTTAGGCGAAGGTGGCCGAACAAAAGAATCAATGAATAAAAAATCAAGAACATTTGATGTTACAGATATCGGAGTAATTTCAGAATCTACTCCAGATAGCGGAAATGTTGGAATTAATACATTTACTACAGCTAGTCCTTTATTCACATCTTTACGCGGGACAACAGAGCCATATGACCCAACTAAACACGGCGGGGCAAATATGCTGTCAACAAGCGCCGTTGTCTCCGTGGGGGCTGATAGAGATGACCCAAAGAGGGTTAATTTTATATCAATACAGCAGGCGCATTCAATAAGCTGCATAGGAAATACTCAGCCGATAATTAGAACAGGGTACGAAGAAGTAATTGCTCATAGAACATCTGACATTTTTGCCTATATGGCAAAAACAGATGGAAAAGTAATAAGTATATCAGAAAAAGGAATTATCATTGAAGGAACAGATAATAAACAAATCGGAATAGAATTAGGGCGAAGATACGGTTTAGCAGAAGGAAATGTATATGCTCACGATATAGTAACAACATTAAAGGAAAACGATAATTATAAGGCCGGAGACCCCGTTGCGTATAATTCTGGATTTTTTGAACCAGATGTAATGAATCCAAGAAAAATTATTTGGAAATGTAGTCAATTAGTTACAACTGCTTTATGTGAAACTACGCAAACACATGAAGACTCAAGTGCTATATCTAGAGATTTAGCAAATAAATTAGAAACTGTGTCGGTATTTGTTAGGTCATTTGTGGTTAATTTTGATCAAAGCGTTCAGCGCATAGTAAAAATTGGAAGCCACGTTGAACCAACTGATATTTTACTTATAATTGAAGACGAAGTTACTGCTTCTACAGCAATTTTTGATGAAGAAACAATTCAAACATTACAGATGCTATCCAATAAAGCTCCAAAAGCAAAAAAAAGAGGCATAATAGATAAAATAGAAGTTTTTTATCATGGAGATAAAAACGATATGTCTCCTTCATTGAAAAAAATAACAAATAATAGCGATCAGATGTTATTAAAATATTGCTCTTCTGTAGGAAAAAAACCAGTGACAGGAGAAGTCACTAGCGATTACAGAGTGGAAGGAGACGCAATGGAACTGGACACAGCGGAAATTAAGTTTTATATTTCATCCAATATCGGAGCCGGGGTTGGGGATAAGGGTGTATTTGCTAATCAATTAAAAACAACTTTCTGCGAAGTATTGCCAGAGCCCATTGTTACTGAGAGTGGAGAAACTGTAGACGCTATTTTTGGCAGGCGATCGGTGCAAGCTCGCATTGTATTATCTTCAGATATAATTGGAACTACAAATGTGTTACTTAAACTAATAGGGAAAGAAGCAGCAAAGCTTTATTTTCATTCAAAAAACTAAACAATTGAGAAAAGAGTAAAAGAACATGTCGGTAGTTTTGGACCCTCAAGCGCCTGTAACTCCTAAACAACTGCAATGCCAAAGAAATGCTGTTGTTATTGGAAACGCTATTACACTTGCATCTGAAGTCATAATTAAAACAATGGGAAATGACATTTCAAATACATTAGCTGGCTCTCCTGTGAAATTAGATTTACTTTATTTGACATTAATTTCCAGAATCAGACAGAATCTAACCGTTTAATTGTAAGGAGCTAACGTCATGATAAAAGAAAACGCAATAACTGCTTCAATGAATTATGCCGGTTATTTATCCTCCAATAATAAAGCAATTCAGCCCATATCCAATACTCCTATGGCAGAACTTGTCAGATTATCAAATTTATCTACAATTGAAAGTTTAGTATTAGATGAAAAAGAATTTGGACATTATGTCGAAACAGCCACAACTAATAGAGGGGTTTTAATTGACGAATCCCGACCATCTATGCATGATTGTTATATGAATTCAATTATTAATGACATTAGCAAAGCTACATTAACTCACATTAGTTTTGCAAAAAACGTAGCTGTTCCAATTATAGAGGCTTATTCAACAGCAGTTTCTTCTGCATTGGAAAGTATTAAAAATTCTAGTCCGACATCTTTATTTTCCATAGAGTTAATTGACATTCCAGATCTTTTTGGAGACAGAAGCTTTACTGCGTTATTTGATCGCTACAATTCAAAAACGCCGGTTATTCCAAATTTTTCGGTCGAAATTGCAACAGAATATTTGCCAGAAAAAATGATTGAAATGATGCATTTTGGGGAAAGCGGATTAGATCATTTAATAGATACATGGTACGCTAGTAAGCCGCCTTCTTTATTTGCTGAAATTTGGAATACATTTTTCGGTTTTTCACATGAAATGAATCTTTTAAATAAATTGGAAACATCTGGAGTTCGTTTTTATGAAAAAATAGACATAGGGCTGGCGCTATATTTATTAGGTAGAAAATTGTATGATCAGCCAGAAGCAACTCGCAATGCAATACCGCTCAGCAATTACAGAGAGAAAGTGTCGGCCGTTCGTGATTTCGGAGGAGCGCTTGTTTCTAGTAATCTACTCCAATATAAATTAATAGAAAAAGGATCTTTTTTAGTTATAGATATAAATGAAAAAGCCAAAAGTTGCACCGTGGCTGGCCCAATATACCGGGACTGGTTAAGTAAAAACGGAGCACCGGAAATATTATTTGGTTTAATTATTTCTGGAAATTATTATAGAACTATCGAAAAAATAGATGATAATAGAGACGCGCTATTAAGCCAATGGGCCACATATTCCGGCATTTCAAAAGCTACTGAAATCAATCTGCAATTTAAAATATTTGTATCGGTTTTAGAAACTGAGTTTCTAAGGCTAATGTCGGCATTAACAGATGAAGAAAAAACTTATGAAATGAAATACCCTAATTATAGAACACTAGTCAAAACCTATTTAGAGGAAGAATTAAAAAACACTACCAAACAAGACATGGTTTGTATTTATAAAACTGCCAAGAGAATAATTTGCAAAGCCAGATTATACTATACTGGATCTAATGAAATTCTTTCTAGCATTGAAGATTCGGAATTCAATAATCCGTCCATTTCTCCAAGAGAAGCCGCTTTGATTGCTACCATCTATTATATTGCCGACTATATAACGCAACAATTAGTTATTGAACAGTTCTAAAATGTTGCCGAGTTATCGGCGCGACGCGGCCTTCGTACGTTCAAAACTTAAGGAAGTTCCTGAATCTACGATGGTCGCTATTTCGCCTTGCCATATTCATTTACCAAAAAGATTTGTCAATTGTGGGTTAGCGTCCATAGATGATGAAATATTTATACACGGGACATATGCTCTTATCGTAGAAGAATGTTATGCTGTTTCAAATGTTACGGCAATGGTTAATATATGCCCAACTCGAATTCTAGATTTGGTTATTGATGAAGTAGATTATTACGATTTCTGGTTTGAACCCGGAGATAAAGTCATTGGAAATCTTAATGTGATTAAGAGAGATTCTCTTATTTTTACACTATTGGAAGAATTAATTATTAAAGCAAACATTCCCTGGTATATGTCTTACGATGACCTAGGAAAATTATTTGATTTAGCAAAAGACTACGCTGCATCAAATGTTGGAGAATTATCAGAAATCATTGAATTTATTGTTTCGTTAGTGAGCAGAAAACCAAATGACAGAATTCATTATTATAGAACATTAAAACCTGAGCTAATGAAAGAAAAAAGTATTCTTCCAGAATATATCCCACTAACAAATGTTTTTTATGCAGCTACAAATACTGTAAATAAATTAGCTGGAAACTATTTTAATAACGGAATTATAAGTTCATTAATTACTAAAACAAATCAAATTGAACACTTAGAATCTCTTTTAACAGCCTAATGAAAACCTTGAGGCATAAGAAATGGATAAGGTAAAATTTACTGCAACGGCTTTGTTAGGAGGGAAAACAGGAATATTGCCAAAAGATTCAGACGGTTATTATACATTGCCAGTTGGAGGGTTAAATGTATATAATAATTTAGGAGAATTTTACACTCTTGAGGGAGCAAAAGAGCTATTTACCGATTCTAGTTATTTCATGAGACGTGTGTCTTCTAGATGTCTAAAGGCCGAGGTTGGACATCCAAAACAAACCATCGGAATGACTATAAAAGATTATATTAGAAGAATATTAACAATCGATCCAAATAATGTTTGCGGGCATTTTAAAGAAGTTTGGTTAGATACGGAGTTTGGCAAGAAACAGTCTGATCCAAAACATAATGCAACTGTAGCAATAATGGCTAAGGTAAAGCCAGCTGGAGAAAAATCGCTTGTATTAGAATCGGCATTAAATGACCCGCATGAAAATGTGTGTTTTTCAATTAGAGCATTAACAAACGATTATTTTAAAGCGGCGCAAAAATTCAGAGTTCTTGACACCATAGTAACTTTTGATTATGTTATTGAGCCGGGAATATCCTATGCAACCAAATACAATTCCCCTTCTTTGGAAAGTCGAGAAGAGCAGATTTTATTAATAGAACAGTTGGAAAGTCTATATGAAGAAAAATTAAATTGCCCCGTTTCTTTAGAATCAAAAGAACTAATAGACGATATTGTAAAAAATATAAATTCTAGAAAAATAAAAACAAAAAAACCTGTTTATACAAGTTGGTAATATTGGAAAAAAATAGAATGTTACTAAAGCGCTTTGAGCTATTTATAGCTCAAAGCGCTTTAGCCAGAAGTAATAATATTTTTTTTAAAAAAAAAATAAATAAACATATATATTTAATACGGCTATTTAAATAAAGCCAAAATTTCTTTTAAACGACTCGGAGAAAACATATCATGAATGCAGTTACAAATAAAGAACCTTTGGTTCATTGGACAAAAAGCGGCCTAGTTTATTTTGGCCAATTAACTAAATACGACAGTGAAACTGACAATGTGATCGTTTATGCCATCCTAGCCATCCGTGAAAAAATACTGTCAAGATCGGAAGACAATGTTATATCTAAGGAAGGAAAAAACGAAATTGTAAGAAATTCGGAAATGTTTATCCGAGGGGCAATGTTTTCCGCATTAAAGACAAACCCTATTTTGTCAGATTTTAATAGGCTGGGAAACATTTATTGGAGATTTCTCCCAAAGCATTGGGAGATCAAAGATTCCTATCAGACAACTGTGATTGTTATCTAGCGAATACAAAGCACGTTTGCTGTTTCGGCAAATGTGCTTTGAACAATTTTATTTTTTTTGGTTAAATCCGTATTCGAAAATAAAATAGTCACATATAAATAAATCGAACTATTGTCATTCAGTGTTTCAACATTGAAAGCCATCAACTTATTCGGAGAGCTGCCGTGCATACTTCACCGATTTTCATTTTTAATGATCTTCGAGCAATAAAAACCGACGCACCATTTCCAGTGTTTGTAACCGAAGATAAACAATTACTCAGGTTAACTGGCGGCGGGCTCACCTGCGTGTTTAACGAAGAACCAGCAATCGTTTTGCATAAAAAAATGCTTGGAAAAGGAGCAAAGTTCAGGGAAGCAGTGTTATGGCACGAAGCCGGCCATTTACTTCTCAAGCATGAGCAAACCGCCAATGTATTTAAAGAGTGTGTGCGAGAAGCTAACGCTGACTTAGTAGCGACTTCTAAAGTCGGGCTATGGGCAGTTGTAGTTCTTGTGCTAACAGTAACTGTGTGGGCGTTTAAAAACTCCGTCAAAAGCTTTGACGATACTCTTATGGAAATAACCAAAGACAACCTAGCGCTGGGAATTGCGGTCGCGTTTCCATCTGGAGTTGAACTATTATCAAGGTCTGTAAGAATAGCCGCCGTGCTGAGTCTCAGACTTTTGTCTTTGTTTCTGTTATTTTCCATGAAAAAAATCAAAAGCTAAACTAACTCAGTTAAAAACTAAAAAAATAGTTTTCATTTCAGCTCTTGTGCTTAAGGTGAAAATTATTTTTTTTAGCTAATGTTGAAAAATAAAACAGTCACATATAAACAAATAGACATAACCTTACTATGATTGTAAGAGTGTCTCAATTTGACCGGAGAGCAACATGACTAAATTACCGAAAGCCATTTTTGGCAAAAACCGTCCGATGGCAATGGCAATATTGCTATGGTTGAGTATAAACGTGCTGTCCTGTTTCATTATGGGCTTTATGATTTTCTGGCTATCAGAAGTCACTCTCATAAACGGAATAGCCGCAACAATGGCTGCCCACATCGCAACGGATCTCTGGCTACAGGCCAGAAGCTGTTCAGGCGAAGACTACCTGGAAATGACGGTGTCGGAAAAAAGAAAAATGTTAATGGAACTAGGAGTCGTGGTAGCGGTCGTTATGGCAACTGCAATAGGGGCTCCTGGCTTGGTGACCGCTGGACTATTTACGGCGCTTCTGATTGTACTCGCTCTTCCGTCATATTCAAGAAACGAGGTCTCATCGTTCTAAGCCGCGTCTGGACGCCATTACTGGCGTCCAGATGCCAATATTGTTTTTTTTTTGCAAAAAAAAATAGTCACATATAAACAAATAGACATAACCTTATCATAATGGTAAGAGTGTCTCAATTTGACCGGAGAG